TGTAATTAACATAGCGCCATCGACAAGTGGTTAAGTCGCCACCCTTTCACGGTGGAGTCACGAGTTCGAATCTCGTTGGCGTTACAAATAAAATTTCTGTGTATAACTCAGTTGGCCAGAGTGTTTGGTCTTATATCCTGGTAGTCGGAGGTTCGAATCCTTCTGCACGGGCATTACAGGGTTGCTAATGATAATGGAAATTGCTGTTGTCAATAGGTTTTAGGTGATGCTAACTGGAAGTTAGTAGTCGGTGTAGACTGGCTAGTCATTGTTACTGGAGTGGTTCGAATCCGCTGCACTTATCTAATGTAAAACAAATAGTAATAGGGAATTTGTACCAAAATTGGTTTTATAGAGTGCATATTCATGTACACCTAATAATTAAAAATAATAAAGTGACTATTACATTTAGAGTCGCAATCTATTTGGAGGATAGTTAATCGGGGGTGAGTGTGTAGATTTATTATGGATGCATACATAATTTAAATACTATTGGCTTTATTATTTTATTTTGGGCCCTTAGCTCAGCAGGTCAGAGCAGCAGACTCATAATCTGAAGGTCGTAGGTTCAAGCCCTACAGGGCCCACAAATTAAAATAATTAATTATAAATGTTTTATATATATTGCATTTAGAATAAAATAAATGGTAAAAAATATATTGGCAAAACAGTATAGAACATATATACACGTTTTTCTGAACATGTTTCTGAAAGTACAAAAGAACGTTGTAAACAAAGACCTTTATATAGAGCATTTAATAAATATGGTATTGAAAATTTTGAAATTTCTATTATAGAAAAAGTTAATGATATTTCAGAATTATCATCTCGTGAAATTTATTGGATTGAAAAATTAAATACATTTCATTTTGGCTATAATGCGACAAAGGGAGGTGATGGCAATTTACGTTGTAATTATGAAAAAATAGTACAATTATATAATGATGGTAATAGCATGAGAGAAATTTCAAAAATACTTCATTACTCAGTTGATACTATTTCAAATGTTTTACATTGTAACAATATACAAATTAGAGATTCTAATTATAAACATAAAAAACCTGTTTTATAGTTTACTAAATGTGGTATTTTAATTTAGAAATTTGATTCTATTTTAGATGCTGCAAAATATTTAAAAAATAATGGATTATCAAAATCAAAAAATATAAGTTTAGGAAGTTTATCATAGAAAATTATAAATTGCTGTAATAATGATAATTATACTTCATACGGATTTAAATGGAAATATAAAGTTTAAGGCTCAGTGAAAGGAACAAGTTATTAGAACCTTTTTGTTTTGAGTAGCGAATGAGGAACATTTCTATTTATTAGCTTAAGTAGTAGAGCGAAGTTTAATATATAAAAATTTAATAATACTATATAATGGAAGTTAAATCATTACTTGAAAAAATTGATAATAGTAGTAAACGACGTTTATATAGGGTTGGTTATGATGATGAAATCAATAAGTTATATGATGCTATAGATGAAGTTACAACAAAACTAAAGGATAGAGTTAGAAGTATAGATACTATCATGTATCACATTAAAAATAATAATTATAATATTACTTATACTACTTCATGGTTTGATGAGAAATATTTACATATTTTACATGATAATAGTCTTTATAGAGAATCTGCTGTAGGTGTATATAAAATGATACATGACCCATATATTGAAGATGTATCTGGTTTCGGGGTTGCTATCACTATGACTTATTTAGATATAGCTGAGCATTTATTAAATGAAGGTGATCATAGTTATATTTTAATATTAACTAAAGAAGGAAAGTTAATTTTTGGAAATGGTGATTCAATAGAAGATAGGCTTGATGATATTTTCTGTCGTGTTGGTAGTAAAGATAAGATCATAGAAAGTGTTTGTACATATATTGATTCATGTGATAAATTCCATGTTAATTTACACAATGTTATTAATTATGTAATATCTAAATTAAATACATTTGAAGAGGCTATTGATGTTATTGAAAAACATTTATCAGAATGGATTAATAATGGTTGTCATTATGTAATTAAGAATTATAATGAAAAATATCCTTTAGATGTAAGTAATGGTAATTTATTGCAAATATATGCAGTTAATAATGAAGTTGGTTAAAATATAATAGACTTTTAAAAAATAATTGCATATAATATAAAGTTAGTGCGTTAGTTCAGATGGTTCAGAATACCGCTCTGTCACGGCGAAGGTCACGGGTTCGAATCCCGTACGCACTGCATAAAATTTGCTATGTTAGCTTAGGTGGTTAGAGTGCCCGGTGTTACCGGGTGGACATAGGATCGAAACCTATACATAGCACAAATAAAAAATTAAAATGTCTTCGTAACTCAGTTGGTAGAGTATCGCACTTTTATACAGAGTAAACTGAAAATCAAACTTTAGTATTGACGAAATGGTAAAGTCAAGCGACGGAAGCGGAAGGCTGGGAGTTAAGAAACTTACAACTACTCCATTATAGGTTCGAATCCTATTACTAAAGCAATGCGAGAGTCTCGGGTTCGAGTCCCGACGAGGATACTTATAAAAAAATTAAATATATGGAAAGTAATAGTGTTTTTTTCTCAGAGAATGGTTTAACTTCTACAAGTGCAAACCATGTTGCAAATTTGGCAAAGGAGTATGTACAGAATATTGAAAAAGATTTGAGTAATACTTCTTTTATAACTACATCTGTAACTCTAATTGATAGTAATAATAATGTTACTACTTCTATTGGTAAAGATGCTACATTCCTTGAACTTGTAGAAACTAAGTTAAACAAGATCAGTGAAGCAAAGTCATTGATTGCATGGTTGCGTGAAGCACTCAAAGCAAAGGAAAATCTTCAAGCAGAACTTAATAGATTATCACTTGCTGACTGGGTTAAGATGGAAAAGAATGAAACTTTGCCAGAATACCCAGAACGAGATAATTATATGTCACAAGATGATTATTATGCATCTTTGAATATTAAAGATCGTAATCGTTATTATATGCTTGAAACCCAAGCTGCTGTGTATGGTAAGTACATTCATCCATCTGGTGCATTCTCTAAAGCACGTGAAGAGCTTTCTGATAAATTGAATAGACCTCATGAGGTTAAGGAAGATGGAAGAGATACTATAATTTATAATTATAATCCTTCTGTTGAGCAGAGTAAGGTAGAAGATTTATTCTTCAAGCTTCAGAAAGATTATCGTCAAGTACAAGCACAACTTAATGGTATGAAGCATGAGTGTGAATTGGCATTATCTGAAAATCGTATATCTAATGATAATAAGTATAAAGAGGAACTTGAAAAGTATTCACAAGCTAATAATAAGTATATAGCAGAGTATAACTTATGGACAAAGAAGAAGTCTCAAGAATATGCATCATTAAAGATTGCAATTCCTGATAATTTGAAATCTATTTATAATGAAGTAAATTCATTGTAAAATATATATATAAACATATAAGTAAGTAAAGGTCTTGGGTGCTTGCCACCCTAACTTGCTGCATGTATTTAATGGGTATTTCTACTTAATAATATTTTACATATACATATATATTGCAGTTATGCTTTATATACGGATGTACGAAATATAACTTTATGTTATATTACATTATGTGTTGACGGGAAAGTGCAAAATATATATTTTTATATAGGGTGATACCTATTAACATTGATTTTGTTTTTGAATGTACTATGCCCGGTTTTAGATTTGGTTATGGATATTGTTGAAAATAAATACTTCATTAGATACAACTTATATTTTTATATTTTATAAAATTAATTATATAATGGACTAATTGTTTATGTTCGTTTAGTTTAAAAGAAGGATACATTTAAATATGTTGAAAACAACGGGAAGGCAATGTAAGTTTTGACTGATGGTCTCGACACCTAACCAACTATATAATTTTTATTTTAATTATGGGTAAACTTCTAAATCAATTAAAAGAATATTTTGAAAATACTCCTAAAGAAGTATTAGATAAAGAGGCAAAAGATTGGGACTACCTTAATGAAATAGGTCCTGATGTTTTAGAGTATGCCAAATTGGTTAGAGGTTATATAAATCAGGTTGATGATAAATCTCATGAGTAAATTAGTGAATAACCTTTTGAATTTTTTAGAAAATGCAACACTAGAGCAATTAGAGGAAAACTGGAAGCATTTAGAGAAGTATTCTAATATTGGACCAAATGCAATAGAGTTTGTAAATAAACAACTAAAAAATTATTGAAAATATACAGACTTTTTACTTATAAACCTCTATAATAAAAAGTAATAAGAATATAATTAATGAGCCAAATCCAGTCAAGGCTTGTTACTGGTTGGGTAATATACATCCGTAGATATTACGCGTAAAATTAAAAGACAACATCTCGGAGTAATACTTAAGTTTGAGTTGCAAATTATTCATAAGTAGCTGCGTTGGTAACGTTACAACCAATATTAATGGCGACATGATGAAATTTTACGGTTATACATGTCAGACTTAAAATCTGATGCTCCGGAAGGGGCGTGTGGGTTCGAATCCCACTGTCGCTACAAATAAAAAATAAAATATAATATGGAACATACTAACCACCATTTTAATGGAATTGATTATGTATGTGAATGTGGTAAACATTTTGACAAGAAACGCTCATTAACTGTACATGCAAGGTTTTGTTCATAGTATGTAAAAGAAACTAAACGAAGTAAATACTGGAGAGATAATTTACAAGATTACTTATGTGAATGTGGGTATAATACAACAAATCCTCAATCCTTGAATGCACATTTCCGTTAGTGTGAGAGCCACCATAAGGCATTATATAATGAGTCTCTTGGGGATAGAAATAAAACACCAAAGGGATGTATGCAAGGTTGGGATAAAAAGTCTTCAGATGAAATAGCATAGTTCCATAAGAAAGCTGGTAAAACCTTGCGAAACAGAATATCAGAAGAAGGTTTAATTACAGGTTTTGCTGGTAAATCACATACAGAAGAAACAAAGTAGAAAATAAGAGAATCTACCATATCTAATATATAGAAATTACATGGCAAGTGTAGAGCTTTTTATTCAGAAGTTGCATGTAAATATATAGATAAATTAAATGTTGATAAAGGTTGGAACCTTGTACATGCATTAAATGGTGGTGAAAAATTTATTGCAGGATATTTTCTTGATGGTTATGATGCAAAATTAAATATTGCATTTGAATATGATGAACCAAAACACTATCAGGATATTGAAAAAAATATTTTGAAATATAAAGATATTGTAAGGTAGGAAAATATAATAAATACATTACATTGTGAATTCTGGCGATATAATGAGTCTTTGAAATACTTATATAAAGTAAATTAAAATAAAAAGCGAAAAAGGGTTTATAGTAGTTGAGCACCAAACCAGAAACCCTGATCTATTTTAATGAGTAATTATTAAAATTGAGACAGACCATTGAGTAATTTCATAGGAGTGCTGTTAGGGTGTTTTTATTTTTATTCTAAATATTTTGTAAGCATATATTAAAAAATTTTAAATATATAATATATAAATAGGTTGCAGTACTACCGAATTTACGCTTGTGGACTATCCAACTATGGATGAACTTGAAATATACTAAAAAGTAGTGATAGGGTGAAACAAGAAATTGATAATGAATAAATTTGTTCATAATTCAATATACTGTTAAATTATTATATTTTTTGTTGGGAAATAAGATTTATAATAATAAGAATTTCATTATATACTAATACTGAAGTATTATACGAGAATTGTATTTTGTACTAACTAATTTCAAAATAAACACATATATACATATAGTTATAATGGTTTTAATGTGTACCATGTTCAGTATTATAACTATTATTTGGGGGCATAGCTCAGTTGGTTAGAGCACCTGACTGTTAATCAGGTTGTCGTAGGTTCGAGTCCTACTGCCCCCGCAATTTGTTTAATTTAGTGAAGTTAAATAAAATCGTGCTGATGGATTTTGCCCCTGTCGCGCCATCAACACGTTAAAAATATATAAACTACAAAAACTGATAATTTTTTTAAAAACTATGGAAAAAACTTATAATGTACCGTATATAACTATAACAAATATAGATATAGAAAATCAATTATGTGTAAATAGTGTACCAAGTGCAGGGCATGAAGGTTTTACACAAGGTGATACATCTACATCTAATATTCATATAGTTGACGGTACGGATGACGATAGCCCATTTTAAATTATGAAATGTGAAAAATGTAAATGTGAATATGTTGTAGGGATTAGTAATCGGTTTTGTTCTACATAGTGTGCACATTCTTTTTCTACATTAAAGGTAAATCATGAACAATTAAAACTTGCATACTGCTCTAAATGTAATTAGGAAATATACATAAAGAAAAATGCATCTATTAAAACTTGTTTATGTGATAATTGTAGAAAAGAAAGAAGACTTAAAAAATGTAAGTTATGTGGACAATTACAATGTAATAATGATTTTTGTAAAACTCATAATATACATCAAATTAAAACATTACATAAATATTTCACATTTGATATTTCATGTTTAGGAGATGTAGAAAAAGTTGAACTTGAATTTAATAGAGTGAAACAACTTCTATATGAATTATACTGGAGTAAATAGTATACTTCTACTGAAATTGGAAAGTTATTTAATTATCCAAGTCCAAGTAATTTAACTAATAAAGTATTTAAGTACTTAAATATTCCATCAAGGGATTTATCAGAGTCTAATTCTTTAAATATAAAGAAAGGATCTGTGCTTTGTAGCCCTGTTTATAATAACTATAAATGTGGTTGGCATACTACGTGGGATAATAAGAAAGTTTATTTACGATCTTCATATGAAAAGGAGTTTGCACTTCAACTTGATAATAAACATGTTCATTATAATGTAGAGAGTTTAAGATTTACTTATTATGATACATAGTTAAATAAAGAAAGAATTGCAATACCAGACTTTATAGTTGGTAATACAATATATGAGATAAAGTCTAATTGGACATTAGATGTTCAAAATATGAAAGATAAGTTTAAGGCTTATATAAAACAAGGTTATAAACCTTAGCTTATTTTAGAACATAAAAAAGTTAATTTATTTGAATTATAAGCAAACTTTTTCATAGTTTTATATTATATATAAATGTAAGTAACAAAGAAATATAAGAGTTTATTTACAAAGCGATTTTTGAAATTTTGAATAAAATTAATATATTGCGGGGTAGAGCAGAGGTAGCTTGTCAGGCTCATAACCTGAAGGTCGTAGGTTCGAATCCTACTCCCGCAACAATATATGAGAAAAAGTGATAATTCTAATATAGTGGTTGGTTATATATATGTTATTGTTAATAATATTAATGGTAAGAAATATATTGGTAAAACTACATTAGATATATAGAAACGATTTAAATAGCATTGTAATGAATATAAAAAGGAACGATGTAAAAATCGACCTTTATATAAAGCTATGTTAAAATATGGTATTGAAAATTTTTCAGTTAATTTATTGAAAGTATGTAATATAGAGGATTTATCTAAATATGAAAGTTACTATATCAATGAATTAAATACTTACGGACATAATGGTTACAATGCTACTAAAGGAGGAGATGGTACGGTTTTATATAATTATAAAGAAATTTTAGAATTATATAATTCTGGATTAAATATGAGGCAAATTGCAAAATAGTTACATTGTTGTGTTGATACAATATCTAAAGTTATTAATAATAGTAATGTTATAAAACATAAATACTATAAAGGTTTTTGTTTTTAGCCTGTTGAAATATGTCAATGCGATAAAGAAACTAATTAGAGTATTCAAAAATTTTCCTCAATAAATGATGCAGTGAAATGGTTAAGTGTACATGGAATAATACATAACTATAGCTCTAATAGAAGTGGAATATGTACTACAATTTCACGGTGTTGTAAAGGAATTAGTAATACTGCATATGGTTATAAATGGAAATATGCAGAAAATATTTAAACATAAACTATTCCAGGATAGTTCAGTTATTATTTTAATTAGCGCTGATTGAATAATAACTTAGGCATTGTAGTATATAGGAAGTGCACCATCCGGTGGGGGTGGAAGTTCTGGTTCGATTCCAGGCATGCCGCTAAAGTTAGGAGTGTGGTGAAATTGGTGAAACACCTATATATACATTAGAAACATTATGGGTTCGAAACCCATCATTCCTACATAATTTAATTTTATTGCTTCCATAGCACAGTGGTAGTGCAGCTCACTTGTAATGAGCAGGTCGTTGGTTCGAATCCGACTGGGAGCTCTTTTTAATTTTTATATAAAAATAAAATATATGGAAAAAGTCTTTAATTATGCAGATTTAACTGATTCTGATATAGAATATATATGTAATGCCAAATATTTGAAGCTAACAAAAGAAATAATTGTATATACAAATAATCGTTACGTTGATGATATAGAGTATTATGTAAAAGTTCAAGACATTAACTATATAGGGAATACAACTATTAAAGACGAATTCAAATTTGTTATAAATGGGGTTTATCTTGAGGTTAATCCTGAAACAGGTTTATCTATTTCAGCTGATAAATTAGAGTTTCAATATGTAAAAACTTTTAATAGCATTACTATTATAGATGAAGAAACTTTTAATTCTAAGTTTGCTCCTGTATATAAGCAAATACAAGATTTTTATAATAGCAATATATAATAATATAGTTTATATTAAATATGAAATTAAGAACTATTAAAAAATATCTATTTAAAGAAATTAATTTAATTACAGATAAAAAGTGTAAGCCTGCACAAAATAGTTATTTATGGTTGGAATTTAGTGAACATAAAAAATATAGAAAACCATTTAAAGGTTTAAATTTTCATAGAAATGTATGTAATTTTTATGATACACTTGAAATTTGTGAAAGACAGGCCCTCTATAGTTGGGAACAAGAAAAATATGAGTGGTTTCAATTAATGATATTAATTAATGAAGTTCCAATTGAATACTATGCTGTTCCATTTAAATTAAAAGCATATGCTTATGCATATTGTGATTGGTTTAAACGAACTTTTCCTGAATTATTGGAAGAATATAATTCATTTTATAAATAAGAATTATGAAAAAGTTTAAAGGACATTCATTACCAGATGATTTGTTTTATTTGTTATTATCATATAATGATAAAACTAATTGGCAGTGGTTTAAGGATAATAATTTAACTGAACCTTCTGACATAGGATTTAAGTTAAAAGAAACCTTGTCAAAAGAACAGTTAGATAATTTAATTAAAAATGCTATTGACTTTAATCTTAATTTGGTTCAATACAATGTATAAATAATTAAAATTTTTATTTGAAAATAAGTAGACTTTTATCTTAAAGTTCTCTATAATATAAAGAATATAGCGATATTTTATTGGGATATAGTGTAGCGATTCACACGTCTGATTTTGGTTCAGGAATTCTTGGTTTGACTCCGAGTATCCCAACACAAATTAGTTAAGTCATTTTCATTTGGAAGCATGGACAGTGTATGCCGAAACATGAGAGTACTTCAGATGAATATTAAAAAGAGAGGGTTAAACTCCCTCAGGGGTCGTTCCCGGGTGGTTAGTAGCCTGGCATGAGGCCGCTTAGTGTTAACGTCAGCACATTTATTATTTTGCAGTGTGAAGAGTGAGTGACTTGATTACCTTTCTAAGTTGAGGACATAACTTAGTTGCCTAAAATCTTAGGTATAAGTAAAAGAGAGTGCTGATGGCTGGGTGTCAGCTTTAAATATACCAGACGATATTTTAAAACATGCTGTAATGTTCTTAAAATATTGCTTCCGGCCAGAGTGAAGCAAAGGAAGTATGTAACAAAAATAATACTTCAGAGGCACTGGTGAGTAGTTACAGCAGCATATATTTAATATATATGTTACTCGTGATAAGGGAAAGTTACTTAGAAATTTAAGCTATATAATTTCAAACCTTATTACTTAATAATTAATGTCGGGCTACATAGTTCATATTTTTTATTTGTTTATAGAAGTCAGTACTTATCCCGGAGAAGTAATATAGCTCTGACTTCATTTTTTGAGCGGTACCAGAGTGGTCAAATGGGCCGGACTGTAAATTCGGTGCTTTTTAGCTTCAGAGGTTCGAATCCTCTCCGTTCAACGCAATGGATGAAAGACATAATGAATAATTAGATTTAAATTTATTTAAAACTTTAAACTAATCAGAGTGGAATATTATTTAATACTTCACTCTTTTATTTTTATTAAAATTTTCATATTTTATATAGACTTTTTATAGTTTTACTTATATAAAAAATAAGAGTAATTAAAAATACAAAATAACATAAATAGTATTTATGTATAGAGCAATTAAAATAAGATTATATCCTAATAAAGAACAAGAGCAAGCAATTAATCAGTTGTTTGGTTGTTACCGTTTTGTATATAATTACATGCTTGACCTTAAACAACAAGAATATAAAGATAATAATAAAACACTTTCTTTGAAGGACCTTTCTAAATATTTTTATAGTACTTTGCGCAAGGATGAAAATTATTCTTGGTTGAAAGTACAAAATACAAAAGTGATGAAACAATCTATAAGGCAGATGTTGACTGCATATAATAGGTTTTTCAAACTACATACAGGTTTTCCGAAGTATAAATCAAAGAAAGATATACAATCTGCATATTTTCCTATTGATGCCATTTCAAGAAGAAATACATTTGAAGAAAGAAAAATAACATTAACACAATCGTTTAAAGATATTAAATTTAGATGCTCGAAGTTATACTTAGCACGATTACAAACATATAAGAATAAAATAAGAAGTGCAACCATATCGAAAACCAAGAGTGGGAAGTACTTTTTATCTATTCTTATAGATATTGAAGAATCTGAAATTGTAAAGTTTAAGAAAACTGGTAAATCTGTTGGACTTGACTTAGGTGTTAAAGATTTTGTAATTACATCTGATGGTGATAAGTTTGAAAACAAACATTTCTTAAAGAAACAAGAAAATAAAATCAAAAAATTACAAAAACAATTATCAAGAAAAGTTAAAGGTTCAAATAACAGAAACAAACAACGAATTAAAATTGCAAAAGCATTTGAACATTTGGTTAATCAAAGAGAAAACTATATTCATGCAGTTATAAATGAATTACTTAAGAATTATGATACAATTTTCATGGAAGACTTGAATGTAAGTGGTATGTTAAAAAATCATTGTCTGTCAAAAGCTATACAAGAAGTAGGCTTTTACAAGTTTAAGCTGATATTACAAAGTAAAGCAATGCTTAACAATAAACAAGTTACACTTATTGATAGGTACCATCCAAGCTCTAAGATCTGTTCACATTGTGGTTATAAGAATAAAGATTTGAGGTTAAGCGATAGATTTTGGACTTGCTTATGTTGTGGTACTAAACATGACAGGGATATAAATGCAGCAAGGAATATATTAGTTGAAGGCCAAAGAATACATAAACAAAGTATATAAAGGAATAAAATAAATTAGTAGGCAGTCGTACGGCCGAATTTACGCTTGTGGACTATCCTCCTATGGATGACCGTCCAGAAATGGACCTAAAAAGTAATGATAGGTTGAAGCAAGAAATAAAATATACTTAAATCATAGATTTTTGTAGAATTTTATATACGGTGATTCGAACCTCCGAAAATGACAATACTTTAGTCAGGTATAGATCCAAAAATAAAGAAAAGTAAACTATATTATTTTTCGACACATTAATATTATATTTCATATTTTTAGCAGACTACTATTATTAGATTTTTACATAATGTGTAAAAAGTTTATTTATATTTAATTGAAATCTTAATTAGTGGAGGGTGAAACTTTTAAAAGTTTCACCCTCTCATTTTTTAATTAATATATAAAGATAAATTATTTCTTATATTTTATAAACTTTTTAGGTTTTTACATATATAAGAGATATGTAATTAAAAAGAATAACAATGGGATTCAAAGATTTTTTTATTAAACCTGATGAGAATACAAATAATACGCAAGAGGTTTATAATACATCTGCATCTGCAAATCGAGTGCAGTTAGTGCAGCAACCTATAGTTAATCAAATACCTTCTACTGATAGTGTTCAAGCTACAAATGAGCCTACTACAACTACTATCGATAATTCTATAGTAGATAATATTCAGAAGGTAATGATTAGTAATAGTACTAAAAATAATGAACCTGATTACTTAACAGTTAAGCAGAATGCAAGTGCATTAATGGAAATGTCATTACCTATGCAACAAGCATTCGAAGGTGGTTTTAGAACTATTAAAAAGTCTCATCCAGAATTTACAAAGGAATTATTATTAAAGTCCATTGATAATTATATTTCTATTGTAGAAAAGGAAAGAAGTAATGGTAAAGAACAATGTGCTCAACTCTATAAAGAGAAGGTTGGAGATAAAGAGAATAGTATTAAAGAATTAGAGAAAACTAAAGCAGACTTAGAGCAGCAGTTATTATCTATTCAAAATGAAATTAATAATACAAATAATACTATTTCTACATTGAAAGAAACTATTGCACAAGATTCTTCTGAAATTAAAAAGAAAGAACAAATCTTTAATAATTCAGTAGATTATGTATTAGATTCATTAAATAAGGATAAAAACATTATAAACATCATAAACATTTAAATTATATGTTAGATACAAATCATTCAATTTCCACTATTTCCACAGATCAGATGAAGATGTTGTGGAATAGACCAGGTGGTAAATTTGCAAAGTTCACTTCTGTATTAGCAGCGGGTGGTATTGGTTATATGGTATTTAAAGCATTACCATTCCTAATTGCAGGCACAGCAAATTTATTGTTCTTTATTGGAGAACTTGTAGTATTAGCGGCAGTAATCAGTATTCTTTGTAGTAAATCATTTTGGAAGTGGATTAGCCTTTTTTGGCTTCAACTTAATCGTAAGATCCTCGGTTTCTTTGTAAAGATTGATCCTATTTCTATTCTTGAGAATGGTATCAAAGAACTTTATCACAAGTTGAATATTGTTGATGTTAATATTACAAAGCTCGATGGTACACTTACAGGTATGAAGAAATCAAGAGATGATTATCAACATACATTAGAGGAACTTGCTCGTAAGAAGTCTGTATTAGAAGGTAAAGCACAACAGAATTTATCTAATGAGGAACTTATTAAGTATAAGACTAATTACCAATTAACTTGTAATAATATTGCTCGTACTGATAGAATTCTTAAGAATACAATTAATCGTATTAATACTACAGAAAAGTATTTAGATGTATTAAAGAGACTTCGTACAATGGCAGATTTTAAGATTAAAGATTCTGAAAGTGAATTGAATGTGCAGAAGGAAGAGTATAAAGCAGCAAAGAGTGAGCAGTCAGTACTTAAAGCATTTAAGAATATTATGGCAGGTGGTATGAGCCGTTCACTTGAGGAAGAACTTGCATTGGAACATATTGCAGATACAGTAAATACTAATATCGCAGAAATGAATCAATTCTTAGATGGTTCTAATTCTCTACTTACTGATTTTGATATTGAAAATGAAGTAAATGTAGAAAAGGCAAATGAAATCATTTCTAAGTATGAACAGAATGGTTTTAAATTACTTGCTGATAAATCTGAAGTAACTGTAAGTATTCCAAAGCAGAAAGAACTCGCATATAATGAAGTAACAAATAGTAATAACAAATATTTTTAAGTAATTAACATTTTAAATTTATAAGAGATATGAATTTTTTAAATCGATTGACAGGTGCTGGACGCACTATGGTAATTTTGTTAGTAGTAGCAGTGGTTGGAGCATTACTTTATTTTAGTGGTGCAACAGAAAAACTTGCTTCATCTAAGTTGTTTGAAAATGATGGTCCTTCATCATCAGTTAGTACATCAGATAAGGGAGATTATGATGCAACACTTGCAGTTAACACTTATTGCGGTTTTGAACCTATTGTATGGGCTAATGGTGGCTTGAAAGGATCTAATGATTCTTATCTGTATAAGAAGTACGGTATTAAGTTGAATATCCTTATTATGGATGATTTTGAAGCCGCCCGTGCTGGTTTGAAGGATGGTAGTATTGATATTGAATATTGTACATTGGATGCATTGCCAACTGAGATGAGTTCATCGGGTACAATGTCAGATATGAAGTATTTTATGCTATTGAATTTCTCAAATGGTGCTGATGCATTGGTAGCAGATGGTTCTATCAATAATATTGGTGACTTGAAGGGCAAGAAAGTTGCATATGCTGAAGGAACAGCATCACATACCCTTTTGCTAAATACACTTGAAACTAATGGAATGACAATGAATGATATTATTCCAGTTAAGGTTGGATCTGGTATTGAAGCTGCACAAGCATTTAAGTCTAAAGCTGTTGCTGCCGCATGTGTATGGGCACCAGATGATGCTGATTGTGTAGCAGCAGTGAAGAATTCAAAGGTACTTACATCAACAGCAGTGGCTAATTCATTGGTATCTGATGGACTTATTGCTAAGAAAGAATGGCTTGAAAATAATAAAGAACTTGCAGCAAAGATTGTAGAGGGAATTCTATGGGCTAATTCTGAAATTAAGTACAATAAGGATGCATTTAATGATGGTGCAGGAGTATTTGCAAAGGCATTTGAAACTGATAAAGAATTTGCATTGGCATCCGCAAGTAAGATTAATTATGCAACACTTGATGACGAGAAGAATTGGTTTGGTATGAATAGTGATTATTCTGGCATGACAGGTGAACGAATTTATACAAAGATGTCACGTACATATACTGATATTGGGTTGGCTAAGTCTGTTATGCCATGGATGAAGATTGTATATCCAGATATTCTTGAAATGGTTATTAGTAATAATAAGTTATCTAATAATCAAGGTGCAACGGCAGCAAAGAAGTTTACAGCGCCTACAGAGAATATGAAAACAGAAGCTGCACTTTCTACTAAGAAAGTTACAATTAATTTCCCAACAGCTGGTTATACATTGGATAATACTGCACAAACTATTATTGACAGAGAATTTGTTGATATTGCTATGCAATTTGGTAATGCTCGTATTCGAGTAGAAGGTAATACCGATGATACCGGAAATTATGATAGTAATGTAAAGTTGTCACAGGCACGAGCACAATCAGTGGTTAATTACCTTATCAATGAATATAAGATGAATAAAAATAGATTTATTGTTGTAGGTAATGGTCCAAAGCATGCAAGAGCAAATGGTGTAACTGGTGCAGATGAAGCATATAGAACCACAGAGTTCCAACTTCTTAATGACTAATTTTATTTAACATATATACAACAGGAAACTTGAGAAATTTGAAATATAATAATATCAAGTTTCCTTATTTTTTAATTATTAAAATAAAAAATTTATGTTAGACCTATTAAAATTTGGTGGTAGTTTAAGTAATAAGAAAGCTACTATTACAGGTATAGTAGGAGGTATAGTACTATTATGTTTATGGTATTTGATTACTATTACTGGTTTTATTTCACCAAAGATCTTACCTAATCCTGTAGATGTAGTATTATCTATTCCTGAATTAATTAAGGAACGTGATTTATTCTCTAATATATGGTATACAATAAGCCTTAACTTAAAGGGTTATTTTTATGCTTTATTAATTGCAATTCCACTTGGTTTTATTATTGGAATATATCCTCTACCTCGTGCAATGTTTCAAAAACCATTTGAGGCTATTAGATTCTTACCATTACCCGTAACTTCTGGTATTTTTGTAACTATCTTTGGTTTAGGCTTTGATATGAAAGCATCATTTCTTGCATTTGGTATTTTGATTTATATTTTACCTGTTGTAACACAGAGAGTATTAGACTTACAAAATGTTGATAATCCTACAGATAATGTATATATACAAACTGCTAATACAATAGGGATGTCAAATTGGCAAAAATTTAGATATGTATATTGGCCTTATGTAATGGAGAAAGTATATGGAGATATTAGAAGTTTAGTTGCAATTTCATATACTTATGTAACTATTGCAGAAAATATCAATAAGGAAGGTGGTATTGGTGCAACTATTAATACATTATCACGACAAAGTGATATGAGTTCTGTATATTGTTTATTGTTTATTATCATTATTATTGGTATTATTCAAGATATTATTTTTAAGAAACTTGAACCAATTATTTTTAAGCATCATCGTTAAAATATAAAAATTATGGATACAGATATTTTTAAGAAACCTACACCTATTGTTGATAAAATTCCAACTACTGATAATGTAGTAGATAATAGTACTATAAGTAATGAAAGTGATAATACCACAGGTAAACTACAAGATGTAATTAATGTTAGGAATATTACACAGATTTTCAATAAAGGAAAGTCTAATGAATATAAGTTGTTTGAAAATTTTAATTTAGATATTGAAGATATACCGAATAGTGGTCAGCTTGTTTCTATTATGGGTGCATCTGGTTGTGGAAAGTCAAGGTTAGTTCGTGCTATTTGTGGTATTGATACGGTTCAATCTGGAGATATTATGGTATATGGGAAAAATTTAAAAGATTACCATAAAAATATACCTATGGTATTTCAAACATATTCTAATTATCCATGGATGACAGTACTTGAGAATGTGATGTTACCAATGAAGATCCGTGGCATTAATAAGAAAGTTGCAAAAGCAAAAGCTATTGAATTATTAGAACTTGTTGGATTAAAAGAACATATTAATAAATACCCATCTAAATTATCAGGTGGACAGCAGCAACGAGTTTCTATTGCTCGTTCATTAGCATGTAATTCACAAATTATAGTATTTGATGAGGCTACTGGTGCATTAGATATTAAGATGAAAAGAGAAATTCAGAATATCATTTTGAATATTTTTTATAAATCTGAATGTGACCCAACTATTTTGAATATTACACATTCTATAGAAGAAGCTGCATATCTTAGTAATAAGATTTATATTTTTAGTCCTAATCCTTGTAAAGTATACAAAGACTTTGATATTCACTATACAGGAGAAGACACCAAACAAAGAGGTGAATGGGTATTTGCTACAGAGGAATATTCCAAGTATGTTGCTGAAATTACTAAGGCAATGGATGAGGTATGTTCGCTCTAACTTAATTTAGCACTAAAAATTTTTATGTTTCAATTTTTTATTATATCTTTGCGGTAATAAATTAAAAATATAAAACTATGTTATCACAGGAAGAATATGTAAAGAAAGAATTAGATAGGTTAAATTTAAAACCTTCTATTAAAGAAGTTGTACTTGAAACTATTGATTTTCCTATGACAATAACTCAATTAAATGAGTTAATTGATAAGCATAAGAAGGATTATACATCAGATGAAATTGAAATCAGTCCAGTGTATGATTATAATTATGGGGAGCCTAATATAGTTATTAAAGCTATTGTAAAGGAAAGTGAGGCAGACTTTAATAACAGAGTAAATAACACTCGTCTTAGAATTGAGATGGATTATGATAGAATGGCTAAAGCATTAGAAATTTAATGTAAATAATTACTAAAATACAGACTTTTTTATAAGTTTAGTATATAATAAGAAGTAACTTAAATAAAGTGAAATAAATTAATTAATAATTTTTAATAAAGTAAAAGTAAATTTAAAACAATGAAGAAATTTATTATTTTTATGATGGCTGTTATGTTCAGCCTTGTTACAAATGCACAGACAGCATTACAGACATCTAAGATGTTCGATAATGTTTATGTAGGTGTTAATGGTGGTGCAACAACACAGCTTAGCCTTTCAAAGGTATTTCCTGTAAATGCTGTTGCTGGTGTACGAGTTGGTAAGGACTTTACTCCAGTATTTGGTGTGCAGTTTGCTGGTCTTACTGCATTGAATGATGCATATGTTAATGATGCACATACAGTGTTTAAGGCTATTAATACTGAAGTAAATGCTACATTGAATTTGTCAAATTGGATTTGGGGCTATAAGGGTACACCACGTACATTTGAAGTTAGCACTGTTACTGGTCTGGGTTGGCTTGTATTTTTGAATGGTAATCATCGTTCATTCCATAATAATCTTGGTGATGGTGATGAGTTGTCAGCTAAGACAGCACTTGAACTTGCACTTAATTTTGGTCAGAAGAAGGCATGGCGTGTATATGCACAACCTGGAGTATATTGGAACCTTACACATGGGCCTGGTGATGCAATTCAGTTTGGTAAGAACCAGGCACAACTTGCATTGCTTGTAGGTGTAGATTACAAGTTTAAGACGTCAAATGGTACACATAACTTCAAGGTTTGGAATGTTGGTGAGATGAATGATGAGATTAATTCTCTCCGTGATCAGCTCAATACAAAGCCAAAGACCGTAGTACGTGAAGTTATTAAGGAAGTAGTTAAGGAAAATACAGTAAAGGTTACAGGAAATACAACTTATGTAATTTTCTTTGCTCAGGGTAAGAGTACACTTGATGATACAGCACTTAATACACTTTCTACTGTAAAGGGAAATGTAACTGTAACAGGTTATGCATCACCAGAGGGATCTGATGTACTTAATCAGAAGTTGTCAGAAACCCGTGCTCAGGCAGTAGCAGATGTTCTTACAAAGAATGGTGTTAAGGTAACAAAGGTTACTGGTATGGGTGCAGCTGGTGCAACATCTAATCGTGTTGTTATTGTTGTAACTGAGTGAAATTAAAGTATACCCTATAACAAAGGGTTCATATTGTTAGATACTATTTTGCAGGATATATGCTTAAATTATTAAGTGTATATCCTTTTTTATTGTTCTATAATTATAGACTTTTATATAATTCCTCTTTATATAAAGTATATATAATAACTCCCATTAGCTCAACTGCAGAGAGCAACGCTCCTCTAAAGCGTAGGTTGCAAGTTGGAATCTTGCATGGGAGGCAAAACAAAATAAGTGTATGGGATTTAGAATTAGCTTTTATAAAGTTAAAAAGGATTTTAAGTTAAGAAATTCTTTTAAAGATTCAGAAGACTATGAAAAGTATAATGAAGAATTTAGTAAATCTTCTTCATGTATAAGGCATGATACATCAACAAGTATATATACTGATTGTGATAATACGAATAATAGATTATATACTCAAATTGATGATAATCTTGATACTATACTTGGTACTGTTAATAAAGAGCAACTATACCAGTGGATCTTAGAAATGAAAAATAAGTATCAAATGTATCTTAAAGATATTTTAGATAGAGATATGGAAACTGGTAAATCTTTAGCCTATCATGATATTCGTTCTAAGTATTCTATGTGGGGTATGAAAATGGATAAAGATGAAAATTCCATTAAAAATGTTGAAGCACTTGCATTAAATCTTAGAGAAGATAAAAATAATAATCTCTTAGTTGCATTTGGTACAACATATGAGTATGAAATATTTAATTTTATTTCTTTATATAAACATTTTGATTTTGACCAATATACATTAGTAATGTATGGAGGATAACTTTTAATTTATAAAATAATTGTTTATGAGTACACATACAATTTTATTGTTAACTTTAGGTTTTGCTATTTTCTATTGTTGTATTGGTGCAGCTATCATAAACACTTTGCTTTATATAGAAAAACATGTGTCTGAAAGTTTATGTGAACAATTAACATTGGGTTTACCAGCACCTGCTATTTATGTATTTTGGCCAGTTTGGTTCATTGTACTAATTATCCAATTGCCACTTATGTTGGTGTTACAAAAATATAAGAAAAAATAAAAAGAATTATATGATATGTAGTTACAAATAGGAAAAGATGAAATTAGAGTAAGTGAAGTTACTATACACTATATACATTATACCTTTCCAGAACCAGGAAAAGTGTGTGGTTCTCTTGGATATAGTGAAAGTTCAATAAAGCCAAAATGCATTACAGACGAAATCTTTAATGATATTAAATATGCTTTAGGCTCACAAACATATGGTAATGGTTTTATTCCTAAAGCGCAGGATAAAATGGAATACTTCACATTTAAATGTAATGATAAAAAGTTACAGAAGTATTTGTATCCAAATTTGAGTAAAAAAATAATGGGTGATAGTAAAGATAATAAAACTTTATTATTATCATCTACAAGAGAAGGATACAGAACAATAGAATTATTAGGGTATTATATTCTATTTGACGAAGATACACAATTATATAAATGTAAAATGGATTATTTTGTAGAGAATTTTTATAATTAAAGTTATGGATAAAAATAAAGTTCCTAAAAATATACAGCAATACACTAAATTGATTGATAGGAAAATTGCCGATATAATTATCAATACTCATTATAAGACATATAGAGATTATTGCATTGGTGATATTGTTTCTATTTATAATGTACCTCATAAAATACATAGGATAGAATCTTCATATTTCTCTTCTATCGAACCTGATGGAGACTTAGTACATTGGGGGTGGGATGAGGTGGAAGACATACCTATTAATGAATTTTGGGCTAAACAATTTAACTTTACTATTATAGATACAAGTGAACATATTTTAGACTATGAAGGTATTGTATATATTAAAAGTGTAAATTGTCTTGCATATGTATTTCAAGGTGAGTATACTTCATATAAAGCTAAAAATGTAGTAGTTCAATACTTTAATAAATGTACAGATTTAACAGATTTCGTACATACATTTTATAAGTTATTTAATTTTTATCCACATATTGATTTACCAGAATAAAAAATATGGAAAGTAAGTACTTAAATATAACAACTGATAGTGCACGTAATGCTGCACATTGTATAGTATATGATAATGTAGAAAAACTGCATCCTAAATTCAATGCGTTAGTAAATGAAGCAAATGAATATATAAAGGAACAATTAAAAATATATTATGGTGAAGCATTATATAATTATGTATTTGAACGAATAGATAATTTTTATAGTTATTCATATACTAAATATTATAATATTGAAACAAGTGTTCCAAATTTTTATAGTGAACTTAGATATACTAATATAACGAATAAAAATAAAAGAGCATATGATAAAAAGTTCAAATACATAAACTTTGGAAATCATATAGAATTACCCGGATTTACATGTGGACATTTTGCTGATACTATAGTATTTAATGATGATGTATGTAAAAAGTTAGATTGTTATACAGAGGAACTTGATAAATTAAAAAAAGAAATAAACCATATAATATCTAAGGTATATGATAAATTATATAAAAACCTGAAAACTTATGAACGAGTAGAATATGGTTTTCCAGATGCTTTACCGTATACAAGTTGGAACGTTAATGATGATGAAATTATACATGGTGAAAGAATTGAAAGTATTAATAATAATTGTGAAAGTCCTAAGTATATTCAATATGATAATGAATACAGTGATATGAATATTCCTTCTTTTCTGTCACCTGGAATTATTGACTTTGTAAATAGTGTATTACCTCCTATATCAAAAGAAGAATGTGAAAAATATAAAGATAAAGTATGGCGACAATCTGGTTATTGGAAAGATAAGTTTAATAATGACTTTGTAAGTACATTTTATTCTGACTATATTAAACATACTGTTGATATATCAAATACAAATAAATTGAACGAAAAAATATTAGAAGTTATTAAATATAATTTTAGTGAAGAAATTTATAATAAGTTATTAGAATTATCTAACATTATTGAAACTGATGATAAACCATACCGTTTAAAACTATATTTTAAAAATGCTAATAATGTTTTATATTCTATTAGTATACATAGTAAACATTTATTATGTAAAAAAATAGGGTGCTTAACCGATTCACTAAATGACTGTATATTGTTAATTAATACTGAAGAGGAGTTTAAAGAACTATGTGAGTTATATTTTAATAAAATATTATTAACAGAATATGATAATTCTTATATATTTGATATAATAGCAAAAAATATGAGTTTCATTAATGTATATAATAAAATTCCATGTCTTTTACCATTTTTAAAGTATGAGAAAAAATCTAAAAATAAAGTTTCTATTAAAAATGTAACACCAGTAACTATCGAAGATTTTTCATTAGAAAAGATATATGAAAATGAAAATAACGAATTTATCAATAATTATAATAATGAACTTAAAGAATTTAACAAATTAATAAAATCTATTAAGTTTCCTGAACTTACCAGTACAATGAAATGTTATAGTTATAATATATTCTCTACTGAAACTGTAGTTGCTATATATGATAATAAAACTATAATAGTAACCTCGGATGATATAGAAGTAATGGATGATATGCCTGATAAGAATAATATCAAAAATTGGAATAAAATTTCAGACAAAACTTTTATTGACTACTATAATGAGGTAGTTGATAAGATTAGAAAACATCTTAAACAAAAGATTAAAAAATAATAATATGGAATTTACGTACTTATCTGGTTTTTTAATAGTGTTTATAACATATACAATAGTATATATACTTGTTACCAAATATTCATATGATACTGTAGAAGACAGTGTAGCGGAATTTGTGGATTATTTCTGGACTAACCTCGGAGTAAATCTATTGCTTAGTCTTGGTTCATGGGTTAGTATTATTTGCATTACTGCATTATTAATATGTTTTGGCATATATATGTTATTAAAGTATATTATAATGGGTACACAATTTGGTAAATTCTTAATATATAAAATTTTTGGATAATTATGGATATGAATATTGAAATGTACATAGTTGGTTGTATTACTACATTTATAACATGTTGGGTATTATATATACATAGTATTAAACGTTCATTTGCTACTATAAAAGAAAGAAAGGAAGAGTTTATAGATGATATATGGGGTATGTTTTGTGGTTTTACAATAGTTAGTTTATTTTCATGGATTACTATGGTAGTTATTATGATAGTATTGTTATGTATTGCTATAAATAACTTTTTAAAGTACATTATAAATGATACAAATTTTGGGAAATTCTTAATATATAAAATTCTTAAATAATTATGGCAGCAATACTTATATATTTAATTGGAGTTATAGTAACATGTATAATGTCATATATATATTTCATTTTATGGATCAATTATACATATAATACATATGAAGATAGAAAGGAAGCTTATTACAAAGATTTTTGGATGAGCGATTGGAAACCCTTTCTTGCAATGTGCACTATATTTTCATTCTTAGGTTGTATTATAGTAGGGTTTTTACTTATACATATAACCCTAAAATACCTTAGAATAATTCCTATTTTTAACAATTTTATAAAGAAACTAATTAAGTTACATGAAAAGTTTATCACTTATATATTTAAAAAAGGGACCACGTAATAATTAATTAAAATATAAAAATATATGAAAAAGTATCTATTATTTTTAATGGTTGTTGTAACCATGTTTACATTGTCAAGTTGTAAATTTACTAATCCTTCTTATGATGAAGAAGTTGCGTTGAAAATGAAGCCATGGTTTTTTGGTGATACACGTGTGTATGACACACCAGTGAATGATCTTACTATGATGGCAATGACTACAGATGCAGTACATTTTTATATTTTGCCTCATAAGGTAGAATTTAAATTTGATGATCTTCTTTCAAATGATAACACTCCACTTGATGTTAGTATGTATATGGTAATTCAAGTACAAAAGGGACATACACCAGAATTACTTAAGAATTATGGAGAAGACTGGTATAAAACATTTATTGAACCTTATTTTAAGAATAAAGTTCGTGAATATGTTTCTACATGCTCACCATTTGATTTGATGAGTAATCGTGAAGTCCTTAAGAAGCTTGATGATGATATTGCAGTTTCAATGCGTCAATATATTGCACAGTTATCAAAAACTAAGGGTTATTTCCCGGTTGAAATTCAACAGGTTACAACTGATAGAGTAATGCCTAATAGTGAACAACTTGAAGAAATGAATAAAACTGCTGCAGCAATTCAGGCTAAGCAAACACAAGAGAAGAGGGCAGAGATGGAGCTTGCTCGTGCAAAGGCTGAAAAGAATAAGGCTATTGCAGATAAGGCTTATATGAATGAACTCTCATTGTCACCTCAGCAGTTTATTCAACTTAGAGCATGGGATGTTATTGCAAATAAACAAGGTGCTAATATTGATGTACTTGTTGGTTCAGGAGAAACTCCAATGTGGAATATTAAGAATAAATGAAATTAAAATATTATTTTACGATAAAGAAACTGTAAATAGATAAATGTTAATATATAGTAAGTACACAAAAATATTTCATTCAAATGATATAACTCGTCAAAAATATGATGAGTTATATCATTTTGCTGTACTTATTCGTAATCATAAAAATGTTGTATCACAATATGTTAATGATAACCTCTTATATTTCTTAGATTGTAGCAAGTTTCAATTCATGAAGGAAATAAGAGCACTTTACAAGAATGTAATACCAAGCTCATTTGATGCGCAGCTCTATACTCATGTGTTTACTTGTTATCAAAATAAATTTAAAGCAATTCAACGAAAACTTAGGTTTGATGTAACAGAATTCAATGGATTTGAATTTTACAAACACGATTCTAAAAAACATAAGAAAGGAAATTTAAAGAAAGTAATTATTAATAAAAAACAGACTCCATTATCTAACTGTCTTACTTACCTTGCAAGATACGGTAATGAAAACATAATTGAGTATATTAAAGACAATATAAACAAAGTAGACGAGAGTAAACAAAAGTTTTATGACAATATATTAAGTTGTTGCGATAAATTTGGTTTTGAACGCCTATATAATCTTGCATTATTCAAAAGGGGGCAAATCCTTAATAATTACACTGGAAATCCCGTAGAATTTAAGTCTTTATCATTCAGTGGAAGATCTAGAAAAACTAGAATTATAGATTATAATAGTAAATTTGATTCAAAGATTAATTCATTTATCAGTCTTAGTAGCATTGGTAGAAAGTCATTTGATATACCAGTTACCTTTAATAAAGGTTATCATGGTAATATGAAAGATTATATGAAAGATAATCGTAGTTATGAATATACTCTTACATTTGACGAAAAGAAATATCAAGTTAATATTCATTTATGTAAAGGTGGAGAGAGATATATTCCTGAACCAAACGGAAAAATTGTAGGTATTGATGTGAATTGTAAGCATAACTTATTTAGTTTGTCAGATGAAACTACATATGATTATGATAGGAAACTGGTAACTGACTTTTGTAAATTATCACTTGAAATAGATAAATTAACGGAAGATAAATTATTATATACAGTTAGCAAGAGAAAGCAACAAAAACTTAATAAATTAAAAGAAAAGATCATTAAGTCTGAACAACAACTCATTGCTAATATGTGCAAAACATTACAGTCACAGGGTGTTGGGCATATAGTTATGGAAGATTTAGATAATAGTTTTGGAAAATGTTATGTAAAAGATAAAGATAATGAAAATATCAATTACAATAGAAAAGTAAAATTTCTTAGTTTAAGTAGTTTGAAACAAGAAGTTGAACATATTGCAAGAAAATATAATATTGCAGTATCAACAGTACATGCAAGTTATACATCAAAGATGTGTCCTATTTGTGGGTGCATTGAAGATGAAAATAGACCTAACCAAGAAACATTTGAATGTATTGAATGTGGTCATAAAGATAATGCGGATTATAATGCTGCAAAAAATATAAGAAATAGAGTACTTGTAACCGTGTTACGGGAATCACTCTTAAAACAACTTGATAATGGTGCATTTGAACCTAAAAAGCTTAAACGTGAAAAGGTAAAGGAAGTATTATTATCGTTTCGAAGAAACTTGTATAAAAGTACAAGGGGTGAATGTACTGAAAGTAGAGTTGTCTACTTTTGAATATGTTTAGTTCTTCGAATATAAAAGGCAAATAATGCCAAAATAAGTTAAAGTAGAGAATATTTTTATATTTCCTATTTTTTTACAAAAAGATTTTATATCTTTGTATCGTAAAAAATTAATATAAATATAAAGCAACTCCCTATATAAAAAGGGTCATTAAAAATAATTTAATTTAAAATCAATAGAGTATGAAGAAAATTATGAAAAAGTATTATGTTAAGCCATATACGAGTGTCTTCTCAGCTTTTGAGGAACAATCTATTATGGCACTTTCTACCGTAAAATTTCATGATGTAGAAAATGGCGGTCAGGATAAGGACGAAAACGGTGTAATGCCGTCAGATGATCCAACGGATGATGGGTGGGATGATATTGGTTGGGATTAATATATCAGGTTCCATAATTTACAAAAGTTTATAATAAAATTACAAAAACAAATAATTAAAATAAAATGAATAAAATGAAGAATTTAATAGTAAAGCTAATGTTACTTATCGCTGTAGTAACAATGTGGACAGCATGCTCTTCTGATATTGTAGATGGTATTCAACCTACAGAGCAGAATAAAGGTGTAGTAACTATTCATGTAAGTAATCCTGCACAGGGTCCATTGACCCGTGCAACAGTGGTAGGGGATTACGACGTAAATGTAACGTCAGGTCGAGCAATTACTTATCCTACAACAGGTAAGATAACAAATTACAAGTATATTTGGTCAGTAGGTGATAAGCTTTATACTTATGATCCAATCAAAGATTTTGTCAGTACGTTTGTATGTCAATCAGTAGAAGGTGATGCCGGTGCTACATTTACATCAACTGATGCTAAGTGGACAACTGGTAGTACTATATACCTTATTGCAGCAAGAGATGTGCCTACCGTAACTAATAAGACCGATGTAAGTTTTAATTATATTAATCCATCTAACGCAGGTTTTGCATGGGGAGATACAGGTGATAGTAAAGCAGTACTCACTAATACTAACTTTACTGGTGTAGGTAAGATAGATAAATGCCCAGAGCTTGCTAATAATGGAAATCCCGTAAGAATGGAATGTACACTTGATGTTACACCATCTATGACGATGTACTTTCGTGATATGATGCATGATTATCAGAGTGTTTCATTAACACAAAGTGTAAAGAAAGGATCATATGATGGTTATTATGATGGTGCAACATACAATCTATCTACTAAGAAGTATACACCAGGCATGCTACGAAATACATGGCTTACCTTATCAAATAAGAATCCAGAGAGTTTTGGTAAAGGTGTAATTTATATGCCGTTGGTTGAAACAACGTATGACAAAGTTACTATCCATCTTATTGGTAAGAACAAGAATAAAGAGGGGGATGTAACTACTGTACGCAGCATTTATACAAAGAATAATTTTGATGCTACAACAGATAATAATTACTATAACCTCGGTGACATTGCAAAATGGCCTAAGGATGCAGATCATCTATATATCATTGGTGACGCAACTCCATTTGGTTGGGCACATTCTACAGTGAGAGGTGATAGTACACGTATTTGGCCTTTTACAGCAAAGATGAAGAATGAAGGAAATGGTGTGTTCACATATATTGGTCCTGCTTTGGGTTCAGGTAATACACCAACACAAATGTACAGTCCTTCAACACCAGATGCAATTTATCAAGCTGTTGGTAGAAGTGAAGGAGCATTTAAGTTTTATTTCTTCAATAATGGTCTTTATGAAGGTGCTGGTCTTATGCGTAAGACCGGTAATAACACTGATAGAGAGACTACTGCATACTATTCTACTTATGATAACACACTTCGTAGTGATGATACATGGAAAGTAGTAAATGCAGGGGTTAACAAGATCACAGTTAATGTACGTACAAATAAGGTAACAGTAGAGCCTTATACTGGTACATTACCAACATTACAGATTACAAAAACGGATGGTTCTAAGGAGACTATTAATAAGTTATGGTTGTTTGGTACTGCAACCCCTGTTAAGAATTATACTGCTACTATGCCTCTTGCATTTAGCTATAATGCAGCAGATGATCCAAATCACTTTGTTTGGGAGGGTCATTTGACTAAGGGTTATCTTAAATTCCCTTATATATTTGGTGATTATAACTTCAATCAGACAAGTTATCTGATGCCGGAAAATGGTGTAACTACTACTATAACAGTTGCCAATTTTGCTAATGTACATCCTACTCCAATCAAAACAGATGGTAGTTCTATGAAGATGATAGTAGGAACAAATCAAGATAATCAGTGGGAAGTAACAGAAGAAGGTAATTATAAGATTATAGTCGACGTAAATACTATGAGGGTTACTTTCATAAAGAAGTAAGTTGTTTATTAAATAATTATAGTAAACTCCCAAAAAGTGCACAACTCACATTTTCAGGAGTTTATTTTTTATTTTTTAGCATTTTATATTTTTTTATTCAAATAAATTTTTATATCTTTGTAACATAATAATTAAAATATATAATAAATTATGACAGACAGACATAGACCTGGTTACTATAAAGAGTACGAAGAAAGAAGAAGAGCTGCAGGTAAAAAAGCAGATAGGCACCGTAAGCATTATTATAGAGATTATAATAAGGCACATCCAGAGCGTTTGAACCGAGGATATACAAAGGGCTATATTGATGGATGTGTAGACAATGGACCTGTTGAAAGAGAACTTAGCTACGATCCTTTCTTGGATCCTCGTAGTTTTGGAGAGCTCATTGATGCACATGAAGCTATATGGCATGATGATGATTGGTGCGAATCTCCTGACTAAGTAAAGAATTTTTCAATTTATATAATTATGAAGAAACTATTATTTATACTACTAACAATTATATGTTTTACATGTATATCTTGTGACGATGATTCATATAGAGGAAGAATTGCTGACATTAGAATGGAACCCGCACATATGATACCATATGGTTATAATAATCTTTATAGAGGTATACCAGAAACATATAAAATTATAGTAGTTAACAAATATAAAAAGAATAGAAAATATAGAGCTTTTAGCTTTACTACAAAGGATCCTGCATGTTTATATCAATATCATATAGGAGATTCTGTATTTTTATCGTTGGCTGGTACATTAGAAGTAGTAGAGACAGATGAAAAACTATAATAAAATAACAGTTATGAAAGAAATAGATAGATTTTTATGTAAGGCTATATGTAACGGATGTTGGCAAACGGGGTTCTTAGCAGAATTTAACATAAGTCCTTTAAATAGTGTTAAAATATTAAATAGGTATCAGTTAATTACTCCTAGCGGTATTTTCACTATTGATAATATTAATAGTATTTGCGGTAATAGTGGGTTTACTGATAAAAATGAAAAATATATCTTTGACGGGGATATAGTTGTTATGACCAAAGGGAATGCTTCATTAACTGCTGAAATTATATACTACAATGGTGCGTATCGTGTTAAAGATCAATATACTTCTAATATGGCAAATTGCGTACCATTGCATGAAGTATACTATGAAAGAGAGTTTGAAGTTATTAAAAATATTCATGATAACGAAATATAAATTTATTATATAGATTTTCAGACTTTTCTTTTGATATTCTATATAAATAAATGTAAGTAGCAAGTTTATATGTGCACTAAAACTTGACCGAAACATATAGTTCTTTCGAGGCTATTTAAAATCGTTGGTTTAGACAGGGTTATAAAGTTTATCCTTGTATGTTACAGTTTCCTTCAGTATATAAGTATAAGTGACTTACTTACCGGTGAAATACGAAAACTTAATTTTTATTTATAAAATGTAAGACCCTGTTAACTATGTACAGATAACGTTTAGTCATGCTAAAAAATATAAACTATAATACATAAGCATGTAAAATAAATAATTATAGTTGAGAAGCTTTAATATTGCTTGTCTTTTAGCGAGGGGGAAGTCGACGATCTGAATTTTTGCAAGCAATTCAAATAAATAAAGAAAATGATAAGAGATAAGGAAATAACTTACATATTTCCGTATTTTGGAAGTATACTCAAATTGGTGAAGAGGGCGCTCTTGAAAAGCGTTAGGTCGGTGATGAGCTGACATGGGGGTTCGAATCCCTCTACTTCCGCAAACGGCAACGCTGATTTAATGGTAGCCTGAGTGTTACCAGTTGATATGGCTTAGATAATCACTAAGGCTTTAACCTGAGGTGCAAAAGGGTTTAAGAAACTCAATTATCTTTATAGATAATTCAATCAGGTTTTTTATTTTTTATATAATTTTATATGAGTAACATTATAGAGAAATTAAAAGTTATTATAGAGAAACAAACTATAGAGCTAAAAGTCTTTATTTTTAATTTACCTAATGTTGATGATATTATTACAAATATTCTCAATAATAAAGAAATACATCTAAATATTAATATAAAAGATTTTGATGATAATACAGGTACAATAGCTATATTAGAAACAAATAATAACACTAATTATAAATTATTAAAAACTTGTATTATTAAGTTTTTAGAAGATAATATATCAACATTTAAATATAAACCCATATATAATTATATAACATTAGAAGTTAATGCTAATATCTTTTTACTTATTACATTATCAGAAGGAACTAATTCTATAGAAATTATAGAGCAATGGGGATAACGTAATTTAATTATAATGAATTGCACTTATTGCACTTTTTATCGAATTAAATCTAAAAACCTGTACATCATTTTGTATAGGAACTCTATACGTTAATTTAGAGTTTTTGAAAATATAATACAAATCTTTAAAGTCTTTAAACTCAGTATCTTGTATATTAAATTCTTCCAACGACTTGATATACAAAAAGTTGAAGGCTTTGAGATTTGGCTGTATTATATTTTTTTGTATCTTATTTTGCTTAGTTATATATTGATTGTAAAATTCATATGTACGTCTTCCAATTTCAATACTTGATAATACCATATCAGGTAAATTCAAACTTCGAAATAAGAAGTTTCCAATAAATGAAGAATATTCAGGTTTAACTTTCTGAAATTTGAAACCATAAATATTACAATATTTTTCTAAACATACTGAAAATTTATTTCTCAACCATTTATTATTAATTAAACCATTTAAATAACTACCTTTACCTAAATTTTTACTTTTAATACTTAAATCTTCAATTCCAATTAGTTGAACTTTATAGTAAATAGCTTTCTTAATTAAGTTCTTAACTACTTGGTATGTTTCATATTCAAGCTTATTATTTAAATGCTTTCTAATAGGTGATTCAGAACTGAAACCGTTACCTTTTAAATCTTGAATTTTATCTGTTAAATTCTTAAATATATAAACGCCAGATTTAATTACATTGAATTCACTACTTGATTTCCAATCAGTTATAGACCACCCTATATAATTTGGATTTAAATCTAAACTTAAAACTCTGTTATTTACATAAGTTAAATTTAATTTTGAATTTAACACTATAGATTCATCGAATGTGATGTATATATAATTTGTATCTATTTTATAAGTTAAAGGTGTGTCATCTAAGATTTGATGTTTATAAACTTGACTCAATTTATAAAGTAAATTCTTTGAGTAGTTACCAATTAAATTTAATTTAACTTTTTTATTTTTTAATTTTAATGTAACATGTTTTAAATCAGCAGTTAATTTAAATTTTCTATTACCATGCACAGATTTGGTACCTGATTTCTTTTCACCAATTGAACTTAAATTACTTAATCTATTCAAATTAAATGTATCTTTATCTATTTGATGTTTACATCTCTTCAAAAAATTCTGTTTACCACCAAAAATTACCTTCTGTGTTTTGAATCGGTTATACAACATCTTTGCATCTATCATTGCAGATGCAATCCACCAGCTATCAAGTAAACTTATATTATTTAATTTAAGTAAATCTACTTGTTTAATTTTTTCTTGATTATATAATTTATTATATGCAACACGAAATACATGTGTATATTGATTCATATATTCAAGAATTAAATCTTGAGCACACGAATCTTCACAACTATATTTTAATTTCAATGTTATCATATATATTAATTATGTATAAAAATAATTAAATTGTTTTAATTTTATTAAACTTTTTCTATTACTATTTATATAAACTATGTAACGATTATTATAAATAAAGTATAAGGGGATAATATAGTGTTTGACGGTCTATGGTTGCATGGGTCGGACGTCGGGGCAGTACCGACTATCTCCACAATTATTACTAATTAATTTACTATGTTTGATTTTAATTCCGTTAAAGTTGATAATGATGGTGGTCAAAAAATATATGATGAAATATTATATAGAGAAGAAATAGAGAAATTGCAAAAGCATTTTCCGTATGATAAATTCTATATAAAAGATCATAAAATTGTATGTAATGGAGGGTTAATCATTGATAGTTCCATTACACTTGAAAAATTACCAGATAATTTACAGCTAAATTATTTAGACGTTAGAAGGGACAGTAAATTAAAAGTTTTACCAAATAATCTTACTGTTAATACCTTAACTATTAATAATGACCTGATAACTAAATTAGCGCATAATTTAACAGTAATAGGCAGATTAGAAGCATCATTTAGTAACATTACAGAATTACCAGATGATTTACGTGTGAACTATTTGGATATGCAGCATTCAAGTAAATTAAAATATATATCAGAAAATATTAAGTATTTTATCTATCTAAATATATCATTTTGTAATAACATTAAAAAATTACCAGATGATTTAGTGATCTCGGATATACTAAATATTTCATTTAGTAGCATTAGGAAATTACCTAACAATTTACATGCTAGGGTATTGCATATGAAAAATACTAAAATAAAAGAATTACCATTAGACTTAGCAGTTACTGACGCTATTTTCATAGGAGAAGATATGACAAATATAAAGAATTTTGATATATTTAAAGATAAAATCAAGATTATATAAATTTAAAGACTTAACTTATTTACATATAAAGTTAAGTCTTTTTTCTTTTTATAATGTTTTCTCAATTACATTTTTAAATATAAGATTTTGATTTTTCTTTAAAGTATTATAGTTATTACTGAGTCCTGGTTGTACATATAAAGTTTTACTTGTTAATGATGAATTATGTACATATACTTTATTATTTGTTAAAAATATAATTTCTTTTATTTCCTAAAATGAAAAGCAATATGCATTAATTTGTTTAAACTAACACGGTAAAGATAAAATTAAAACATTATTTTTAACTGGATTAAATGAGCGTTCACCCATAGAAATATAAGATTTATTATATATAATTTTTCCCAACCCATTTTCATATGTACTATTTACAAATTGAAGATCTGCCTATTTACCCCAACCCCCAACATAAAACTACTATGATGTTACATTATTTGGTAATGTAATAGGAATATTATTTTCAGTAGTGTACCATATTTCATTATCTGGTTGTTTACTGAAATCAATTTCATCAATAGTAAGTTGTCTGTTATAATTAAAAGTTATAAGTGCTCTTCGATTTATACTCATTATAACTATAAATATCGGCACTACTGGTTACTGTAGTACAATGTTTTAATTATCGTACTATAATTACAGGTGGTATATAACTTCCATTAAAAGTAACATTAGTCTTTACATAAGTTTGATAAAATATTACAGAATTGAGGGATATATTAACTGTATTATTAATTACATTAAAAATTCCAATAATTGGCAGCTTGCTCTAAGTTCCATAATTTAAACAATATGCATAGATATATTTAAACTACTTTGGAAATGATATTATTTTTACATTATTTGTTTTAAGTGAATTTTCACCTAATTTAATAATAGGTTTATTATAAATGATTTTACCTAAACCATTTTCATATATATGTTTAACAAACTATAAATCTGGTTGCTTCCCCCATCTCCCTATAAAAAAAGAATTTTCCTAATAATTATAGATATTTTTTATAGGGTTATTATCAAATGTAATATACCATATTTCATTATCAGGTTGTTTAGAAAAATCAATATAAAAAGGGTCTTGAACCATCATAAGAGAATTTCTTAATTTTGACATTATCTAATGAAATATGCATTTTATTTAGATATATGTACTACCGGCCAACGGTTAGTACATTTTATAAATAGACAAAATTACTTAATTTTCATATAATTAATATGATAGTATGTAAAGAACAATTAGATTGTTTTGATGCTCAAGGTAAGCCATCAAAGAAGCTTGTTATTTCTTATGTGAATAAGGATAAGGGTATTTCATTTTTTCAATGGAATATACCATAGCAAGAGTTATTTAAATGGGTATATACAAATGACCAATATGCAGATCCACCATTTTATGTAACGGAACATTTAACAGGTCAACCAGTATTAGATGAAAATGGTCAACCTAAAATAGCACAATGGAGATCATATGATAATAAACCAGTTAGACGTCAGCCAGCAAAGCAGTTATCTCCTATGAGAATTAATGAAGTTCTCAATTATTTTGGTAAAAATGTTGACCCATTATTTGAAATGAATATTCCTACTACATGGTTTTGTGATATTGAAACTGATGTAGATGATTCTGGTTTTCCTGATGCTGAAAGTGCACGTATGCCAATTAATACTATTGCTATTACAAAATTTCCAAAAACTATTGTATTTGGCAGGAAAGAATTAAGTAAAGACGAACAAGATTGGATTCAGGAATCATTAAGAACTTATAATAAAATTACAGAAAATTATGAGTTTGAATATAGATATTTTCCAGATGAGTACCAAATGATAAAAGCATTTGTTGAATTCATAACACCTATACCAGCATTATCAGGTTGGAACTTTTTGGGTTATGATTGGCAATATATCTATAATCGTTGTAAACTTATTGGTATTGACTTATCAGTATGCTCACCTACTCGTAGTTTTGAAAAATTCAGATTAAACCGCAAGGTAGTAATTGATGTACAAGTACCTAAGCATAAGATAGTATATGATTATTTAATTGTATATCAATTATGGGATATGACTATATTAGTAAAGGAAAATAATACACTTGATTTTGTTTCTGAAAAAGTACTTGGAATTAAGAAAGTACAACATAAGTGGGGATTTGCAGAATTTTATAGAGAACATTTTAAGGAGTATGTATTTTATAATGCAGTAGATACTATATTGGTTGAACAAATTGATAAAACCTTAAAAACATCTGAAATTTGGTATATGCTTGCATGTGAGTTGCGCATTGATTTAAATACAGCATTCTCTACTATACAACCAACAGAGACTGTTATGTGTAACTTCGTCTATCCTAATTATAAAGTTATTCCAGAGAAGTTTGATAAAGATAAAGAGAACGGAGATTATGCAGGTGCATTTGTATGGCCAACCCAACCGGGTATTTATAAGTATATTGGAGGACTTGACTTCGCATCACTATATCCATCTATTATGAGACAATTCCAAATTTCTCCGGAATCTTTTATTAAGAAAGATATAAATTATATACCTAAAGAGGATGAGATTAAAACTACATCTGGTGCAGTTTATAAAAAAGATCCTAATGCTATTGTACCTGCAATTCTTACAACATATTATGCAAAACGTAAAGCAGCAAAGAATGATAGAAAAGAAGCAGATCAAGAGATGGAAGATTTAAAACATATTCTTGAAAAGAGAAAAGCAGGTTTAAATCCAAAACAAATTATAGAAAACGTTATATAATTAATTATGAAACCGCAAGAATTTTTATATGGTGCAGTAGAAATTAACATGGAAGACCGTGTTATGCTATGGGATAAGTATTTCAATTATGATAATGAAATATTAAAATTAACTGGATGGAAAAGCTTTAAACCTATTTGTCACCATATGACTATTGGTTATTATACAACTATATCTGATAATACATATAAATGGTTATTAGATAATAATGGTTTAGTGTGTAATTTGAAAGTAATTGCAATAGGGTTTAGTAATAAAGCATGTGCATTACAAGTTAAAACCGATGTTATTTCAGATAATAAAATAAAACATATTACTCTTGCTACAAATCCAGATACAAATGGTAAACCAGTAGATAGTAATAATATAACAGAATGGTATATATTGAAAGAACCATATAATATTAAAGGTGAAGTTAAAATTTATTACAAATAAAATGGGGTATGCTTCACCTCATACCCCTGACACCGGTCCCATACTTAAGCGAAATTCCTAAAACTTATTTAAACGAAGCGGTGCAAATATCTTTTTAATAGAATTTAATTACATTTTACATACATTTTATTTATCACAATTAATTTAATTTATAAAAATAAGAAATATGAGTAAAGTAAAGATTTATGATGATACACAGGTAATAACAGATCTGTTGAAATGTTTATCTAATGATATTATTAATGGTAATAATATGTTAGCATCTTTTAATAAGGCACTTCTTGAAGTAAGTCCTGTAATGCGATGTACTGTTATCCGTGATATGTGGAGATTTATTAATTGTTGGCATGAAACAGTAAATTCTGTAAGTGCCGTAAAGAATAAGAAAGTACTTGCAAATATTCTTACACCTTATTTTATCATGCAAAGGATTAATATGTTTCAAGATACAGTTAATGTAATATATTCAGAATGTCCTGAACTTCTAATGGAAGAAACTACTAAAGAAGAAATTGAAAAAAATGAAATATATATAAGAAATAGTAAACTTAACTCATATATTTCATGTATTGTAAAAGCAGTAATACAAACTACTCGCCGTAAATATGGGTTGGATAATAATCCTAATTTATCATTAAAGAAGCAAGTAAATCCATTTGTAAATAAAAAGTAAAAAGATATATGAAAATAGTTGATTATGAAGTATAGATAGAGGATATAGCATCTATTGAAGAAGGAATGTATAATGACGAGTATGTATATGATATTGAGGTAGATGATTTTCATACCTTTATTGCTAATAATATACTTGTTCATAATTCTATATATGTTGAGTTCGGCCGTATTGTCAACCAATTAAATATTCCACCTGATAAAGCACCTAAATTCGTAGTAGATTTATGGAATTATGGGTGTGGACCATATATGGATAAGAAATATGAGGAATATGCAAAGAAGTTTAATTGTGATAAAAATTTACAAAGCCTTGAACTTGAAAAAATTGCAGATACTGCATTAATGACTTCTAAAAAACATTATGCTATGTCAGAATGTTTTAAAGAACCTGATATATATTTGGAGCCAGGGGAAACAGTATTGTATAAAGGTCTTGAACTTATACAAGGGTCATGTCCTAAATATTCAAGAGAATGTCAGGATAAGTTTATTAGATTTATATTAGCATGGTATGCTAAACATACAGAGAAACCTGATTTTAATACTATATTTACAATGGTCAAAGAATTCAAGACAGGATTTCTAAGACAATCTCCTGATGATATATGTAAGTGTTTGTCTGTTAGTGATTATAGTAAATTTATATTAGATGATAAAAATAACATTGTAGTTGGTCAACATTGTCCTATACATGTTAAAGGAGCAGGTATTGCCAATTATATATTATCACAAGATAAGAATAAAAAATATCTTATGAAATATAATAAAATCAGGTCAAGAGATAAAGTTAGATTTTATTATACAACCGATCCTGATTTTCCAGTATTTGCGTTCTTACCTAATAATTTTCCATTAGAATTTGCTTTGCCTATTGATTATAATAAACAATTTGAAAATATGATACTTGTACCTATAAATAGAATACTTAATATAATCGGGCATCCGGAATTAACTCCAGATCTGTGTTATACTTCATCATTATTCTAAAAAATAAAATATATAAAACCATAATTATATATGAAAATTTATATTTCAGATTACTACATTAATCCTAAAAATAAAAATAAAATATATACTTCTAAAACTAATGTACCAGAAGTATATCTAATCAGAAAAGAACTAAATACTAATCGATATTGTATTAGTTTAGATGCTGAATATAATAACCAAATTGTATATATTCCAGAGGAGTATATTCATGCACATAGTGTAGTAGTTAATACTGATACATTTAAAGTAAGTGATCCGATATATGTGGATAATTCTGATGTTGGACTTAAATTTAAAATTAGTGATAGAAACTCATTAATAGTCGAAATTGAATTATATAATAAATATGAGTTCTTAACTATACCTTCAACTAATTTAATTTTAAATATACATGAGTATATAAAGGATAAAATAGAAAACCTTAAGTTAAATGATGAAACTTGTGAGTTACTATATAATTTGGTAAATAAAATAAAATCAAGTATAAGTATGTGTAATACATTAAACGAAGTTCCAACTCCAACTATACCTCATGCTAAATATTGGGAATGTCCAATTTGTCATGAATATACAACGGCAGATAGTAATGTATGCTGTAAATGTGGATATAATAGAACTGATCCAGATTATAAAAAATATGAGAATTTAGAAAGCTCAAATAGTAAAAATTTGAAGCATTTAAATGAAACAGTAGTTAAAAGTTATTGATATAATGAAGAATACATATACATATAGTTATGCAGAAAATATAAAGTCAGATGTTGATTTATCATCTGACTTTTTTACTTGGTGTACAGGTAATTGGATAAAGAACCATCCAAAACCAGATAATTATGCATCATGGAGTAATTTTAGTCTTGTAGATGAAATGATACATGAAAGGGTAGAACATCTTATAAAAGACAATAAAGGTACTGATATTGTAGGAAAGAATATGAATATCCTTCTTAATAAATTAATGGATATTAAATCTCGTAATAATATTGGTATATATGAAATTACTACATATATTAATCAGAACATTAGAAATATTAAAAATAATACAGACTTTATAAAGTTCTTAGCGAGTAAGCATGAAACATTAGTATTTTCTATGGGTATTAGTCCTGATATGAAAGATTCTAATAAGAATGTTGTATATATAGGTCAAGGCGGTGTTGTATTAGGAAATAGAGATTATTACCATGTACAAACTGATGAAAATATTAAAAAGTATAAACAATATTATATAGATTATATTAGAGAAGTATTTGAAGCTATTGGATTTTCTAATATAGAAGCTAATAAATTAAGTAAGAAAATTTTTGAATTAGAAGTACGCCTTACTAATACATATAAAACAGAAGCTGAATTACAGGACCCTACTACTAATTATGAAAAATTAAGTGTTTCTGACTTATCTAAGCTTACTAAATTTGATTTCAATAAGTTTCTTAATCTATTTGGTTATAACGCGACACAGGAGATTATATTAACCCAGAGGCCTGCCGTTATAACTGCATGTGATGTATTAATGAATTATGATCTTAATATACTTAAAGCATATTATACATTTCAAACTGTTATATCATTTACTAATATATTAGATGATAAAATGTATGATATTGCATTTAGATTTAATTCTAAATTTGCAGGTGTAAGCAAAAAAGATTCATTAGAGCGTAGAAGTATTAAAACTATTAAGGGTATATTCTCAGATTATATTAATGAACAATATGCAAAAACATACTTATCCCCAGAGATAAAGGAATATGGTATTAATATGATTAATAACCTTAAAAATTCGTTCCATGATATAATTATGCAACAAGAGTGGATGTCAGATGAAACTAAACAATTTTCTATTGAAAAGTTAAAGTTAATGGGTTATAAAGTTGCATATCCTGATAAGTATGATGATTTATCTGATATACCCGTTATTGAAGAACATTCATTATTCTATAATATGCTTGCAATAATAGAATATATGTTTAATTATAATAAGGAGAAATATTATAATAAACCAGTAGATAAGTCCGAATGGTTTATGTCAAGTTATACCGTTAATGCTTATTATGACCCTTCTAATAATGAAATTTGTATTCCTGGTGGTATTATGAATGCTCCCTTCTTAGATATTAAGCAAGATGATGCTTATAATTATGGTGCATTAGGTGCAATAATAGCGCATGAAATGACACATGGATTTGATGTAGCAGGTTCTCAATTTGATAAAGAAGGTAATATGAAAGAATGGTGGAAACCTGAAGAATATACAGAATTTAAAGAATTAACTACTAATACATTAAATAGATTTGATAAACAACATATTAAAAATACTACTATTACCACAAATGGTAATTTAACTATCAATGAAAACATTGCAGATTATGGTGGAGTTAAAATTGCATATAATGCATTAAATACATTATTAACACATAATAATGTTAAATCATTAAATTCTCCACAATTAAATAAACAAGAAGAATTTAAGAAATTCTTTATTGCATTTGCAAATCTATGGGCAAGTTATAAAACCCAAGAATCATTAGAATACAGTGCATTAAATGATTGCCACTCTATTAGTTACTTGCGAGTTAATGGAACACTAAGTTTATTTAATCCGTGGTATGATGTATTTAATATAAATCCGAATTCCCTTTTATATATAGCGCCAGAAGATAGAGCAAATGTGTGGTAAAATTAAATAAATAAACTATGAGACTTATAAATGAATCTATAAATTCTAATATTTTAAGAGATATTATTAATAATAAACAAAATATTTCATTCTTTAATCAATTTTAGTATGATAGCGATACATATAAAGCTTGTAATGATTTAATGAAGAAACTTGAATCATTATATGAATTATTATTACCACCATATATGAGAAATAGTAAAAAATCTATATACTTTTCAGCTATATATTAGGAAATTAAACCATATTATATAAAAGAATTAGGTAAAACAAAAGATGAAATAGTATTATATATTAATAATATTAATAAAACTGTGTATTAGTTAAATATGCAGTTAAATAAAATTATTAATTCAGCTATAGACCCATATATATTATTATAGAACTTTATTACACGTAAAACAGATAATGACCTTAAAAGTTAGTTTAATTTAGATTTAATATAGGATAGTGATTTTGAAAAGTATACATATAAAGAAGCATCCAAGAATACATAGATATATCAAAAAATTAAAAAAGCTTTATTAGTATTTTACTTTGATGATAATAATAAAATATTAGGGGTAAGTTCAAAAGATAGTTTAATTTCAAAATATAGTACTTATAATAATGATAGATATATTAATGAAATTAAAAATTTTGATAAAAATAAACATATAATAACATTATGCACTATATAGGATTTACCAGTATTAGGGTTAAATCTTGATTTACTTAATAACTTATACCATATCTGTAATAGTACTGGTTCTGCTGGTGCAACTATTAATGACTACGATTATGGTGTTAAAAAAGGAATAGTTCTAAATAGTATATTAAATAAAAAAAATAGATTATACACAGAATTAAATTGGGGTATGCACCCAACAGATTATTGTTATATATGTAATCCATCGGAAAATATATTAAGTACTAAAGATATTTCAAGTAAACGAAAAGAAATATATAAGGATACTGACACCAAAAAACGTTATAAATGGAAATAGGATGAATTTGGAAATTTTAAAAGATATGTCCCTGTAATTACTAAATATAATGCACACTTAGAAGAACTTAAGGATATTCCTTTACAAGATATAGATTAGTATAATACTGATTTATTTAAAAGTAATTTGAAAAATTTAGAAAAAAAACGTGAAGATGTTAGAATACAAAAACAGATAAGAGCAAATAAAGCAGAGCGTAACCAAATTATAGATAAAGTTAAAGAATGTAATAATAAGTTTTTGGAATTTCTTAATAAAAATTAGAATAATGATTCAGAAAACTTTAATTTTGAACTACATAATAAAGTACAAGAAATAGCATGGGATATTCAGAGATTACAGTAGTTAGTTAATACATATATTCAAACAATAAATAATTTCATCAAATTTAAAGATGGAGGATCTTATTATGATAGACGTACGCCAGAACAATGTAAATCTGCAAAAGATGATGTAGAACGTTAGATAGATGAAATTAACTTATTATTATATACATATAAATAAAGGAGTGCAATAAAAATTGGCACTCCTTTTTCAATAAATATAAATATGGGACAAGTTATAAATATTAACAAAATGGCATCTTCTATATATTAGACAATGCTTAAATTATAGCAATCTGCAACTGAAATGGTTGGTCTTGATGCATAGTGGTGTCGTGCTATTCCATATAAAAACAGTGAAGATATTATTGTCCAAGAATATACATTATCTAATGTAGAATGTCCACGTAATATAAGAATTGTTACTGATAAAAATGATTATCAACCAGGAAATTATAATGTAGATTTATGGGGTGTTAATTATGAAAATCCTTTAGATATTAGTATTGATATAAAAACATGGGAAGCTATATACGGTAAAAATACAATGCCATAGAAAGGAGATATTGTTTTTATTTAGATGTTACATAGGCCATATGAAGTAGCTTCAGCTACAGTAGTTTATGGTGTAGGAGAATTACCAACTTCTTTTAAATGTTCATTAAGGAAATATCAAAGAACTGCATCAAGAAGAGAAAATGAAGAATTTCAAATACAAGTAGATACATTAGCAAATAATCAAATTGAAATGTTTGGTGATGATATTTCTAAAGAAGTTGCAGATTCTGTTATGTCCGCAGAAAAAACAGGTAATATTTCTACTTATGTAGACCCTATTAAATCATGTGATTTAAATTCTATAATTATATAGCATATTATAGGAGCAAAAGGAAATATTATATCAGAAGCGCATTATTCATTTAAAAATGCAAATAAACCTATTATATATAGTATAACTGATTCTATCGATATATTAAAAACCCATTTAATAAGTAGTATGTGGTTTAAAATAAATGAACCACTAAATAAACAATATAAATTAGAAATTAATGGTATATATACAAAAGATAAAGATTATTGGTATTTTACAGTTAATAATGAAAAAGAATTAAATGGGTATATTCCAGATAATACATATGTATATATTAAGAGAGGTAATACTTTATTAATACCTGGAATTGTATCTATGTAGAATGATATAGATGATAAAGGTAATTGCAAAAATATATTTACATTACAGGTTAAATCTTCTGATGTATTACAAGCATCATAGAAAATTCCTAATTGGTGGTATTCTAAAGGTATATGGAGATTAAGTACAGATAATCAATATACTTTATTAAATATGTATAATGATGTTAATAATGTATATTCATGCACTATTAATTCAGGCGGTATAAATTTAGTATATAATAATTCTACTATTAATATTCCATTTAGTAAACAATTTAATTTTAATGAATGGACTTATATTGCAATAGACATATATCAAAATCAGGTGTATACAGTAATATCATAGTTACAAACATCAATAAATGGTAATATAAAAGATGTAATTCTATACAAAGATAAAAATAATATAGATATTTCTAATACTGTATTAAATTTTGACAAAATTACAATACCTCTTAATACAATAGATATAGATTTATCGAATTTTAGAATATATAATTCTGAATATTCTATAGAAAATGAATTTTAGATGGATATGTATTCACAATTAGTGTAGAATGCAAGTAAATTAATAATTGTAGATACTCCTTTAAACAAAAATGACATGAGCTTTATTAGCCCAGTCCGTTAAACGAAAATTATAATAAGTTATGGATTTTAATAAGTATAATGATAATATTCTTAATGATTTAAATGATCTTATGGGCGCGGCTAATCCAATAGTTCCTGCTAAATTTACACCTATAGATGGTAATAAAATTGTTAATCAAATTAAAAAACCAGGTTTATCTAAAATCAAAAAAGATAAGCATGAACCTGATAATAGATTTAAAGATATTACACAAGAATAGTTAATGTAGTGGTTAACACCAAATCATAAAAATATAGGTGAAGGAGATCCAACTAAGTAGTAGAAATATTTTAGGGATTATATTAATAGTGAGTATTTAAATGATAGTATAATAGATAATCCTTCTAAATACCCTGTTACTGAAAGTGAAAATGGATTTACTGATGAAAATAATCAAGCTATGTATGATTTATAGTCATGGGATCCACGCTTACGTAGATTAGATGCATTTTATATGAATGCAGAAGGTGGTTCTACTGCTATCGTCCCTTTTGCATCTAATACAGCAGCCACTGCATTTTCTAACATGATATATAGATTACCATTAAAAGTAGCACGTGAATTATTCTCATAGGGTAATAATAAGGATAATGATAGATTAGCGGAAATTGATAGTTTACTTGAATATGGTAAACATAGTGCTGCATCAAATGCACGTTCAGAATATCCAATAACACCACGTAAATTTTATAATACAGATAGTAGATTTTGGGGTGCATCTTCATTAATGAATCCATATTCATTAACTCGTTTAGTAGGATCATTTGCAAATATTAAAGATGAAGTAGGCTCAACGCCACGCAATTATATGTATGATATTAGAGATAATAGACGTTATTATGGTATAACTGATTCTACTGAACACCCAACTCAAGTATTATCACCTACAGTATCACATATTATTGAATGGGCTAATAAAGATAGATGGGGTAGAACTCCATATACATATCAAGATTTTGTGTATTGTAAATATTTTGGTTTAATACCTAATAATAGATTAATAACATTACGCCGTTACCATGCACCAACCCGTGATAATTTACAATTTGAGTAGATGTATGGGGATTCTAATAAGAAAAATGAATAGATGACTTCACCTTCAGGTACTCATAATGGTATATATTTTGCACCTCGTTGTACTGTAGTTACTTATGCAGGAGATGATACAGGTAATAAATTTTCAGAATTATTAAGTTTTTCAACAGGTATTAATTGGATTGATGCTAAAAGTGAAATATGGGAAGTATCTGGTGATGATGGTGATGATCCATAGGCTACTATAGATTCCATGTTTGAAGGTGGAGGTTTTGGTCAAGGTTCTAAAACATATATAAATGGTTTAATGAATCTTGGTAGTATGGTAACAAATAAAATTATGTCATTTGGTAAAATGGCAACGGCTATTAATGGGACAGTTACTGCATCATAGGGGGCAGGGGATAAACGTTTAGCTGCATAGATGGATCCTTATAATGATGGTACATATGCAAACCGTATTCAAGGACCTCTAAATAGAATAGAAGAAATTAAACGTAGAAAAGAAGGTATTATATTTGATTAGTCATTTACTATAAAATGTGAATATGTTACTAAATCTATTGGTGGTATAAATCCTAAAGCTGCTATGTTAGATATTCTTAGTAACTGTATGGAAATGGTTTCACCTACTGCAGTATTCTGGGGAGGTGGTCACAGGTTTATGATGACTCCACATTTTTATCCATTCCACGATGGTTCATGGCGTGATAACTTTATGAAGAAATTATATGATGGTAAAATATTTGGGCATGGCGGTGCAATGGAATATGTACTATCTGGTGTACGAAGATTTGGTACAAAGAATGGCGAATTTTCATGGGATAATATTATGACAAGCTTTGGTAATATTTTAGGTACAGGATTAGCATGTATTAGCTCTATTGTATCATCTGTTTCATCTGCATTATTTGGTGAGGGCACGAATGTATTTACATAGTTATTAGATAAAGGTGCAGGTGCTTCATCACAAGGTGGAGTAAAAGCTGCTAAGATGAAAGCTAATAATATGTTTAAAAACTTGAATAACATGTGGAGAAATAAAGTATTGGCAACATCAATCGCACCTACAATTAAAAATATGCATGCATTATTAACTGGTGATCCAGTGGGAGAATGGCATTTAACAGTAGGAAATCCTTTAAATCCTATTATGGTTGTAGGTAATTTAATATGCGAGAAAATGCAAGTACAATGGAATGATGAATTAGGACCAGATGATTTTCCAACAGGTTTAACCGTTACATATACATTATAGCATGGTATGAAACGTGATAAGCCTGCTATACAATCTATGTTTAATAGAGGTATGGGTGCAATATATGAATTACCAGACTATATTAAATCTTCAAGTGAATATGAAACACATGTAGATAAAACTACAGGAGGTACGGCGTTTAGACAACCTGCATTTATACATGCAAATAGAATTAAAGCTGAAAATGGAGTACATAAATTCATGACACATTAGTATAGGGTATCTGGTGGTCATATTCCAAGTAATACTGGTAATTATAATACATAGATAGTAACTAAATTTAATGGTGATGCATTGTCATATGCAAATACACCTGTTAGTGAATTAACCAGCCAATCATATATGACAAATAATGTTGTTCCTGCTATTAAGGCAATGGCAATAACCAGAAAATATACAAGTTGATTTTTATGTTTTAGTATTCATTAGATAGTAAACCTATTATTATAGATAAGAATGGGAATTAGATAGTAGACTTATGTAAATCTATGTTCACTCGTAATGCAGGTTAGATAGAGTCATATACTGTTAGAAAGATGACAAATTTTTATGAAATGCGTCCAGACCTTGTGGCAAATGCTGAATATGGTAATACAGATTCAGCTGAATTTATATTGAAATTCTCTGGTATATCAAATCCATTTACATTATCCAATGAGGATATTTTAATGATTCCTAATGAAGGTGAAGCCATCTCTAAGACTACACAAGTAGAAGCTGACCATGAAGAAAATGATGTACGTGAGCAACAAGTTCGTAATTTTTATAAGTATGTTAATCAAGATTATAAGAGTGATTCAACATCATATGATAAGTTAAAAGAAACTGAAATGAAATCAGCTGTAGTTCCTAATACCTTATAGGGAGATTATATGGTACCGTATATATCAGAAGATGGTACAACTGCAGTTACTATTAGAAATGGTAGAATGTATTTTGGTGAAGATAGTGGTTTAAATACAGCTACTATCATAAAGTCATCTACAAGTAATATAGATAACCATATATAGGCAATTATAGATAGTACTGCAACCGCATTATCAGATAAAAATTGTATGTATAATGGTTAGACCCTCGCAAATTTTGTGAGAACTTAGATGAAAAATAATTACACAAATGCAACAAATGAAAAACCTGAACAATAAAAATGTTCAGGTTTTTATATTTTGAAAATACTGTATAACTAATTTATTATATGCCATTCTTAATACGGTGTTCAATAAGATTCCATACTGTATTATTAATAAATGTTTCCTTCAAAGTTTTATGTATACGAGGTTCTATGCTATCCTTGAATGATTCAGTTACAGCATGTACATTATTATTTCTATATGCTTCAGTAATGGCATTAATATGTTTCTTAACTTGATGCTCAATATATAATTTAATATCTTCTTTAGTTGATTGTGGAGTTAATACAATCTCATTCTCATTTAACAATTTAATACCAGCCTTTTTAATACCTGTTTTAGGAGACCAATATTCCATAAGACGACATGCCATTTGTTTCTGTTCTTCTAATGGTAAATTTTCAATTTTACCAGTAATCATATATTGTTCTTTTAATATAGAAACAATTGCCTATTTTTGTTTTTCATACAATGCTGCCTTCATCTGCAATGTATCCTTTTTACTATCTTCGTAAACTGCGGTAAATTTTCTCATTATTTTAATTATTACAGTATTTTATACAATATTTATTCAACTGAATTATTTATTCAAGTTTTTTATTTTTTCGTGAACTTTATAAATTAAGTATTAATTTCTCGTTTTTTGCTATGTTTTTAGTAGCTTTTATCACAATAACTAAGCGATTTGGGTCCCAAATGTACTCACAATTACCCCCTAGTACCAGGCTACTGGAATTTTGTGAAATATCATAATATTGACAATAACCCATCGGAATCACATATTGCTCATTTGGGACTACTTCAAATACTAACTTACGTATATCACTTGTATATAAAGATTGTTTTGAAATTTCTCTACATGGACATATTTCTATAATATCTCCTTTATAGAATTTTCTTTGTGCATATACAGATTTCCCATCAGAATATACTTTACATATATTAGCATCAGACGGGATCATATCAATTTTCTTAACAGATTTCTTATCACGTTTATAATCATGATTAAATAACGTCCAGTAATCATATCCTTCAAATACTCCTTTAGTAGACCATGCATGCTAATCCATTGCTTGTTGAGTATCATCAAATTCTATAAAATCATCTTCATCTTTAACAGACTATGCAAGATGTTTTACAATGGCTTTACTTAAATTTCCATTAACATACTTCTCTAAAAATTTAGAATATTTAGTATAACCATTAATAGGGTTAGAAGATGTCAATAAATTAAATATTTGATATGCAATAGTTCTACATTCTACATATTTAAAAAATGCACGTTCAATGGTTTCTGATGAATATTTACCAGTTATTCTATATGAATTTTTTATTTCATGTAAAACTTCGGTTAAATTCTATTTAAGCCATGTTTTTAAAATTGGAGTATGGTAAATATCTGGTGTTTCTAACTATACCTTAGCACATTTATCATTAAAATAATCTAATAATTCAATATCCTAATTTGTAAATAAATGTAATGTATCATTAATTAACATTATTATAGATTTACGTTTAGCTCTATATGTAAGGTATGCATTATGTCTTATTTTTGCATAATTATATGCAGTATTATCAGGTAATAATATTTCATTATAAAAATGCTCAAATTTTGCCCGTTTTGCATCGTCTGACCATTGATATTGATCTTTATATTCTTTAACCACTGCAAGTTCTCTATTATAAATGTTTAATAACTACTCAAATTTCTTAACTGTATCAGCATTCCAGCCTTCTTCATATAAATAATCATTATAAAGATCCATAATTTCATTATGAGCCTTTATAACAAGTTTTAAACTATCTGTGAAATGGAGCTATATATCTGGGTTCATTATTTTAGTTAAAAAAATTTTTTAAAACATATGTACATATTTTATAAATTAAATAATTATTTATAAAATATTTAAAGTTATCACTGAATATTAATAACTTTTGGGTTGTACACGAACCCTCTGAAATCTCTTGAATTTATATTAAATAAATCATCAGAGTTCACTTTTAAATATTTACGAAGTATATTCAAAGATGCATTTATATCTGCATTTATTTTAATCCCATCCTTGCTACAATATAAACCTCTTTTAACCCTTTTACCGCTAAATTTATAATTTAATTCAGTGGTTGAATTAAATACTGGGATATGTTCATTATCTATAAATGATGCCTTTGATGTATAACTTTCCTCCTATATAACACAATTTATACAAGCTAACTAACATTTATAAGATAACATTTGAATTAATTTATTAAAAGGTATTTGTACAAAATTTTGATTGGTTTTCTTTCCAAGTTTAGTGTCTTGTTTCCAGTAATTATTATGACCAATTACAAGCGTGTTTATATTGTTGGCAACTAATTGATTCACTATATATCTTGAAACTTTATGAAAATAATCATTAATTTTATTTGAACGTTTATAATTTAACCTTTGAATTCTCTTGCTTATTTTACAATGATTTACAGTTTCACATATTGATTTATATTTTGCAACTTGCTTATTATAATATTGATTTATTGTTTTTACAGGTTTACCATTTATAATGAAACTGTTAACCACATTTGAACTACAGCTACATAAATTATTGATACCTAAATCAATAGACATATATCTTTTATTATCAGTTTTAGATTGTATATCTGGTACTTCATGTATAAATTCTAAAACTATAAATCCGTTTTTAGGTACTAATCTAATCTGTTTAATATTTAATTTATTGACTTCCAACCCAACTTTAATTAATATTTTAGTAGTTGGTATTTGTAAATATCCTTCACTTAATTTCTTTTTAGCCCAACTATCAATTACAATTTGATTTACACCATTAGTTTTTAAATATTGAGGCATTTGAATAGGTAAAGTATACATACCTTTATTTTTCTTCTTTAACAGTGCAAAGAAACTACTAAAATTATTATCAACCTATCTAATAACTTGTTGTGCAATGTGATAAGGTAATGCCTTAAAATCTGGATTTTGCGATGACTACATTAATCTCCAGTTTGCATAGTAATTTAAATATTTGTATTTAACAGTAGTATCATCTTTAACCTTGAAGTAGTACTGTCTAACATTAAATAATGCTGCATTATAAAGATTTTTAGAAAGATACATCATCTCCATTAAATCTTTATAATAAACATTATTCTACTTTATTATATGTTTTTGCACTAACCTCATTTATAATTTATTTATCTTCTGATATTTAATATCTAAATTATTTATATTCATAATATTTTTATGTTAACTATGTTTTTTATAAACCTTATATAAACATATTGAGAATGTCGTCTTCTTCCTATGCCTATGTAGAAACATTCTATGTGGTTGCATTATTTACAGAATTAGTATTCTATGTTTCTTGTTGATTATTATTTACAATAGAAGTATTTTGCTCTTGTGCTTGCTATGTAGGTTTAGATGTGGTATTAGTATTATTAGTAGCAGGTTCAGGTTTATTAGATATATCTGATACTTTATTACTATCATCACTTAAAAAATCATCCATTAAATTTTCCCAACTATCTGCTGCATTATTCATGCTCTATGTTGCATTAGTTAAATTATTAACTTCAGTTGGATTTATATTATTCACATCTTTAATATTATTCTGTAAATCTTCTATTGAAGGATTATCATCATGTAAATTACCTATATTACTTTCTATGTTTTTCAAGTGTTCTTCAAACTCACCCGTTGCAACATACTATTCAAAATATGTTTCAAAATTATCAATAGGATTTGCATCATCCTTTGCTTCATTGAGTATATTACCATATAATGAATTACCGAAATATATGTTATTTAAAAAATTATTTTCCATTTTTATTGTATATTGCATTTATTAATTGTTTTACAGTATTCATTTTGAATATGATAGGTAAAAAATTACATAATATGGTCTTTATATTTATATCATCTTTTACTTGAATTTGAATATTATTTTTTTCAACATTAATACCAGATATAGCATCAATATAATTATTTTCATCAATATAATTTGCACCTCCAATATTATACAATATTCCATTAATACTAAATAAATTAAAACCATCCACCATCTTAATTTGATATTTACTATATAATGCATCTATGATGGCTTGATTAATTTTTGTTTCTATATTAGATAATATCTATTGAATATTACTTGTAAAATTCTTATTAGCCGGTTTATTCATAATATCATACATTATATGATAATCTGTACAGAACTTTGCAAATGTAATATCTTTTATATTCTCTACTATAGATTTATCTCCATTTATGAAATCCTTATATGATGTTATATCATATGATTTAAAATCCTTATCATATTTTAAGATAACTGCTTTTAATATCAATTTAAATATATTATTAGCTTTACTAACCTTATCATTATCAGTAATACTATATAAGTATAATTTAGTACAAGATGTTATAAACTTCTCTAATGTATCAACTTTTAATCCTATAATATTACCAACATCACTAATATTATTAATTCCATGTAATAACTTAATATCATCCTTATTAAGTTGAAGTGTTTTTAGTAACTATCCTATCTATAAATCTGTAGATTGTAATATAGGTACTAAACCTTTTTGATATTCTAATAAATCGTTATAATCTATTTTACTCTTATCTTCTATGTTTACACCTACATAATCATGTAATGCAGTATAGAACTCATCAATATCTAAATATGATTCATTCAAATTTATTAAATCTGATATGTCCATTTGATTAATTACTAAATTCTATATAGCGGTAGATGCTATCATATTAATGAACATTACAGTTAACTCTGGGTTAAATCCTATAATCTAACCATCTGCATAATTTTTACATATATTTAATTTATATGTATAGTATATATTTAATAACTTTATATAAGGATCTTTTATAGATAATATTAATTTAATATCTTTTTCTTGATCTAATAATTTACAGAAATTAGTCCATACTACTATTTTATCTTCTGGTATATTCTTTAACTATAATAAATCGTTTACCTATTCAATAGTAGATTTACCTGATAAAATAGTATCTCTATTAATTTTGAAGTTATTTAACACAGTACCTTCAGATGCTAAAATACGAGATAATACAAAATTAAATATACTTCTATTATCTTCTGATATTAAATTAGGATGCGAATCAATATACTATGAAGCAGTAGAAACTAATTGCATTTTAGGTAATTCATTATGTACACTCTAAAATACTTTAATTAACTAAAAATTAGTAATAAGATTAATTAAATTATTTTCAGTAAGTATCTAAATAAATTTATTAAAAAATAAATCTACATTGCCCTATGTATTTAAAAGGTCTTCAACAATTTTTGTAAATACCTTAATATTTGATGGAGTAATTTTATTACTGAAAATCTTATACATAAAAATAGATAGATAATCCATGCTATTACCTGTAAAATCGTGTTTCTACTTATCATATATAGGTTTATCATTTACATTTAAGTTATGTCCATGTGTTGCAAATATCTATTCTAATATATCAGGAATATTATTTAGTTCTTGCGTAATAAATGCATCTTTATCTTCTTTTTCTACTGTAGCATTTACATATTTTATCTATGTTCTTGCATCTGATAATAACTGTGCTAAGCATTTATATGTTATCATCATAGCAATAACATTAGGTACAGTTTCTTGTAAAAATTCTATTGTCATTGCAATAGGAGATCCAGATTCAGGGGTAGATATATGTTTTATACGTCTCTATATTCTTTCATCTAAATCGCGCATATGTCTATTCCATATACCTGTAAGACCTTCTGCACGTAAAGGGTGTTTAGATACAAATGAAGCAAGTTTAGATGATAAACCTAATTGACCACTATCTGCCATACGACATACTAATTTAATACGTTCCTTAATTTCTTTATCAACATCTGTTTTCATTTGCTCCATTTGTTGACGTGCCCATTTAACATCAGCCCACTCTTCTGGATCACTTGTCATGATCTTTATAATCTTCTCACGCAAATTACCACGAACTTCATTATATAATGCATCTGCATCAAATGGATCCATTTGTATAATATCATCTCCATCTGAATATGCTTCATTTATATAATTAGAATATATGTACTACTATGCGCCTTCATTTATTCCATACTTACGTCTAAATGCATCAAGTTGTGATCTTGTATTAATGCCTTTTATATCATTTAATGCAGTAGTATTATTATCTTGTATACATTGTAATATAATATCCTTAATATCTGTATTTAATGATGCTTTATCTCTATATCTATTTTCCCGCTCGCGCTATTCTATTTCTTGTATTTTACGTAATGATTCGTTATTATCATTTAAATAAGATTTTATACGTGTATTAGCACGAGTAGATAATGTACTAATGGTATTTAATACATCTTCTATTTCTTTATTATTATTTGGCGAAGTACATTGACGTAATAATACAGCAAAGTTTTTAGATATATTAGTTAAATAATAATCTATACCTTCTACTAATGATGTAGAATTTAAAACACCTACATTACGTTCTGTTTCATATTCCTTTTTATATTCAGAATCATTAGTTACATATACACCATGGTCACTATTAAATGCTACACTTGCAACTCCCATAGTATATGCACCTAATGCTACACCACCTACAACACCAGCTGCAGTACTTAATACTTCTTCATTTACTGGATTATATGATTCATTCTAATTAGATTTTACTTTTACAGAACCGTCTTTATTATATTCTGGTACAATATTCCATTCTGTATTTGTAAATGCTTTAAATGCAAAATCAGGAGACTTCTATATCATCTCCATTGGGTTTGCTGCAATGGCTTTATGTACATTAAAAAATTTAGGAGGAAATTGTGCTGCTACCATTAATGCATCTAACATAGCAGGTGCATCAGGAAATTGAATAATATCCTGAAATTTTTTAGTTAATTTAATTTTAATTAATGTATTAGAACTTTCAAAATTCTATGTTATATTAGAAGTTAAATCTTTGAGTACTTCTTCCTATAAAGAAAACTATGGTTTAATACCATTCTATACTGGTTCATTTGTAGAAGAAGTATTACTTTCTTCTACTATAGGATTTAATATATTATTATTCTATTTTATATTTTTAATTTTAACTTTTACCATAGTCTTCAAATAATAAACTCATCAATTTTACTTGCAATCTTATCATTAAAAATTGCTAAACCACCACTATAGATATTACCAGTTTTTACGTCTGATATAGCATCATTTCCTAATAAACCTATAGCTTTACCTGCAATAATAGTATTAGTACATAATTGGCGCTCTACTATTTCCTGTACATTCCTAAAGCATGCTCTACTTTGGTCTCCACTCCATTTACCTAATTTATTAGAGAACCATGAAAATATGCTTTTCTTTTTGTATAAACCCATATCGATAAGTTCTACAATTTTATTCATATATTTTTGTAACTATGCTGCAGCCATTTTATCTCTACCTGCCATAAATAATGCTACTATACCGGTAAGTCCAGTAGATAATAAACCAAATCCTAATCTACCTATCCAACCAAACCAACCATCAGGTAACCAATAATCCATAGATTTTCCTGGTGCTGTACCTTCATTTAATATATGATGTATAAAAGAATTCATATTACTTAAAGTTTGTTCTTTAAGCTGATTATATTCATCTTTAGTTAAAACCTACTCTAATAAAGGTAATGTTATAATTTCTGCTTCTTTATACAATAATTGAATATCAGATTTTATTAACTATTCAACTAATTCCTATTTTTCTTCTGATGTAATATTTTTATAGTCATCATCACTATTAATAGTATTAGTATAATAAGTATTATATTCATTTAACTATTGTTGAAATGTATTATATGTATCATTTATAAATGTTTCATCAAAAAATATAGAATGTTCATATTCATATATAGCACGGTCATTATCATTTAATAATGATAATCTATCTTCTGATAATTCATATGGAAATTTTCTCTAATAATAAGAATTCATATAATAATAAACTGTTATACAATATATTGTATAAAAAGTGCTTTATTTTTTTATTTATTAACCATTACAAATTTGTTGCAATTTATAAACCAATGCAAGTAATGTAATAAATTTATCAATAGATGTATTAACCTGTACACTTGCTTCTCCTATTGCTATCATAATCATAGGAATCTTTGCAACCTTATCTGGACATACATTCATAATGTAATCAGGGAATTGTTTACCGATCTGTAATATAGCTTCAGATGCACGAGTACTCCATTCTCCTACCATCTTTTTATAATTATCCCATGTATTACTTGGAGTTAATATAATATTAAATAAATCTGCACAATCAAATACGGCACCAAGGGCTTCTGCAGTCATAGTAGTTTCACCCTTAGTATACATTTGTTGTACCTTCTTTGTTAACGTACGAAAATCTGGAAATGAACTATTTACAAATTGTAATAATATTTCATCTGTATATGAAATATGTATAGCATTCAAAATCTGCTTTAATCTAACAATATAAGCATTCTTTAAATAGATTTCTTCTTCATTATTAATAGGATCTAAACATACACAATTAAAACGAGATTTAATAGGGTCTGGGATTTTCTCAATATAATTACAATTTGCAATAAATCTTACATGAGAATGGAATTGTTCAATAGTGGCTCTCAATGAATCCCATGCATCATTAGTTAAATTATCACACTCTTCTAATACAATTACCTTCATTTGTTCTTCACCTTCAAATAAAGTGGTATGTGTTCCATATGAAATTACTTTATCCCTAATAATTCCAATACCATTATCAAGTGATGCATTAATGAATAAAGGATCTGTACCAGTATTAGCCAATATTCGTGTACAACAAGTTTTACCAATACCAGGTGAACCATATAATAATATATTATCGACAAGTCCTTTCTTTAACTCTTTCATTACACGGGGTACAAGTATAGTTTGTTCTAATGTCTTAGGTCTAAATAATTCAGTGAATAATTGTTGTTGCATGTTTATATTTTATTTTATCTTATTTAAATTATAAAGTAATTGACAATAAATGTCTAAAAATAAAAGAGTTACTTTTTAAGTAACTCTTTATGATTTTTAATTGCCTTTTTATATGCATATTCTATCATGTTATTAGCAGTACTATTTAATGTAGTATTATTAAATAAAGATTTATCATAATCTGGAATGTTATGTGCTTTTATATACTTAAGTATATCTTTAAATATTTCTGTATATATTGGGGGGGATATTCCTAAAAATGATGTAAATAATATCATTTTCATTGTATTATCATCATTTAAATATATCATTGCATTTTTTACATAATTAAAAATTGTACACAAATCCTCCGGATGTTTTAAATATATATCAAATGCAGTATTAAATGAAACTTTATTATATACAGTCCTATAATTAGTTCGATAAGGAGTTCCAACAGCAAATTTAGTAGGATCTGTATAATATCTAATAGGTATTAATTTATTAACAATTATTTGTTGTTGAACTAACATTAATATTAATGAATATATAAAATCATTAAAATCTACACCATAATCATTATTTTTATAGTAAGTATTAAAAATATATTTTAAATATGTATAACCAAATGAATTTTCTTTTGATATTTTAACAATAGTTTTATTATTAAATAAATTCTTTTCTATACGAGAACTATTAATTTCTTTTAATGTATTATATACTTTAAGAATAGAATTTAAGTGTTCTAATGTATTATCTGTAAAATATAAAACATCATTATGTAGTATATCTTGATATTTAAGTTTTAATTCTTCATTCTTTTTTTCTATATCAAATGGTAAACTATCATATTCTACATATCTATCATATATATTAAGGTATTCATCTGTTATAGAATATCCATATTTTGTATATATATTAAGTATTTTAAGAAAATCTTCATCATTATCAAACATATTTCTTATTAAGAAATAATTTGTGCTTCCTTTAGTTTTATAATTAAATCCCATCCCTATATGTGATAATTCAGTTGGAAAGTTATCGATAAAGGTTCGACCAAATTTATGGGTATTACAATAAGTTAAAAAAGATAAAACATTATTCTCATTTAATGGAGCCACATTAAAATAAAAAGTTCTATTACTTTCATATATGTTATATGTAATAATATAATTATTTGGAAATATTATAGGTGCTTCAGATGTAAATGATTTTAATGAATTTATCTTATATGATTTAATAAGAATAGGTGAATTATTTATAAATCTATAAATTTGCTCATCTATTATATATTGAATATTATCATATATTGATTTATTATTTATAATTGAAACTGCTTTATAATCTTTATCAAATACAAACTTATATCTATATAATGTATCTAATGATATATCATCTTTTGGGTTCATTACCAAATTATAAAAGTATACATTATAGTCGTCTTCCCAATATATATGATGGTCATAATCATCTAATGGATATGTAGGACATGAAGATATATTTCCTTTATTAAGATCGATATTTACTAAACACGATCTTAATATACTGTCAAATGTAATTTTTAAACTACTTTGACTTATATTGTCTTGCACATTATCCAGTATTATATTAAAATCAAACATTTACTTTCTCTTCTTCTATTTTTACAAATTTCATTTTCTTAATTTTACGTGGCCCTTCTATATAGCCGTCTTTTAATAATGGGTTCACTTTAACTTCCTTTATTTCTTCTAAATTACTTTCTAATATTTCTTCTATAGCGGATGTTTCTTTAATTTCCTTTTTCATATAATATATAATTAAATTTCTTATTTTATATATTTAGGCTTGTTCATTCATAGGGTCTTTTATAAATTCCCCATTTACATTATGCCATATAGTTTGATTTTCAGAACCTCTAAATAATAATTTCTTAGTTCCATGTAATTCCTTTTGAAATCTACCATCTACTACATAATCACATTGTAATGCAATCTTCATTTGGTCTTCATTTAATTCATTTAAATAATAACCAGTCCATAACCAAACATCCTTTTCCGGAAATAATTTATGAAATTCTACTAATAAATCATATAATTCCATACCCTGTTGCATAGGTTCACCTCCTAATACACTTAAACCCGCACAATGAGGATCTGCACAAAGTGTAAATAATTCTTTCTTTGCTTCTTCATCAAATGATTTTCCAGAATTAAAATCCCATATTTCACGATTAAAACAATCTGGGCAATGGAACCTACAACCGGTAAAAAATATTGTAGTTCTCAAATGCTTTCCATTTGCAATGTCATATTTTCTAATATTATGATAATTCATTACTATAATCTAATGTGTTTTTCTTTTTTAATTGTTGATTAATTTCATTTATTGAAAATTTAATGTCTTTATCAACAGTATTTTTCTGTGCTGGTGTTAACTTAGATATTGCGTCTTTTATAGCTTCATCATTTAATGTATTTCTTAAATCCCCTTGAAAATGTGTATCTACCATATATCTGAAGTAAATAGCCATTTCTTTATATGGGTATGTTGGTGACACTGTTAAACAAGTCATATATTGAAACTCCGACTTCCACATATCTATATCCTTTCTATGGTAAACACCCTTAAATCCTGTTGTATTATTACGTGGAATTTTTAGATTTTGCTGATTTTCGTGTTTCTTTATAATTCTTAAATTTTCCCTTCTATTATCTGCTGAATCTCCGTTTATATGGTCTACTTCTAAACCAGGTTTTAACTTATCTTTTAAAATAACTCTATGGAAATAATCTGTGTCTTTGTTGTTCAAATAAGGTTTAACCCCTTTATCTTTCATTGATAACTGCCACTTACGAGACTTTGCTATTTCAATGTCACATGGGCTAAACTTAAATGTATATGTAACATTTCCAAATTGATCGTATGTATCTATTTCACAATAGTTCTCAAAAACTCTTATCTCATTAGGGTCATGTACTATCCTTTGATTATGATCCATTACTTTACCATATTTTCTAACTTGTGCAGCATGTTTAGAACATAAATATTGTATTTCATTATCGGGTAAGATGGTTTTTAATATCTGTCTATACTCTTTAGTTATACCACATGTTGCACATACATTAGATAATGGTTCTATAATTTTTAGTTGTTTTTCTTTTTTCTCTTTCTTTAATAATTTCTTTTTCTTTTCCTTTAACTCTCTTATTGTTCTTTTACTTTCAATCCATTTATTATACTTATCAGAACCCTTAACACATAAATTAGATTTTCTTAGATCATTATTAGATGTATCCATAATAAAAATAGGGTCTTTATTAGGATTCTCATTTTGCATTATATATGTAGGATAATCCCCATACTTTCTACAAAATATTCGGCATTTAGTTCCAGCAGTCCATTTACATTCTTTAATAAGATCTAAATATTCTTTATCAAATTTAAATGTTTTAAATAAAGAACCATCACATTTATAAACATCAATTTCAGCATAATCATCAAATATACGAATCTCATTTGGATCATTTAATGCATGTGAATTAGTATCAAGAATTTTACCTTTATTTATAAGCTAATTATAATGTTTATTACATAATGTCATTTTGACATCTTTATGATAATGAACATATTTCACTTCACTTGAAACATTACAAGCTTCACAAAATATAGCAGTTTTCTTTATTTTATGTGGTACCATATATTATTTTAATTATTCTTATATTTTATATAAAAGTGAAGAGCTGCATTAGATACAACTCTCCTATCTTTTATAATATAAAATATAAAAATTGTCTACTTTAAATGTGATAAACTCTTTCACTCATTTCCTAGCGTTTACCTGCGTTTGACTAACTGCTTGATATATAGCCACATACGCGGCGTGCGATATTCATTTTATTAAAATCTTTATTACCGCATTTAGGGCAAGTCCATTTATTATCTTTAGGATCTACTGTGATTTCTCCTGTATATCCGCAGCATGAGCAATAGTCCCCTCCTCTTGTATTGACTTCAGCATATTGTATATTATCATACATGAAGTTTACAATATCTGCGAGTGCTTCGAGGTTATCATTCATATTAGGAACTTCTATATAAGAGACTGCACCACCGAGTGACATATTTTGGAATTCAGATTCGAATTTGAGTTTATTGAATGCATCAATTTTTTCTCTTACATTTACATGGTATGAGTTTGTGAAGTAATCTCTATCTGTTATACCTTTTATTTCACCGAAACGTCTTGCTGTTTTTTGTGCAAATTTATAGCAGAGTGATTCAGATGGTGTTCCATATACACCGCAACCTTGTAGGAGTACTTCTGAATTTTTCCATTCTGTGCATTTATCATTGAGGTGTTTCATCACTTTAACACAGAAATCATGGCAGTCTTTATCTGTATTTGATTTACCAAACATTGCCATGCACATTTCATAAAATCCTATATAACCAAGTGAAATAGTGCTATAACCATCACGGAGGTATTTGTTAATTTTTTCTCCTGATTTTAATCTGGCGATACCACCATATTGCCAGTGGATTGGAGAAACATCTGATGTTGCATCTTCAAGGAGTTTAGATCTCATCATGAGTGCTTTCTTAACAAGTTCAAGACGTTCATCCATTATTCTCCAGAATTCATCTTCATTTTTACGAGCTGAAAGTGCAATGTCTACAAGATTAAGTGTTACAACACCACGATTGAAACGACCATACCATTTGTAATTTCCATTCTCATCTTTCCAAGGACTCAAAAAGCTTCTACACGTTTATACCTTATATTACTATAAGAACTGACTATATCTTCAATATAAATTTTATATTGTCTTCCGCTTCGAACTGGTGCTTATCTCCAGTCCTACTCCCTTACATTCATCAGGGATAGTCGATACACTTAGGATAATAATTTTATTTTATAATTATTAAACTTTAGCACGGTCTCATCCTATGTCCAACTCGTGGTGAGGACCTAACCGTTAGCAGCATTTATTATGCTACACCCATTAAGCATGGTTCAAAAGATTTTACATGAGCTATAGTATTGCGCTTACCCATGCAAGGGAACACATTTCCCTCGTAGTTTTGTTTCATTATTTTAGCAGAAATGAAATCAGGATTCATTCGTTTTGCTGCACATTTAACTGCAAGGTCTGTTAACCATCTGTATTCTGAATTTGCAGGTACATTATTTTCATCAAGGACATATAATAATTTAGGGAATGCCGGAGTTACATAAACACCTTCTTCATTCATCATTCCTTTATAACGGAGATTTATCATTTCCTCAATCAACATTGCAGTTTCTTTTATGTATTCAGGTTCTTCATTAAGATACATAAAGATACTTACAAACGGGGTTTGCATTCCCCCTGTATATTACTATACAGATTAGACTATCTCTTTACCCTCAACATTACTTGGTCGGGTAGTCCGCACTTCGAAATAAGGACTTTCACCTTAAATCTACTTCCATTTCAGGAATAGTCGTTACACCTTCTTTATTATTAAAAGCTTGGCACGGTATTAACCAAATACATATATTTTTCTAATACTTTATCGAAAACTTTACTACCTTTATTATATGTAATCTTATGGTACTCTCCCATTCTTAACTTACATCCTTTACATGTAGCATTTTCATTATTACATGCATAATCAATATTAGATTGGGTACAATTTAATAATTGTGATGCATGTTCTATAGATTCATATCTACAATTTAAAGTCTCATTATATACATAACGTACATTTTTTTCGGTTATGGGTAAATCTACATAAATAGGCTAATTGTTTTTATCTAAATATCTAAAAACATGACCTAATGCAGAATTTCTAATTCCTTTAGCACAACTACAAACTTTTGAAATATTAGTTATAGAAAAACCTAACTTTTCTGCAGCTTCTGTAGCACTATCATATATTATTCCTGTCGTTATATCTATGATAGGTTTAGAAGAATGATTTAGTTTTCCTTTTTTACCATACATATGATTTAACTTTCCTTGTTGCGCTATAGACATTTTTAATTTAGTCTCTGCTGCATGTTTACCACGTCCATTACCACCTAATTCAACATTATAACCATAATCTTTATTAGTAGCATTATAAAATTTAATATAATATTTTTCTAAGCTATCTAAATCATCCTTATTCAATATATTGTCTTGTATAATTTCTATCTTAAAATTATTAAAACCATATTTATGAATTGCTCTTATAATTGGACGTCTCATGGCTATTTCACCTCCAGTATATTTGTAATTTCTCCATCTATCTTTCAGTGTCTAAGTAGTTTGGCCAATATAAATTTTGTTATTTATTGTATTAGTTATTTTATATATAAGCATAATATCTAATTTGGCATTCACCGTTAGCATTTTATTATTTAATAAAATACACCCAACATTTATTGGTTCACGGACTTCAAATATTTATATTACTATAAATACGGGCCAAAATTAACCATTGCTACTCGAAAATGTATTTTCTTGGAATTGTATTGTCTGAACAGCACCTTTAACTTCATCTCTGGTCATTCGTTCTGCTTGGAATTCGATTAAGTCAAGGTCAATATCTTTTCCTGTTTGTTTGTAATCTTCTATTAACTTTTCTTTATGCTTCTTATATGAAACTCTCACAAATGGTGCAAGGTGTGCGATTGAGAATGTTTGACCACCATATTGTCCATTTGCAATTTGAAGTGAAATTTGTGTTGCGATTGTGGCTGCAGTCTGAATAGATTTAGGGGTTTCAATCTTTTTACCATTAATACAAGTGCCTTTCATTAACATATCTTTGAGATTGAATACACAACAATTCCATAATCCCGGATGTATCATATAATCAGTATCATGTACATGTATAAGACCATCATTATGTGCTTGGAGAATATCTATTGGCATTAAATATCGTTCAGCATAACTTCGAGATTCAATTCCTGCAATAAGGTCACGTTGTGTTGAAATCATGCGTGCATCTTTATTAGAATTCTCATTAATTACTCCTGCATTTGTACCACGAATAAGCCCTTGTATTTCATTATCGATTATACTCTCTGAGTTCTTATAGTACTTAAGGGTTTTAAAACGTTCATATGATGATGCCGTTGCATCTTGTCCATAATCATGTAATCGTGATAAAATAAATTTATCAATTTTTGATGTTTCTATAGGCTAATCCTATTTTTTAACATAGTCATCAAGTTCATTTGTAACTGCATCTATAAGATGAGGGAAATACTATCCACTTCCCATTTTCATAGCACATTTTAATGCTTTCTTTGCCTTTGAAATATTAAAGGTCTACAAACAATCATTTTTCTTTTTTACCTGTTCAGACATTATATTATTAATTTTTCTTTTATTTTTATAAATGAATTAAGTAGAAAAATGAAACACAATTTTATCTACATTTAAAGAATAATTTAGAGGGGCTTATATATTCTTTATAAATGAGGGAGAAATTGTAGATAAAATCATGTCTCAATTAATTATTATGCTAATTATAAATTTTCACTTAAAACCTCTTTCATAAGTTAGGTAAATTATTTACTACAACATTAATAAAAATTTTTTTCATTAACATTTTTTTGCAAATAAAATATGCAAATAGAATATTTTATTAAATTTTTAATTTAATATATATAATATAACTATTACATTACTATATTGTTAATTAAATTTCGTAGTTTAATTTATTTTAGTAACTTATAACTTATTTTATAATTATAAAGAATTTTATAAATGTTGTCTATATTTAAATTGAAATAAAAAGTGGCAATTCGAATATAATTATATAATGTAGTATAAGAATGTAATATATTAATATACGAAGTTAATTATTAAATTAGGGGTTATTAAAAAGAAATGATTGTAATATTTTTTATAATTGTAAATTAAATTAATATATAGTTTATTTTTTATATAAAGCATTAAAATATAAAATACCTATAATGTATGTATATAACTAATTATAATACAATACAGGAGAAATAAACAATGTATACATCATCAGTATAAGGTATGTTGAACATTATAAGTTGAAACAAAAAGTGGCAATTCGAATATAATTATATATATCAGATAATGAATGTAATTATATAATATACATAGTTAAATAAGTTATATGAGTTTCTTTGATGATAATATAAATGATGAAAATATAGTTAATGATATTATTCCATAGGATAGTATTAATGAACAATTAAATATTAATAAAACTATAGAATATAAAAATAATATTAACAATGGTTGTATAGTATATCTTAATATAAGTAGTAAACGTATAATAGTAGATTATAAACATTTATTTAATAGTACTTATAAAACAGAGTATATACCAATTGGTATTGCATATAAGTATGATGAAGTACAAAAGAAAACTACATTCTTATTTCCTAATCTATTATGTAAACCTGATTCAGTGCATGCATAGGATGTGCATGGTATATTATAGAAATTTAATTTATATTCTAAAAAATTTATTAAAGAGATGCCTTGTGCTAAATCTTTAAAACGTTTATGTATAGAAATACCTACTATAGATGATTATCATAGAATAATAAATGATAATAACATACATAATGTATATAAAGATATATTTGGAATTGAACGTTATAAAGATTATTTTTCTAAATTAAAAAAAGGTGAATTATTTTTATATGATAATAAACAATTAAAATTTTTAACCATCTTTAATGGAAAAGAAAGAATAATGAAACCTGCTATGTTTATTGGAACATTCATGATAATATCATAGATAAAAACTTACTTATATTAATTAAAAAAGTGGCAATTCCAATATAATTATATAATGTAGATAGATATGTAATTATATAATATACGAAGTTAATTATAAAAATAAGTTTAAATAGAATTTAATTTTATAATTTTAATTTTAAGTAAATTAAAATATTTTTTAATAAGTTTATAATTAACTTTAATTATTTGTGTATATTATATATTAACTTAACTAAACTCTATTATATAATTATATTCGAATTGCCACTTTTTAATTTCAATATAAATATAAAAATAAATGCTTTTATATGTCACTAACTAAATATATTCCTGGTGTTGGAACACATATAGATAATTATTAGTGGGTTCCGGGATATAAAGAAAACATAACAGAAGATTAGATAGAAATGAATAAGGAAGAAATTTTGCAGCTTATTAAATAGGAATTATAGAATGCTGGTACAGGTGGAAGTGGTAGTATAAGTTCTGAATCTATACAACAAATACAACAGAAGTTAACATAGCTATCTAATTCTATTGATAGTAATAAATCTAAGATTGAAGAGAATACTTAGAAAGATGCACAAGTTCGTACATTATTAACAGATGTTTCACAAAAGATAGATGCAAATACATTAAAAGATAATCAAGATCGTGCACTTATAACTGATGCAGTTTCTAAGATTACTGATGTATCTACTAAGTTAAAATCTACTTCTGATTCTGTTTCCGATGTATCTACAAAATTAAAAGCAGCTACTACTTAGATTAATGATGTTTCTACAAAGATAACAAGCACTGGTATGGAAATTTTCGGTATTAAGACTATGGTAAATGCAAGTATTGGTGCAGTAAATAGTGCTATTAGTGATGTATCTACAAAGTTAAGTTCAGAATCTGAAAAGATTACAAAAATAAATACCAGCATAGGTGAAATAAAAGAATCTATACCTTCTAAATTATCTGAAATGAAAAATGATATGGATTTTGTTTCATTTGATGAAGCTAATACACAATTAGAAGTTAAACCTGGTAAAGCATAAATATAAAATATAAGATATATAAAAAAGCATGGAGAAAATCACACATCTTTAGAAGAGCGGTAAACAATATGAAATTGGTGGCGCAGGTGGAGGTTCAAAGTTAGTGAATCACCTTAATACAGATACTAATGTAACGATTAAACCAAATGAAATGCATGTATGGGGAGAAATGACGTCATTAACTATTCAATTAGGTGAAATTGAAAATCCTAATATAGTAAATGAATATATGTTTCAATTTACATCTCCTAAAACAGGAAATCCTACATCTTTAGCATTGCCTTCTACTATTAAATGGTATAATGATTATACAGTCCCTGTTGTAAATGGTAAAATTTATCAAGCTTCAATTATTAATAATATTATTGTTATGGGTTCTGTAACATTGCCTTAAAAAGAAATTAAATTAATTTATGAAATATTATATAGAAATAGATGGTAATAAAGAGTACTTTAATGGTATATCTGCAGTTATTGGTGACTTTACAGTTATCAATCCTACTGAAGATGAATTAATCAAAGCAGGTTATGTAAAAGAAGAAGAAACTGCACCAGTAGAAACATTAGATGATGTTAAAGAAGCAAAGATTAATGAAATCAATGATTATGCTATGTCATCAGAAGTTAATGAATTTGAATTCAAAGGTGCTAAAGCATGGATTGATGCTGATACTCGTGTTAAATATGCTGCCAGTGTAGATGCTGCAATCACAATAGGACAAGATAAATTAACTTTACCTATTGCAAATAATTTGGTTACTGTAAGTGCACAAGAAGCAAAGAAGATGTTAGCTGCTGTTCTTTTATATGCTGATGCTACTTTCTTTATTACATAGAAACATAAAGCTGCAGTGATGTAGTTAACTACTAAGAAAGCAGTTAAGGAATATAATTATAAAGCTGGTTATCCTTCTAAATTGAAATTCTAATTTTAAGATTAAAATAATAATAAAAAGAAATTTTATATTTAATTATAAAGTTTCTTTTTCTTTTTATATAAACTTAATTAAGTAATTAATTATGTATATTATATAATTACATTTCTAATCTACATTATATAATTATGTTCGAATTGCCACTTTTTTATTTCAATTTTTAATTAATTATTTTTATGATAGTCAATAATACATTATACCGTATACCGTTGATGTATACATAGTTTATTTCTTCTATATCGTGTTATAATTAGTTATATGTATACTTTATAGTTATTTTATATTTTAATGAGTTATATAACAAATAAACTATATATAATTAATTTACTGTTTATATTTTACTTATTATTAAATTAAAATTTACTTCATTCTCAATATAATTTAATTAACTATGTATATTATTATATTACATTATCTAATCACATTATATAAAATTATATTGGAATTGCCACTTTTTTAATTTAATTCATTTTAAGTAAGTATTTTCTAAAATTAAGAAATTTTAATTATTTTAATAAAATTCCAAGTGCCCGGTACTGGGCCCTAAAAACTGGGTCAAAAAATGAGTAAATTTGAGTGTTTTCATTAAATTTTAGCACAATTTTGAACCTATTTTGATAGAAAATGAGCCATTTTTAAAAGGTGTTTTAAAATGAATTGCTTTTTATTAATTTTTAAATATATGTAAATATTTAAAAGCTAATTAGAATTTTAATGAAACAAAAAATAGTATTATTGATTATTTTATTTTTTACAGCTGTATGTTTATATGCATAGAAGTTACACTCATATGATAAAATATTACAAGGTGAAACATATAAATCTTTTTATTCATATCAAATAAAAGCACCGAGTTTTATAATTTATAAACTTTATAAAGGTGGAGGTAATATAAAAAGAACTGGTATGACATTTACAGGTACATATCCTCATTTTAATTATAGTAATAGCGGTTACGATAAAGGGCATTTAGCAGATGCGGAGGATTTTGCATATAGTAAAGAAAAATTATTATCTACTTTTAATTATGTAAATTGTATACCATAGAGCCCTAAATTAAATAGAGGTAATTGGAAATCTATTGAAACCAAAGTTAGGAAGTGGAGTTAGAATGATACTTTAATTATTATTTGTGGTGGTGTAGATTTTAACAATTTAATTCCAGACAAATGTTTTAAGATTGTTTATAATAATAATGGAACCTTGATATATTCAGGTTTATTTAAGAATGATAATACATAGAAGCAATTGAAATTTAGTGATGACTTTTTAAATAATTTTTCATATAATAAAGTAATAAGTTTAATTAATAGAAAACCAGATGCAATAATTAATATAAAACATAATGGAAGAAAGCAAAGAAAATAATTTAAGTTTAGAAGAGTTAATAAAAGAAAATAAAGAGTTAAAGGATAAAAATCTCAGTCTTTTGGCAGATATTCAAAATATAAAGCGAATTCATAATTTAGAAATAGAAAATCTTAATAACTATAAAAACGAGGATTTTGCAATTAATATGGTAGAAGTTGCAAATATGTTTAAACATATGATAACACTTCATAATGGGGATGAAGTTGCAAAGGGGTTAAATCTTGTTTATGATAAATTACTTAAAATTCTAAATAGTTTTGATATAAAGCCAATACTTGTAATTGAAGGGGAAACTAAGTTTGATTATGAACTACATTGTGCATTATCTTTACTTTATAATGAAGATCCTGATAAGGATGATATAATAGCAAAGTGTGAACCCTTAAATACTGGTTGGACATATAAAGATAAAATTATCAAATGCCCAATGGTAACAGTATATACAAATGAAAAACCTTATTAACGAAATATAAAGATAAAATGACAAATAAGAATAAAAACATAGGAACTTGTAATTTTTGTGGACGTTCATCAAATGAAGTGAATGCCCTTTTTAATGGATTGAATGATGCATATATTTGTGATGCATGCGTTCAACATGCTAATGCTATTCTTGAACAAAATAATATAAGTTCTATGGATAAGGAAGTTAAGCAAAAAGATAAATCTTTTATTGTTCCAACACCCCATGAAATTAAACAATATTTAGATGAGCATGTGATTGGTCAGGATATGGCGAAGACACGTTTATCTGTTGCAGTATATAATCATTATAAGAGGGTTATTAAAGCTTCAAATAAGAAATCTAAGAAATCTGATGGTATTACCATAGAAAAGAGTAATATCTTAATGATTGGTGATACAGGTGTCGGAAAAACTGAACTTGCTCGTTCTATCGCTAAATTATTGAATGTTCCATTTGTTATTGCAGATGCTACCTCATTAACTCAAGCTGGTTATGTAGGAGAGGATGTGGAATCTATGCTTACTAAATTATTAATAGCTGCAGATGGTAATATTAAAGAAGCTGAACGTGGTATTATTTTCTTAGATGAGATTGATAAGCTTGCACGTAAAGGTAAAAATCCTTCTATTACAAGAGATGTTAGTGGAGAAGGTGTACAGCAGGGTTTATTGAAATTATTAGAAGGTGCAGATGTAAGTGTACAAAAGAAATTAGGACGACGAAATCCAACAGATGAGTATGTTACGATTAATACTAATAATATTCTCTTTATTTGTAGTGGAGCATTCGATGGTTTGAGGGGAATTATTGAATCTCGCATGAATAAAAGAGAAATTGGATTTATTAGACCTAATGAAGATACAGCAGATGTAACAGAAGAAAATATGTTGCAATATGTAAATGCTGAAGATATTAAGCAGTATGGTCTTATTTCTGAAATTGTAGGTCGCTTACCTATTATTACATATTTAGATCCTTTAACAGATGATATGTTATGTAGAATTTTAACAGAACCTAAAAATTCTATTATTAAACAATATGAAAAGCTATTTAAACTTGATGATATTACATTAAAGATTGATGATGATGTATATCCATATATTGTAGAAAAAGCACAAGAAAATAAATTAGGTGCACGTGCATTGAGAGGTATTGTTGAAAATATTATGACCTATGCAATGTTTGATATGCCTTCTAAGAAAGGTAAGAAAAAGAATAAAGAACTACACATTACTAAGGAATTTGCCATGAATGAATTACGTAAATTCCATATGGAGAAATATAGAAAACCATTATTAGAAATGTACGCTTCAAATTAAAATATAAGAAGATATGACAAATAAAGAAAATGAAATCTTAAATAATGTAAAAGAATGGACACGTAAATACATGGGTCCATCTTTTACATTTAGAGAATATCAAGAAAGTATAATAGTTGGAATTATTTCAAATTGTTTAGGAGAAGGAAGTAATTATGAAACATTAGTTCTTGAAGCTCCCACAGGTTCTGGAAAATCCCTTTTATGCTTAATATCAGCAGGTGTATTAGCTGAATATTATGATATGCCATCTTATATTTTATGTTCAGATCTTTATTTGTATAAACAATATGAAGATGCAATTAAAGCCGCTAAACTTCCATTTGGAATGCTAAAAGGCTCACGTAATAATTACAGATGTCATGTAGTAGATAATGATTTACAATTTGCAAACTGTAAATTATGGCGAGTACCAATGAAAGATATATTATCAAAATCATGGTGTGAAAAATCAAAATGGTTTGGATGTGCTAATAATTGTGAATATATTAAAGATTATAGAAGTGCCATTACCTCAGATGTAACTTTATTAACATATCAGTTATGGTTAAATTTTATGAATCATGAATCACAAACCTTTAAGAAACGACATGTTATTTTTTGTGATGAGTGCCATAATATTCCAAATATTATTCAAATGTATGCACAACCTACAATATATCCGAAATATACTACTAAAGTATTAAAGGATGTATTAGAGTATGTTATTAAGAATGATTTTAAGATTGAACTATATGGTTATAGACAGTTGCATAATGAAGATAATACATTATTTGTGGAAGATAATATAACTGAAACAGGTATATATGTAACTAATTATAATGTAGATGAAATGTTAGAAGATTTCATGAAACATTTTAATGATTTATATGATCATGAAGATAAGAAAGATATATATGATGATTTGTTAAAAATAAAAGATATATATTTAACTATTAAAGGCTGTGCAGTAAAAGCACAAGATTATATAAAAACTAATAAAGAAGATAGAAAGAAAGTTAAACTCATTAGTGCTATTAACCATGCTATTGAATTATATAATACACTTTCTACATATCTTAATGCAGTTATGAATTGTGCAGATACAGAAGATGATGCCATAAAGTATATTGTAAAGAATACTGCTATAGATGCGGAACATGAACGTTCTTGTATATTAACATGTTCAAAAGAAGATACATTATCATCAAGGTACTTATTAGATAAAGCACCTAAGAAAATTATGTTATCTGCAACAGTTGGATTATTTGAATCTTTCTGTGATAATATAGGATTAAAGAATGAACATAGCAGTACACAAGAGTTTAGAATTCCAAGTACATTTGATTTTTCAAAATCTCCTATTTATTATTCCACACGTCTCTCAATGAATCACCAAAATATAACAAAAAATATGCCAGAAATGGCTAATATGATTAATAAAATAATTACAAGTGAGAGATATAAAAATGTAAAGGGTATTATTCATACAGGTTCATATAAAAATACTTATGCTCTTATGAATTTACTACCATATAATGTAAAAAAGAGAATTCATATTTATAAAGATTCACAAGATAAAAACCAAGTGCTTCAGGAATTTAAAGATTCTACTAATGGTATTTTAATAGGACCTACACTTGTAGAAGGTATAGATTTACCTGAAGAACATTGCAGATTTATGATAATTATGAAAATTCCATATCCTAATCTTGGAGATAAATTAGTAAAGTCTAAAATGGAATTATTCCCTAATTGGTATTATTCAGAAACAAGTAATACAATTATACAGGCAATAGGTAGAGGTAATAGAACTCCATCAGATTATTGCGAAACCTTTATTTTAGACAATAGCTTTATGTTCATTTATAATAAAACAAGAGCACAATATCCAGAAAGCTTTGTACAACGACTAAAGCAAATTAATTAATTATGGAAGAAGACGTAAAGACGAAACGAAAATATACCAAAATACCAAAATATGTTAAAGAGTATATGGAACACAGATAGCTATTAGCAAGGGAAATAGAAAATACATATAAAGATACTTTAACTGAGTATTTTAAAGAACCTTACCATATAATATCTGAAAATACATTCATATATTTACATAAAATGGTAAAAGACTTATATGAAAAATATATGTTACCAAATATAGAAAAAGAGTTTATTAATCCAGTTGATTTAGAATTATTGAACTCAATTACATATAAGTCTTTTGCTAAGTTATCCGTACAATATATGCAATTTTATAATTGCCTTAAATATGATCTTGAAACTTATGATACAGAAAGGCACCCTGATCATAATGGCAACATGGTCTTTTTACACACTTATTATTTTTTAACGCATGGCACAAAAAAATAAAATGTCTTATGATGATTGGACTAAATCTTTAGAAGGACTTTCAGATGAAGAAATATCATATAAAATAAAAGATATAATAATGTCTAAAGATGATATTCCATTTGAAATGAAACGTTTATATTCTGATATATTTGATTATTCGGTAGAAAAAATTAAGAATAAAAAAACTTTTGATATAGATTTACTTAAAATATATCTAAAGGATATAAAAGGATATACGAATATTCAAGATGTTAATATATACCAAGTTTTATTAATGCTATCAGCAAGTGGTATAAACTGGTTCGTAAGTGAAAATTAAATAAAACTCATGAAAGAAATAAAAATTGCAATACTTGATTTTTGGCCAAATGATGGACATTTCCAATTATGTAATAATGTATTCATTAATACAATATCTGATGTTTATTATGTGAAGATTGATAAGGAAAATCCAGATATTATTTTTTACAGTTTATTTGGTATAGAACATCGAAAGGAACAATATAAACATGTTCCTAAGGTATTATTTAATGGTGAATCATATGGTTCTGATTTTGGAAATCCTGATTATGTAATTGATATGGAACGTTCTGCCTATGAATTATCTATTGAACAATTTTGTACATCTGCAGAAAAAGAAAAACACTGCTACATGCCATTATGGTTATATGATAGAGATTTTCCTATTCTTTATGATAAATCACGCTCTATATTAATGGAAGAAAAACACCTTAATAATGATAATATATTAAATACAAAAACAGGGTTTTGCTCATTTGTTGCAAGCACTGAAGTTTTATTTAGAGATAACTTTTGTGGATTTGTTTCTAAAAATTATAAAACCGTAGATTGTCCTGGTAAGGTATTGCATAATACCTCTATAGAATTATCAAAAGGGTTTATAGCAAAACATAATTTCTTAAAGGAACGTAAATTTAATTTATGTTTTGAAAATAGAATGAAAGCTGGGTATTGTACTGAAAAAATAGTAGATGCTTTTGCTGCGCATACAATACCCATTTATTTAGGTGATCCTTATATAGAAAACGTTTTTAATAAAGATTCATTTATTAATGCAGGTAAATGTAATAAATTTTCAGAAGTATTAGAACAAATACAAGAAATTGATAATAATGATGAATTATATATGAAAATGATAAATACACCTGCATTAGTTGATCCAACTTATCCAGAAAAAAATTTAGAGAAAATGAAAGACTTTATTTTGAATATTGTTTATAATTTATAAAGTAAGAAAAAAGTAATTTAATTTAAGTTTAACTTTTAAATAATAATTTTATATGTAGTTACAATTTAAGAATAATAAAAATGCAAGTGAATTTAGTAATTGGTTAAAAGGTTTTAAAGATATACAAAATTCCCTTCTATTAGAAATTGATTTAGTTGAAAATGCTTTTATTGCAAAGTGCTTTCCTTCATCTAAGTCTATTGTAAGATATTCTAAGTTATCATTTGAAGATGCTGGATTTGAATTATTATATATTAATGATAATGAAAAGAATGCTGTTGAAAATTGGAATGAAACTTATGGTAATAAGTTTGATGGTGGAAATCGTGTAAAGATTGGTTTATATGAAATGTTACCAACATTTATTAATTATATCAATTTGTTTAATGAGGTACCATTTGAAATGACAATTGATTTTGACTTATGTAAACAAGTTCAATATATTCAAGATGGAAAACCATACCCTGAATATCAAGTAACTGATATAGTATTTAAATCACAACTATTAACAATTCATGTAGCGGGTTCAAAGATTTCTGAATTTTTCTATAGATGTACAGATGAGTTGTTTTTTAATAATGTATATTCAGTGAAAGACCCAGTTGTATTTGATATAGCTCAGGAATCAATCAATAATTTAATTAAGGTTTCTTCTGTTACTAAGGTAGCAGGTAAGAACTCAATTAAGTTATATACAAAGACACATGAAGGCAAAGTATGTTTATATGCTTATGATTATGATAATAATGCATATGATTATTTGTTAGGTACTTTACAAGGTGATGTTAAGTGTGATAATACTTATGTAGTTATTTCACGTGATAACTTTATTAATGCTGTAAAGGGAATTGATAGTAATTTACAAATTACATTAGATCAATCAAGTAATGCTAAATTACTAATTGGTTGTGGTGATGCAAAAGTTGTAGTAGCATCAATTATTGGAGCATAATTTTTTTTAATTTTATAATAATAATTTTTAATAATTTTTTAATACGAATAATTTAAATGACGTATCAAGAGAAATTTAATATTCCTTCTGAAGGAATTGAAGGATTTGATTGGGAGATGTTTGAGGCAAATAATGTAGATAATCTCCGTGTAAATAAGCGTGTAAAGGTAGAAAATGATGTTACAGATAAAGTATTTTCATTTACACCTGATGCACAAGCTACTTATAATAAGTATAAGGGTATTGTAGTACCAGAAACAAAGGAATTGAAGAGAGATTCAATTGTACCTATTTCAGATTTGAAGGTAGTGAATAAAGATACTATATTGGCCACCGTTAATCATGGAGCTAATGATATTATTATTGACCTTAACAAGGAAACTAAGTTCTTTAGTCTTCTTACTGTAGGTAAGGATGTGATGACAAAAGATACCTTTATTGAGAGTATTAAAGTTCCAGAAATCAAGAAACAAATTCTTTCGATGGATTTGTCTGCAAAGGTTGGAGCGGATGTAGAGAAGGGTTCTATTTGGGATGGTTATGTAGCATCTTTAACTAAGGAAATGATTGGTCAAATTACTAAGCCTACTACTGCTTATAATGCTTTGATTACAGGTACAAATCGTGGTGGTTTTGTAGTAGAGATTTCTGGAGTACTTACTGCATTTATGCCAGGCTCAGCTGCAGCTGCAAATAAGATTACTGATTATGATGGTATGGTTGGTAAGAGTATGGAAGTTATGGTAGAGTCTTATGATCCTAATAATGGTTTTGTAGTTTCTCGTAAGAAATATTTGAAGACTATGTTGCCAACAAAGTTGCATGAACTTGTTGAGAAGCTTAAGGAAAATCCAGATCTTACATTTACAGGTACAGTAACAGGTAGTACTGATTATGGTATCTTTGTTGAGATTGATGAGTATATTACAGGTATGCTCCATAAGACACTTGTTTCTGATGCACTTCGTGATAGAATGCGTCAAGGTACTGTGGAGAATGGCGAGGATATTACAGTTTATATTCATAGCATAGAAGGTAATCGTATTATTCTTTCAGATGTACCTACTTCAGAACGTGACGCTGTAATTAAGAAGCGTGAAGCCGAAGAAGCAGAGGAAGAAGCTGCTCGTGCAACTGATATTAGTGCATTAGCTGAAAAGATTTAAAACACAATAAAAATGAGTGAAACAATGGATAAAACTGCAATTAGTAGAGCAAATTCTACTGTTGCAGTAAATCCTCTAAAGTATAAGTCTATTAAATGTGATAAATGTGGTAATGAAGTCTTTGTGCATGGATATGTATTTAAGAAGATACCAGGTTTAGAAATAGGAAAAGGATTAGAGGATCAAATAGTACCAATTGATGTATTTTATTGTTCTAAGTGTGGTGAACTTATGCCTGAGTATAAGGATGCAACTAATGGAGCAGATGAAGATACTAAAGAAATAGAAAATAAGAAAAGTAATAATACTAAATTAATTTTGTAAAATGGAAGAGAACAAAGTAATTGAAGCAAAGAATTGTTTTTACCAAGTAACAGTACAGGTAGAAACTGATGATATGGAAACAGGTAAGCCTAAGAAGACTAAAGAAGTTCATCTTGTAGATGGTGTTAATGTTGCAGATGTTGAACATAAGGTAGCAAAGCAGATGGATGGTCTTATGGGAGAGTGGAAGATTTTGCAGATTTCTGTATCTAAGGTGCAGTATGTGTATTAAGAAATAATTGGTATTGACAATTATAATTATCATAGCTTGAGTTGAAACTGTTATTTTGTCAAAAAAATAATAAGTCAACTCATTTTAATTTTTATATTTTATGGGAGGTAATGCAATTAAGAATAGTGTACCAGTTCAAGCTCGTAATGCCAGAAAAATAGCACTAAACATAAGTGAAAGTCTACAAAATTATTTTAATGTTCCTACCGCTATATTAGGTTCAGTTATGAAAAAATATGATGATATGTATTGTGGTGATATTGATATTGCAATACAATTACCATGGACTGATAATAATGTAGAACGAGTAAAGCAATATGGTTTAGAACATTTACCAGTAAATGAAGTTGTAGTTTCACATGGTCTTAAGTTAGTATCATATGGTTATGAGGATAATAATACAAATTTAGTACATCAGGTGGATATAATGTTTACTGAAAATATTAAATATTCTGAATTCATGTATTATTCACCAGATTATACTAAAAATGAATCAAGATTTAAGGGATTATATAGAACTAATCTTTTAATTATATGTGCTGGTAATATTCCATTAGATAAAAATATATACCCAAATACATATTATACTAATGAAGATTTTGATGGTAAGTATAATGGAGAATTAAAAGAATTTTATAAGTATACATTAACATATGATAATGGACTTGAATTAAGAAAGAAAAGTACATTAGGTAAGACACGAATGTGTAAAAAAGCATATACTATTAGTAAAGAAAAAATTACTGATAATATTATGCAAATACTTACAATAATATTTGGTGATAATATGACTGTATCTATGTCTACATCTTATGAAAATATTATTAAAGTATTATTCTCACCTGATTATAAGTATGGACCAGAAATTAGGAATAACATATTAAATGAATTCCTAACGGATCCTCGACATACTAAAGATATTAACATATACAATGATCTTATTTCTGAAATAAAGAAATATGATGCAAATTTTATAATAAAAAAGTAAACTATTTAATTATTTTAATTATAAATTATATATACAAATTAATTTTTTAACATTTAAATTTTTATAATAATGGGAATGTTTAATACAAGAGAAAGTAAGTTTAAGAATTTCAAGTTCACTTTAGTTTTTGCTAATACTGAGTTTATTCAGAATAATAATGCAACTATTTGTAAGTTGACTGCAGGTTTAGTGCCTTCATATAATCCTAATGATGTTGCACCATGTATGTATTTGGGCTTCGATGATGACCTCTTTAATGGTATGGTTTTCACAGGTGTAGCGAAGTGTCATGAAAATGATAATTTCAATAGTACCACTGGTATGAGGATTGCTGAATCACGTGCAAAGGAAAAGGCTTATAGAGCAGCTCGTAATGTTTTGAATAAGATGCTTGAGGACTTTGAAGATTTTACAAATGCAATTAAGTATTCTACAAATTCATTTAAAGCATTGTATGAGAGTGAAACCGAGCATTTAGAAAAACTTACTGATGATAAGTAAGTAAAATAAAAATATAATTTAAATAAACATTTATTGTTGTCTCCATAATGTTTATCATTTTTCCTTCATTGAAATTTATTTTTAAATTTTAGTGGAGGTTTTTTCGACTTTTTCCTAAAAGTACATTATAATTAATAAGCATGAATAATATATATTTTGAAATTATCGCATTTTTCTATGCAATAAAGCATCCAGATTTAATATCTACTGTTAAAACAGATTTCTTTAGTGAACCTACTATTAAGAATGTTTTTAATATTGCAAAGGATTTTGTAACTAAATACAAAGCTGAACCATCTGCAGCTTAGATAATAGAGATTATAAATCTACAAGGAAAGTCTACGGTTATACCGGCAGATACAGTTAATTCACTATGGAATAATAAAACTGCATTAGCACAGTATGATGAAGAATGGTTAGATACTAATATACCTAACTGGTGCAAATGGAGAAGTTTTTACACAGGACTTGAAAAAACTATTGCCTATGTACAATCTTTACCACCTACAATGTCTTTTGAGGATTCTGCAGAATACATAGCAAAGGCTAAAAATCTTTTTACTATAGGTGCAGCATTTACAACAAATACTTCAAAAGGTCATGATTTCTTTGATATTAGTACACATACACTTGCTGCATTAAATACTCGTACTACCGGGTATTCATTCCTTGATAAATCACTAAATGGCGGTTATTCTAATAAAACACTTGTTGTTTTAATGGGTGGGCCAAAAACAGGTAAATCTATGTGGTTATGTAATTTAGCTGCACAATCTGTTAAGAATGGTTATAATACATTATATATTACATTGGAGTTACCATATCAAAAAGTATCTCAACGTATTGGTGCTAATATGTTTAATATTCCAATGGCACAATATAATGAGACAGTAAAGGATAATAATTTATTTGCTAAAAAAGTACAAGAGTTTAGAGCAAATCAATTAGGTAAACTTGGTACTTTTATATTAGAAGAATTCCCAACCTCTACTGCTACCGCTGAAATGATTGAAGCATTTGCTATCAAAAAACAAGAGGAAATTAGTGCATTAACAGGTAAAGATTTTAAGTTTGATAATGTATATATAGATTATTTGAATATCATGAGAGATATGAAAAATCCTAATTCTGAAAATACATATCTAAAAATAAAATCTATATGTGAAGATGTACGTGCAATGGCACAGAGAAATGAATGGTGTGTAATATCAGTAACACAAACTAATCGTGGAGGTACAGAATCTTCAGATCTTAATATGACTGATGTATCAGAATCTGCAGGTCTTACCGCAACAGTAGATGCATTATTTGGTATTATTCGTACCACTATGATGAGAGCTGAAGGTTGTTATTATCTTAAAGCAGTGGCAATGCGAGATTCTCCGTTAATGGGATGTAAGAAACGATATACATTTAATGATACATATCTTAGGCTTTCTGAAGATTTAACTGAAGAAATAATTGCAGATGGTGTCGATATTCCTTCAATATATGTATCTGCAACTGCAAATGGAGTTGCAAAATATCAACAAAATAATAGAGGATATAATAATAACCAAGTACCTCAACAACCTGCACCAATTCAACAAGGAACACCATTAATACAAACACCCCAATTAGGAATTTCAGAATCTCAATTAACTGGTGCGGACCTATTTAAAATGTAATGTAAAGAAATAATTAAAATGGAACTATAACTGTTATAATATTTCTATAAAATAATTAATATAAAATTAAAGACAAATTTATTACGGTTCCTTATAATAATTAAGGAAAACTAAATATTATAGATGAAGTTAACAGAAGTATAGATAATAAGGAAGAGTAATCGACATTATAAAGGTTTAATGGATTTATTACACAAATCTAAAAATCTTTATAATGTTGCAATCTATACGGTTAGGCAATTTTATTTTGATGCTGTTAAGAATGAAAGTGATAAGAAATATTTAAATTTTTATGCAACTTAGAAATTACTTTCACATTCTAAAAATATTGATTATTATTCGTTACCATGTGATGTATCACAAGCTGTATTAAAATAGGTAGATTAGAATTTCAAATCATTCTTTAAATTATTATAGAAGAAATAGAAAGGAAAATATGATAAACCTATAAATATACCTAAATATAAAGATAAAGCAGGATATAATTGTATTACTATAAATGCAGTTAAATTAGGTGTATAGTTTAGGAAGGATGGGACATTAACAATTCCAAATACAGCACCAAATAAAATATAGTTTAAAGTTAAAAATTTTAGTACTTGTACACAGGTTAGATTTATACCTTGTAAAGGGTATATTAAACTTGAAGCTATATATAATTATACTGAGCCTAAAATGAAAGAAGACAATGGTAATTATTTATCAATTGATTTAGGTATAGATAATTTATGTGCGTGTACAAGTAACATATCAAATTCATTTTTAATAGATGGTAAAAAGTTAAAATCAATAAATTAGAAATATAATAAGTACAAAAGCAAATTACAAAGTAAATTACCTAAAAATAAATATTGGTCTAATAAATTAAGTGATATAACTAAGAAGAGAAATTTTAGGATTAATAATTATTTACATAATACTTCTGCTTATATAATGAATCATGCAGTTTCAAATAACATAAATACCATTATAATTGGTTACAATAAAGAGTGGAAACAAGACATTAATATAGGTAGAATTAATAATTAGAATTTTACAGAAATTCCTTTTTATACATTAGTTAATCAAATAATTTATAAAGGCCAAATGAATGGAATTAGAATTGTGTTATAGGAAGAAAGTTATACAAGTAAAGCCAGTTTCTTTGATAATGACCCTATTCCAATCTATAAGAAAAATAATTCTGAAAGCCTTGAGTTTAGTGGTAAAAGAGTAAAACGAGGTTTATATAAAACTACTTCAGGTTTATCTGTAAATGCAGATATAAATGGGAGTTTAAATATACTTCGTAAATATTTAAAATGTAACAGTGATGCTATTATATAGCCAGCTGATAGAGGGTTTATTGTTAACCCTATAAGAATTAATATTTAATTGCTTACAAACATTTTATGATATAATTTATAAAAATATATTTAATTTATATAAAATGATTCAACATAGGATATAGACGAGCAAAGTCTTAAATAATTCGTACTTTGAAGGCACGAAAATGGAGACTGAATATAATTCATAGCGACCAATGGTTGTGCATTCTGCAGTATCAGAATAGTATGATTACGCTGTAACAGATGATATTGTATTATTAAATGAACGTAAAGATACTGCAGAAAAGATCTATGAAATATTTAAAAAATCTAAATTTTCAGACAAATACAAACCTGATACATATAATGTAGTGAAGATACCTAAGGAAGATATTGCAGAAGTATTTAATTATACACGTAAAGAATTAGAAAAAGTTAAAACTTTAACTGCAATAGAAGAGGTTATCGCTATAAATGAATTTTATGAGTTTAATTATGATTATGTATATAAAAATGTGTTAACTCCTCAAATGAAACAAGCAATATTAGAGGATTATTATACAAATCAAGGTATGAAAGCTCGTATGGATGAAAGTGCATCAGAACAATTATTTTAAAATATAAAAAAGAAAATGAGTAAAAATATATTTGTTGTAATTATTAAAACATATTGTGACGGTGATAAAGACTTTGAAATGGGGGGTGCTTTTACTAATAGAAATGATGCAATTAAAGAAATAAAAGAACGCGCAGATCTTTTTATGGAGGATGCTAATGAATTTGGTGAAAGTGATTACGAATTTTATTACCAGGGTACCACTATTATTTTAAACTCAAATAATGCAAGCTGTAAAATTTGTATGTATATACAAGAAACAACATTGAATAAATAATTATTTTAAAATATAACGAAGAATGAGTAAAAATATATTTGTAGTAACTACCGAAACATACAGTGACGGAGATTATACGCTTGATATTGAAGGAACCTTTTCTAATAAATTGGCGGCAAAGAAAGAAATGAAATTGTGTGCTGATGATTATCTTGAAGAATATGGATTTAGTGACGATACTACTTATAAAAGACATGATGATAACAATACTATCATTTTAAAATCAAATATATCAAGCTTTGAAATGCGTATAAGTATATGTAAAACAACATTGGATGAGTCTAATTTTGAATAAAAAATAAAATTATGAAGAATATTTTAACAGCATCAGAAGGGATGTCACATGAATATTGTGCATCTGTTATTAGAGTAGGAGAGTTAGAACCTATTGAAGGATCTGATTTTCTTGTACAAACTAAGATTGCAGGTTTTAATGTAGTTGTTAGAAAAGACGAAGTTAAAACGGGCGATATTATGTTTTATGCTGCCAATGAAACAATGTTAGATCCTGATTTTGTTGGTGCTAATAACCTATTTGATCGTTCATGTTATACAATGAATGCAAATAGTGCAGAAGTAGATGAGTTGCTTGAAAAGAAAGAGTTTGCATTGTCTACTGGTGATAATACAGCAGCCGGATGCATTGATGCTGAAATTAAGGGTAAACTTGGTTTCTTCAATAAGTATGGACGAGTAAAGCTTATCCGTTTGAGAAAGTGCCCATCTTATGGTTTCTTATTCTCAGTAGATGCAATGGCAAAGTACTGCCCAGAAATTAAGGATGTAGATTTGGAATCATTAATCGATAATCCTTCAGGTATCTATGATTTTGATACAGTTAATGGAAAGTTATTCATTAAGGTATATATGTTACCTGAGAAGGAACCACATCATACAGGTACAGGAATGACTAAGAAGGAAAAGAAACTTCTACGATATAATCGTATCATTCCGGGTGAGTTTAAGTTCCATTATGATACGCAGCAGCTTAATAAGAATATGTATGCTATTAAGCCTACTGATGTAGTTACAATTACTAATAAAATTCATGGTTCTTCATTGATTATTGGTAATATCCTAACTAATTATATCTGGTATTCTAAGACTGGTATCAATGTAATCGATAATGCATTGAATTGGGTATATAGTAAAATACCAGAAAAGTTGAAGTCAAAGAAAAAGGTATATGATGTAATTTATTCTTCACGTACAGTGATTAAGAATAAGTACATTAATGATAGAGGTACTGGTTATTATGATGTAGATATTTGGTCACATTGGTATAATATTCTAAAGGATTATATTCCAGAAGGTATTATGCTATATGGTGAAATCTTCGGATATACTGGTAAGAATGGTAAGTTCATTCAAACTCCTTATGACTACGGTTGTGCAGTTAATGAAAATAAGGTAATGTTCTATCGTGTTGTACAGGATATGCCAGATGGTACAAAGAAGGAATATAATGTATCGGAAGTATATGACTTCACAATGGATCTTATTAATAAGCATCCAGAGCTTAAGGATAAGATTATGCCAATTGAAATCTTCTACCATGGTACATTGAAAGATCTTTATCCTGAAGTAGATGTTAAGGAGCATTGGCATGAGACTGTACTTGAACGTCTAAAGAATGAGAAGAAATTTGGCATGGAACAGAATGAAGTACATTGCAGAAATAAGTGTCCACGTGAAGGTGTCGTTATTCGTATTGATAATGACCCTGTAGCAGAAGCATATAAGTTAAAGTGTACAAAGTTCCTTGAAAAGGAAGGTAAGGATGTTACTGCAGGTGTAACAGATATTGAAGCTGAGCAGAAGTACTAAGGTACTTATTATATTATTTTAATTATAAAAGTAGGGCATTGAATTTTATTTTTATAAATTCAATGCCTTTTATTTTTACCATTTCTATAATGGACAGCCTTCTATGGATTTACCATTTTCATCTATCTAAAAATGTACTCTAACCTTTGCTTTTATAATACAACCACATAACTAACATACTCCATGTTTATTGTATATACATTTATTACATATCAATAAACGCCGACGTGAATTTATAGAAGTATTTTTAAAAATAATATTAAATAACCATATAAAATACCCTTGTATAATATTTAATAGTATTTGCATATATTGTATCAAAATTCTTAAATCAATAGTCATGGATTGAAGTTTTCATTTATTTTTGTATTATAATAAACTCTATTTCTAAACTTTAATAGTCGAGCTCTATATTTATTTAATTCTTCAATAACCTTTACTATATCCTGTTTAACAGAAGTTATATCAGAATTCTCTAATACTTTTTTATCAATTGGTATATTATGTTTTATTTTATACATAATATCAACTACTTTCTATACCAATGGTTCTAATGCATTTCTATACATACCAATATATTTTACATATTTCTATGCTGTATTAAAATCATAATGTTCTTTTCCTTTAATACGATTTTTATTATATAATATAAAATATTTACTAAGTATACCAGAATAATGAGAATATGCTGTATCTAATATATTTAATAACTTATGTACAATTTCCCCGGTAGTGCGATCTTTATAATCTATATCACATTGTTTACAAAACTTTATGTTAGTACTCAATGATATAGGACTTCGTAATAAGGACATATTATTATAATTAATATTAGATATAAATTCAGAGCCTTTATTATAATCTCTACTATTATACTTTACTCTTATTTCATTTCTTCTGCCATAATCATTTATTTTATGTTTACCAGGACCTACATAATGAGGATTACGTGACAATGGATTTATGAGGTATTCTTTTGGATTTAATGAAACTAGTGCATAATCATATGATATATTATTGGTATAACTCAACTAATATGCAATATTTTTTTCATATGCACCCTTACCATTAAATATCATATTTTTAATATCAATATCTTTATTAAATAATGTTTCTAAATTAGTAAGATATAAAATATTATAGTTATCTAATGTAGATAAAACATCAATCTTAATATTTTTAATACTACTTATTAATATATCATATATTTTTTTATACTAATCTGTTAAATAATTAATATCTGTAAGTAAAACCCCTGTGGTATTAAATATACTGGTTAAATTATTATTATTATAAAAAAATACTACATCAAAATCTATATTTTCATAATTCTATAATAATTCTGACATATCATTATGTTCATATTTAGTTAGATTAGTAGGCATACTATTAATAGTAGGGGTATCACCATTAAATTCCCACAGATCACCAAAATTTGAATATTGATAGCGCCTAAATAAAAAATCTACTGCAGTTGATTCATAGTTAGAATGATTTACAACCTATTGCAATAAAGAATATAACTACTTTACATATATATTAATATCTCTATATATTTTAGCTTTATCACTTGTAGTTAAATCAGGGTTCTATTTTTTATTATATTGACGAGGGTTGAATAACTAAAGCACTTTTGTGAAATATGTAGTAGTATTGGTATTTATAAATTTATCTTGTGTTTCATCATTAAATAATTTCAAATAAGTATGATATAATTTAACAATAGTATAATGTATAATATAATATAACATGTTACTATGTTTTTCACCAAAAACCGTAAGATTACTTAATGTAGGTGGTGTGAAAAATGGTTCAGGTATATAATACTTGAAAAATTCATTATTTTGTATTATATTCTTGATTTCCTATGATTGAAATGATTCATTTAACTATTTCATATGTTATTTATTAAAAACTGTTAAATTCTGGAAAATAATTAAATAAAAATTCTTAAGTTTCATAAATTATTATGCATAATAATAAAACAAAGTAAAATAAATTAAAATTTAAAGTTATGAGTATTCCAAAAATTAATCCAGAGAAGATTCAACCAGCAAGAGGTATTAAGTTCGAAGAGAAATTGCGTGAATTGTATAATCAACCACGTACAGCAGCAGATGAGAAAGCTAATGGATGGTATGTACATGAGATTGATGAAATTACTGAAGATTCTTCTTATGATGATATTCTTAGAAATATTATAAGTAATATGTGTAGATGTGATGATACTTTAGTTAGTAAGTATGGCAAGTTCTATAATGATATGCTAAATGTAGATGATGAAAACACAGAATTTTCCCTCTATAAGTATAATGGTGTAGAATATGCAACAATTTTTATTGGAGGCGATGCAGAACTCCCTGTTATTATGATTGCATACTTCGATATTAATGGTGACTTACGGGCATATGTTCCATTTAGTGGAAACTATTTTAATCATGATACTCGCTCATCCATTGGTCATAATGCCGTTTTTGATGATGTAGAGGATATTAAGTTTCTCATGAATAATTATCCTGATCTTGTAGCACAAGCTAAGGGAGAAGATTATAGAGATGAGGACGAGGATGATGATTTCAATGAAGATGATGACTGGGACGATGAAGATTGGTTATCTGATGAGGATGATGAAGATGAAGATGGTCTCCCTGCATGGACTGACGGTCTATTAGATAATGCTCAATGTGATGAGTATGCATGTCGCGAAGAGTTTGAAAATAAATGTGACGAAGCATAAATATCACAGTGTTCCATAATTTTTTAAGTTTTAACAAAATTTAGCACTCTAAATTTTTTAGGGTGCTATTTTTTTATTATCTTTGTAGCATAATAATAAAAACAAATAAAAAATAAAAATATGGCAACAATTAAGTTTAAAATTCAGCAGCTCGTAAGTCCTAAAACATTGAAGGAAGCACTTATTGTAAAAGGTATTAAAGAAGTACTTAGAATGTATAAGAGTACTTTAGACCTTGATAATAAAAAGCATACAAGTGCTTTATATACACAGATACTTAACTACTGTGCAACACGATATAGTGCTGGTAAGTTTGAGACTGTATGGGACGTAAAACGTGCAATGAATGAAGTACTTCATATTGAAGGTGCTGCTATGCTGGGAGAAATCCTAAATAAGAATATGAAGAAATTGAAGAAAGCCAATTTCTCATATACCTATATCCGTTTGAAAAAGGAAAAGAAATTTAAGTATGTTAAGGGTCATAAGTCACATATTGGTGCAGATATGACTCGTACTGTAGCTGTACGCTCAAAATATGGTAATACCCCTGTTATGTTCTATGAAATACATGGAGCACTTTCTACAGTGGCGTGCTCAGAAATAAATGCCATAAAAATGTCATATAAATATGACACAGGCTGTAATTACTATGAAGCAAGGCCAATTTTGTTGTCGACTTGGTTAGAGTTGCCAGAATGGAATCAACAGTCTACAGTTAAAGTAGAAATGATTTAACAAAGCATGTTTAAGAAATTTGAAAAAAGTGAAAGAACTACATATAAATATTGGATGGCCAATTGGGCTGCATTTTAGATGACTGCATTATTATGTAGATGTTGGAAATTACCTTTCTTTCTTCATAATGTAGATAAAATATTTTTATTATGGAGATGGAAAGGTAATTATGAAAAAACTAATAATTGGCATATTTTACACAATAAACACCATTTGCAATATGCTATTAGAAAAGGACCATATGCAGTAGATTATGATGCATTTGTAATAGATGCTAATTGTATACATTATACATAGGACTGGATTCCAGAATATTTAACTGCTGTTGGTTTAGCGAAAGAGATAATTACAGATCATCCTGAATTGCAAGTATATGAAGCTATAATATTAGATAAAGTTAAGGAAAGTTGTCAGAAATTAGGATTCAAAATATAAGAAATAATTTATTTAACTAATATATAAAACAATAAAACTATGAATATTCCAATAAATTCACAAGTGGTAAATCCTTCACATGAAGGTAAGTTTATTGAAAAACTAACCAAGGTATATAACACAGTTAAGGCTGATATGCCTATGTTTGAAGAATATGACGAGAAGTTGAATGCTAATAATATGCTTTATTCACTTCTTGACCCTGAAAATAAAACATATATGCATCCATTAACAAAGGTATTCACAAAAGACTGTGAAATTATTAATGTAGACATTGAAAATTTCAAAGCTTATAGTATTAAGAAAACCTCGGATGGCGTTGAATATGTGTTAATTCGTATGGGTGGTGATTGGGAAATTCCTGTTTATTTTATCGTATATTTTGATAAAGATGAAGTACTTCGTAGTTTTCTATCGTATAAAGGGAACATGTTTAACTTTGATGATATGTGTGCATTTGGTGAAAATCTTGATGGGTCAGATGTTAATGTTGCATTAAAGCATTTCTCATCAGTGGTGAAACCTTTTCATGAAAAGAAGGATGTAAAGAAGTTTATTAAAGAATACTTACCTGCTAAAATTGATGAGTCATATATAGACGAACTTCGAGCAAAATCACAAGATGGATCTGAGACATATAAAGTATTCTCTTATATAATTGATGGTATTATATATGGTTTAATTAATGTTTCACCTGAAACAATTGAACATATTCCATGTAATATCATGGAGGAAATGTATGTTATTACTATTAAAGCCAAACCAAATTCTAAAATTTGTGTTGAGGATTTCATAGAACAATATGGAAAAAATTAATTAATTATAATACTTATATTAGTATAATTTAGCATTCTAAATTTTTTTGGAATGCTATTTTTTATTATCTTTGTACTATAATAATAAAACAAATAAAAATATGAATACATTATTGATTATAACATTGGTTTGTATGTGGGTTCTCGTTGGTTCAGTATTTCCACCAACTGAGAATAAAGTATGGTTCTGTATATGGATTACTCCATTGGTATTAGTAGGATTTTACTTCCTTGGTACTACATTTGCATGGGTATTTGGTATTTACCTTTTGTACCGTATTATCAAATTGATTATGTCTAACCTCTAAAGTATCAAATAGTTATGAACGAGTTAGGGTATATGAAACATAGTCCAGAAAGGCGAGCTTTATTTGATCGCACTTACATAAAGATGGCAGAAACCTTTGCAGAGCTCTCATATGCAGAAAGAAAGAAGGTTGGTGCAATTATTGTATCAGAGAATGACCAGATTATTTCACAGGGATTTAATGGTACAGTGCCAGGTTTTCCTAATGTATGTGAAGGAGAAGATGGTAAAACTACATGGGATGTACTTCATGCAGAAACAAATGCTATTAGTAAATGTGCTCGTTATGGTAATAGTACAAATAATGCAACATTATATGTAACATTATCACCATGCCCTAATTGTGCAAAGACTATTGTACAGGCCGGAATTAAACGAGTTGTATATACTCGTACATATAAAGATACAACAGGTCTTGAATTCTTGAAACAGTGTGGCATTGAAGTAGTACATTTAAATTCTGAAGAAAAGTAAAGACAAATTTTTAATTATTCTTTATAATTTATATGACGTTAAAAGAGAAGTATACAAAAGCTGAAGCAGAACATATATTTTTCACTTCAGACGATCACTGGTGGCATGCGGGAGTAATCAGTTATAGTGCTCGTCCATTTGCAAATGTAGAAGAAATGAATGCTAATCTTATTAAGAATTGGAATGATAAGGTAGGTATGCATGATTTGGTATTTGTTCTGGGTGATATGGTATTTGGTGGCACTACTAAGTGGAAAGAAATACTTGAGCAGTTACATGGTAATATCGTATTAGTCATGGGGAACCACGACTTTATTAATTATAAGAATAATTTAGAGCCTTATTTTGAAGCAGTAGTTCAACAACTTTATTTAAATATAGATGGAAGATCTGTATATTTGAACCATTATCCATTTTTATGTTATGGTGGTTCATACCGTAGAATTGATAAAAATGCAGTATATCAATTACATGGACATGTACATAGTGGACCAAATTGTGATATTGGAAGGGATTTGCCACGTTTAGTAAATTGTTTTCCTTATCAATATGATGTAGGTGTAGATAATAATAATTACACTCCTATATCATGGAATGAAGTTGATAAGATTATCCATGAACAATATGATAAATGCGGCGGGATTTCCGATTATAAACCCGAAAGAAAATGAAAGTAACTAAAGAAGACATATATCGGTTAAATGATAATATCAATGAACTTAAGAATTCAATAGATATTGAAAAATTAAAAATTGAAATTGAGGAACTTAAGTTACATGCAAATGCAGCATCTTCTAATCAACAGTTTGAAGATGCTGGAAAACTGTATCAGCAAGTAAAGGAAAAAGAAACTTTATATAATAAGATTAACACACTTATTTCTGGTATTAATGATATTATAGATGTTTTACCAGATGAAAGTATACATGATATTATAGATGATTCTTATACAGAATTATATGATATATTACAGGATGTTAAACAATCTATGCGATTTACTGATGAAGCTGATTGCATGGATTGTATCCTAAAGATTACTGCAGGCGCTGGTGGAACAGAAGCTCAAGATTGGGCCAGTATGGTGCTCCGCATGTACATAATGTATTGTCAAACTCATAACTATAATGTTGAGGTAATATATAGCGATACAGGAGGAATTACCGGTATTAAAACAGCTACAATTAGAGTTGAAAATACAGCAACTGCAACTAATGCATATGGTCATTTGAAATCAGAAACAGGAATACATAGATTAGTAAGAGTTAGCCCTTATAATGCACAAGGTAAGAGAATGACAAGCTTTGCAAGTGTATTCGTAACTCCATTAATTGATGATAGTATACATGTAGAAATAGATGAAAGTAAACTATCATGGGATTATTTTAGATCTGGAGGTGCTGGAGGTCAGAATGTAAATAAAGTAGAAACTGGTGTACGGGCAAGATATATGTATACAGATCCAGATACAGGAGAAACGGAAGAAATCCTTGTTGAAAATACCGAAGATAGAAAACAAGGCCAGAATAAAGATAATGCTCGACGTATTCTTGAATCTATCTTATATAATAAAGCATTGGAAAAGAAGAGAGAAAAACAAAGAAAGATAGAAGATAGCAAAAAGAAAATAGAATGGGGTAGTCAAATCAGAAGCTACGTTCTTGATGATAGTAGAGTAAAAGATCATAGAACAGGAATTGTTAATAATAATCCAACGGAAGTTCTTAATGGTAAACTTGATAAATTTATTGAGGCATATTATAACTATTAAAATATAAAGCAACTATTTTTATAAATAGTTGCTTTACTTTTATATAAATTTTTATATTTTAGTTTTAACGGTCCCACTCATCGTAGTCCCCATCATCATCACTCCAATTTTCTGAACCTTCCTTAAGTATACCATTATATACAACATCTATCATATCATCAATGAGGTCAACGAATATATCATTTTTCTTATCATCTGATATATTTTCAAGAATATCTTTATCATCAATTATTATTTGAAGTTTTTCAAACTCTACATTTCCTACAGAATCACTGCCATTATAATATGCATCAGATTTACATGTAGCATGGAACCAAATTTCAGTATCTGTAGTTTGTATATCTTCTACTAAATTAAATATCACTACTTCTCCATCACAATTAAGAAAATTGGCATCTTCAAACATAGACTATAAATTATCATTATAATTATCACTTTCTCTAAATCCTTTTATTAATTTAGTAATATCTAATATAGTAGGATCATTAAATTCAGATTTATAATATTGTGTTGTAGTATTATGTTGATTTAATACTTTACATGTTTCTTTATTAAGATTTTCTAAATTAGTTATTTGAATATCTGGAACAGACTTTATTATTTTATTAGTAAGTGTAAAATTTTTACAATCTTCTATTATTAAGGTTTTATTAATTTTAGGGATATAATCATTTAATGCCGTTATATTATCACAATCAGATAATTCTAAGATATTACAAGAAGTTAAGCCTTTTAATGTAGATATATTAGAGTTATGTATACTAATATTACTATTATCATAATTTATTTTATGATTAATACTCTAAAAAAGATTAGGTATAGTACAATCATATATAGTTAAATTCATATTACTATTATATGAATTACCTTTAATATTATTAATAATATTATATGGTAAGATATTAATATTATTTCCTATATTAAGATAAGTTAAACTAATATTGTCTCCATTTATATTATTAAACCCAAATGGCATTTTATGCTTTGCTAAATCAAATTTAATATAATTCTTCTGATACTTACTATTGACATCTAAATTAAATAAATTAATATAACTGTTATTATCTACTTCAGTAAATTCTAAATTTATATTATCTTTGTTTCTAATAAAAACGGCATTATTTACGATCCACTATAATGCATAATTAGTCTACTACTATATTGATTCTTTGCTAATTTTGTTACTCTATGTATCAGATATAGTATTAATATCTGACTATAAAGCATCATTAAAATCAAAACCTTCTGTAATGTATTTCATAATATATTTATAAAAAGATGGAGGACTTAATTATAAAAAATAAGTCCTCCATTAAAAATTTAATTAATTATGTATTCCTTTATGGTTTTTGCCAAGTAATTATCTAACCATTCACAATCAGGTTTTTCTGGTAATGTTGAGATCTTATATGCTTCTTCAATCTCTTTTACTTCTGTATCTAATTGTGCAATTAAATCATCATATTCAAATTTATGGTTTCTAATATTCATAAGAAATTCCTGGTCTTCCGTTCTCTTAACATTGAATCCTTGTCCTAATAGAATTTCTTTACACATATGAATTAATCTAAAACAGTGCATAATATTTTTAGAATCATAATTTTTATTTAGATTAGATGCATATCTAACTGGATTACGTTTCTGTACCCACTCTTGATATTCCTTATATCTCCTACAATGAGATATAAAACCATCTTCATTATATGATATGTACAACAATGGCACTTCACCTTTTGCTACAGGTGATAAATGTAATTGTGTAGAACTATCATTTTTTAATAGTCCATAATAATTTTGAGCCTTTTGTTCACTTAGCCATTTCTTAAACATATATAAGCCTACACTATTATTTGTTAGATTCAGTTTATATACGGTATTAAGTAATGATAATAATTTATTATCTTCTGTAGAAGGTTGTTCAATAAACATATTATCAATACGAGTAGTTTGTTCATTAAAATATAATACCCAATCATAATATGCACCAAACATATTATGCATATTTGGAATATTTACAAGCCCAAAATATTGTAGAGGTAGGTCATATTCTTTACTCCACTCATCTATTGTATAAGAACCTTGCTTACGGAAAGTATAACAAAATTCCAATATAGTTTTCCTTCTTTCTATAGGATTAACTATTTTTTTATTCAATCCTCTTGCTTTAACCACTTGCTGCTTAGCATATCCATAAAATGGGTTGAATATTTCTTTGGATAATACTTTGTCTCTATTATCTCTTAATTCCTTAAATAATGGATGCATATAATGTATACAGTCATCTGGTACAAATAATGCTTCCAATACAGTAGGATTAGATTTCTTTAGTAATCTAACAAACTCTGATAATTCATACCAAGTAGTATCATGTTTTTCATCTGATACTTGTACTGTTGGATTTAATATGCAATATTCAAAAGGTTCAGCTAAAAAAATTCCACCTGTATCTACATCAGATTCAGGTGTATTTAAATTATATGCAGTAGAGCCCCTTGTATATTCAAATAACAAGCGGTTTTCACTTCTAATTTCTTCAAAATTACTATCTAACTTTTTCATTGAATTACATTCTTTAAAAGTTTCTGTACATTAGAAATTTCAATTGGTTCAATAGTAATACCACTGGTTTCAAGTTTATTAGAATTTACCATATATAACTTATATGGATTTTTCTTATTACTATTATATTTCTTAATAGCTTCCTTCAATTCAGAATAGATATAGCATTTTGTACTATCATTATCAATACCCCACTTAAATATAGGCATAATACTTTTATCCTTTGTAAAATGACTAACCATTTCATTTAAGATATGCCATGTAGTTTTATCTTTACGACGATATACTACAATATATGGAATATTTGATTTAGTACCATATGCAAATTGAAAATCTACTAAATTCTTATCTTGCTTACTCATATAAAATATCTTTTAATTATCTTATCTTATTATCTAACTGTTTATAAGTAAAGTTTCTTATAAAGTCTAACTTTTTCTAAACAACTTTCCTTAGTATCTAATAATAACCCCGTGGCAAAAATATAGTCATATAAGTAATTAAGGACTTCCTTAATTAGTGGTTTTTCATTATCCGATAAGTTTAATTCTTCTATAATGTCATCTCCATTTATTGATAATTTATAATCATTAAATTTTTCAACATACTTATCAAATAATTTAAGATTTCTCTTTAATGAAGGTATATGATTATTAAACCTCTTTTCACATGCAATAATAGTACATATTAAATAAATTCTATAACATTCCTTATCTTGTAATGCATACTTTCTAATGTCATAATCATTTATAGAATTATAATGCAAATAATGAATAACTTGACATACTTTATCCCTTAAACTATTTGGAAATTTTGCATAAGTTAATGACAAAAAAATATCATCCTCGTAATTCTTTTTTAATAATAATGCAATATAACCAACTAACCCAAGTTCTTCTGTATAATTTACATTATAGTCAAAATTATTTAAATTACGAAAAATTATTTTTAATAAAGTAGAAGGAATAAGTTTTAGTACCTCATTATAAAATGGCATCTTTACCATTTTAATAAATTCATCATATATTCTCTCTTGAGATACAATAGATAGTCTATCCATATTTAATGATAATGCTCTATCCACTCTATATGATGTTTTCCAACCATACTTAGCTGCAAATCTATATACTCGTAGAATACGAAGGGGATCATCATTTAATGTGACGACAGGATTTGTAGGTGTATCGATGTTATGATTTTCTATGTCATATAAACCATTTCCTGTTGGATCTATAATAGATTCAATACTTACCTCATCATTAACATTTAGATATAATGCATTAATTGTTAAATCTCTTCTTAATGCATCTTCTACAATTGAAGCATAACTTTGAATAGGTTTACGAGTTTTACCATCATATTTTTCCTTCCTTGTATGTACAGCTTCTAATTGAATATTTGGAAATTCCTTAAGTATAAATGTTACAGTGCCAAACCGTTCAAATATAACTGGTTTACTTGCTAATAACCTATTATCATATAGCCAATTAGCAAATTTAACACCTCCGTTTTCAATATCTAAAACTAAATCAATATCCTTGATAGTATCATCCCCTAAATAAAAATCACGTATACACCCACCCACAGCATATAGATGATTCCTATATTCAGTACCTTTAACAACACATCCAAGGTATTTAATTATACTTATAAATAATTGTCTATCCATGGTTTAATTTATTTTACGCGATAAACAATACGAGCTTTAGATAAGTCATATGGGCTCATTTCCATTTTTACTTTGTCTCCGGTCATAAGACGAATGTTATTCATTCTCATTTTACCTGATATATGCGCCATTACTATATGACCATTATCAAGCTCTACTTCAAATACAGTATTAGGCAATGTTTCTATAATCATTCCTTCTACTTCTATAACTCCTTGCTTTGCCATAAATTTTTATTTTTTAGTTATTTTACTACTGGCCCAATAAATCATGTCAAATATACAAAATACTACTGCACCCCAGCTTAACAGGCTTATAATAATTAATGAAAATAAAATTACATCTTCCGGTGTATTTTCTCTATATTGTTTTACTTTAGAAAGATCACAATACCTTATAAGGGTGTAACTTAAAGCCAATGCAATAAAATACCCATATAGATAAAAAGTCCAAGTCATAACTTATTTTATTTTAATTAAACATTACGAGTATATGTATTAAATACATAATTATACCCACCTGAATTACTTTCACTTTTATTATGGAAATCCTGCTTTACACAAGTCCATTCTAAATTATTAATAGATGGGAAATATACGTCTGCTGTTTTTACTGTTTCAACCAGTGTTATATCCAACTCATCTACAAACTCTATTGCTTGCTTATATGTATAAGCACCACCAATTACATATACTTTCTCATCATTTTCACTAATCTTAAATGCTTCATCTAAAGTACTTACAACTTCAATACCTTCTGCTGTTAGTGGTTGTTCACTGATTACAATATTACGACGATTTGGTAATGGTCTGGAACCTAATGAAACATATGTCATATAACCCATAATAACTGTATTACCAGTGGTAGTTTCCTTAAAATGTTTCATATCAGCTGGAATATGATATAGCAAATCATTGTTCTTACCTAAACCATACATTGTATCAATGCATGCAATAATAATCTTTTTACTCATCTAATTAAAATTGTGTTTGTTTATTTTCCTATTATATAAAAAAATTATAGGTTTGTCATTCAATTTAGTATAGTTTTGTGTATTTTACATATTTTAGCTTTACAATTATATAAACTTTTATAATTACTTTCTTTATATAAAAAATATAATAAAAAAGTTTTAATCTATGAGTAGTATATTTGACAGTGATAATAATGAATTATTGAAGGAACATGTAGAAGAAAGAACTAATGATATATTATTATCATGTATGGATTTTCGTACATACTGCTATACCCATAATGTAATGGATTATTTATATACTACAAGGGGTTTATATTTTGGACAATACGAACTTATGCCTACTTACAATGCATATGGTGATGTTGCAGTAATAAAGGATGAATATATTGGTTCACGTATCATAAGTTATGTACTTGATTATTATGGTCATCAACAAAATACAACACATACGCAATATAGATATACTTATAATTATACAGATGATTTACATTTACTTATTAACAATATATGTTCCAATTTAAAGACTAATACTATAAAAAATGAAATAATAACACCTATAATAGAACTATATAAACAACTAAGAAATGTAAAAAATGATGATATAAAACAATATTTACATTATGGTATTACATATGTATTTCATTTTATAGAAAATGCATCTATATGTATTGCAATACCAAGTATAAGTTCAGGTTTCAGAAAAAAATATTCAACAAAAGACTTTCCAGCATATACCTATATTTTTTATACTGGAAACGAAGCAGGCATTAAGAAAATCAATACGATATTACCATCAGAGAAACTTACAAGTATATTTAATACAACATTTAGTTCTGAAATATATGCGAATAATCATGAGCGAGAATGTAATAGATTTAAATATTGTAACGGAGTTTATTCTATTTGGTTTAATTATAACGGGAAATCTTATACTTTATATTATATACAAGATTTTAAAAGACCTACATTTTATAATTTAAAAAAACCTTATTACTATAAAACAGAAATTGATGGTAAAAAAATAAAAGCATGCAGTAAATTAGTAGAGTACAGCTATGATGCAGACAGTGAATGGCAACAACTTAAATATGAAATTAAAACAAATAATTTCGAGTTCTTTAAAATATTTGAACAACTTTTTGAATATAGATCTATACATGATTATAGTTATTCCAGATATAATAGTGAAGTTGATTTTATACACCAATTCACTAATTTTGATAGTCTTAGTTGTTCATTAGACACATATATAACTAAAGCAAGTACAAATCAAAATAATTATGAGTAGTATATTTGATACAGATATTTTATCAGAAGAAAATGATAAATTAAGATTATTAAGTTTGCAAGATTTAGATAAAGAAAATCCCATTGAATATATTTTATCGGATAATAGTATACAATTAAATAAACCGTTTAAAATTAAATATATAACTGAACATAACAAGGAGAATTGTGGTATTTTATATTCTAATAATAAATGGCTTTATCTTGCATTAGTCAGCGTAATAGGTAAGTATACAAATAATGCAGAATGGGCTATGAATTATAATTATATCAAAAAAGACATTAATACTATTAGCTCTTTATTACCAGATCTTAATAATGATAAATCAAAAAGCTATATAATACCATTAGAAACCTTATTAGGTGATAACACATTTCCTGTAAATGCATTTATAAATAGTTTAAAAATCAAAAATATAAATAAGTATGTTGCATACTTTTTATATAATGCTGCTATTTGTGTTATTTTAAATGTTGAAAATACAATTACAAATACATATATATTTTATACAGGATTACCATTAATTCCCCACCGTATTTCAAAAGATAAAGTAGATATAAAGTCAGTAAATATAAATTTAAAACTTGCTTATTATACTGGATATGATAACAAGCGTAAACCACCATATTACCAACAACATATTCTTATACCTTATAATAATGATAAAAAATAACAATGAAATTAATTATGTATTAAGTGGCAGTACATTAGAAGTAAATGTAAAAAATGAAAATCATTTATATTCTATATTGTCTTCAGAATTTAATAACTTATTTGAAAAATATGAAAACATTACAGAAATAAAATTTAATGGTAAATGGATTTTATATTTAGACGAATATTTAGTATGTCCATCAGGTGTTAATATAATCTTTGGAAAATATTTAGAATTACTTTCATGGATACATGAATCTAATTGTAAAATATATAATTTAAATATCACGTCAAATACCTTAAAATTTCATTCTAAAATACAGTTTATAAATTGTGTTATAAATAGTAAGAAATTAGTAATTAACAAATAAATATTTTCATTTTCATATAAATAAATAATTAAATAATGTTTAATTATTATATAAATGGTTCCAATTATAGATAAAGATACAATAAAATATATAACTACATCTATTACACCCGAAGAAACTGAATATGTTGCAGGCGTTTCTAATGTATATGATGCAGTTTCAAATAGCTCAGTTATATCAGATGAAAATTCAGATGATGTACTTTATATTGTAAAGTTACATGCTTTCAAATATAAATTTGATATGTTAATAAAGACTGAAAAAAATCAAGTTTATCGTAAGCATATACAAGATTTATATTTTGCATTAGGATATTATATTGATAATGCTACTGAATATGTACAATCTATCATAGGTCAATTAACTAATGATATGTTTAAGAAATTAAACTTACCTATTAGTGATAATCCTTTAGAAGTTGTTAATGAATTAAAGCAATGTGTTAATAACTTTGTAGACTACCATAAAGATGATGTAGAATATAAAGGAATGGAATTAATGAATATTGATATTATAAAGACTATTCATACAGCAATCTATAATTTTAGACTTTCTAAGTAAAAAATTAAATTATGGCATTAGTACCGAACATACCAAATAACAGACCATTATTTTAGCCTTCTCATATCGTTACCCAGCATGTTGGAAATATGTCGGGCTTTAATTATTCTATATTACCATTATAGTTTAATTTATAGAGAGGTACACGATATAAGAAAACTAATAGATTTACAAAATGTAGTTGTAAAGTATATCCAGGCGAAGAAGTATATGGTATATGTCCATACGATAATAAAAAACATACTGGTAGAATTATAAGGTTATATTATGATCCTACTATAGATGCAGGTAAAGAACCAAAAGTTATATATGCATATGTACAAGATAAAATAGATAATGAAATAATACCATTAAAAATAGACAGTGTGCATAAAATAACGTATAATAATTATAATTTAAGAGAAACTTTTGATTTTAATAAAAATTTACATAAAATTTAAATAGATATGGCACAAATTTCATCATATGTAGATCCAGACTTGGGTCAAGCACTAATTAATAATATAGAGGTTGAAGTAGATAATAATATTTCTCCTGATGCACCAACCCCTGAGGAAGAAACTGAAATTTTAAAGGATATTGCAGAAGCAACACCAGATGCTGATACAGTAGCAGAAATTACACAAAAGGATGAAGACATTGTAAATGAAGCATCTGTAGCCGAGGCTGAACAACCTAAGGTTTTTAGTACAATGAATAACAAGAAAAATAAGAAGAACAAGAAATAATTTTTTTGCATAATAGATAATTTATTAAAGTTGAGTGAAGAAATGGTAGTAAACATTTCTTCACTTTTTATATAGTAGACTAAATTATTTTTTTATCATATAATTATATATGAAAATTATAGCAATATCAGACCTACATGGTCAATTACCAAATATTACAGAAACTGCAGAATGCCTCTTTATATGTGGAGATATTGTACCACTATACTGTCAAACTAACTCATGCGATTCGTTACGATGGTTAAATAAGAAATTTATGCCATGGTTAAGATCATTAAATATCACAGGAGATATTTTTATTATTGGAGGTAATCATGATTTTATATTTGAGAGAAAACCAAAAGAAGTAAAAGAATTATTACAATCATATAATAAAGTACATTATCTATGTAATGAAACATATGAATACTTAGCTGAAGATTGTGTAACTACATGGACTATATTTGGTACACCAGATTGTCATATATTCGGTAATTGGGCATTTATGTATGAACCTGAAACAGAAACAGAACATTTTAATAAAATGCCAGATAATGTAGATATTGTATTATCACATGATGCATGTTATGGTAGAAATGATGTATGTTTAGAAACAGCGCCATGGATAAAACCTAATAATCATATAGGAAATTATGAGTTATTACAAGTGGTTAAAAAGAAAAAACCTTTATACCAATTTACAGGTCATTTACATTCATCATCTCATGAATTAATAAATTATGATGGTACACAAACAGCATGTGTATCATTATTAGACGAACACTATAAAATGACTTATAAACCATTAATAATAGAAGTAACAAAATAAAATATATGGAAGATAAAAAAAGAAGATTTACAGATATTGACCCTTATACATGTGATCTTGAAACTCTTGAAAATGAAGTTAAAAGATTAGAAGGTATATCTGGATATTATGAAACTAAACAGCTTGCACTTAAAAAATTCATTAACTCTGTATACGGTGCAACTGCATCCAAATTCTTTATTGCACATAATACAGATATTGCAGAATCTATTACACTTCAAGGACAAGACCTTAATCATTACTCCGAAAATTCTGTAAATGATTACTTCAGTGGTATATTTCAAAATGATACTGAACTACATAAAAAACTTGGAATTTCTACAGAAGCTGCACAACAAGTTACAATAGATAAAGGTAAAACAACACCAATGAAAAAACTTGACTTAGATTATCTTAAAGGTGATGAATCCCTAACTTGTGCCGGTGATACTGATAGTGTCAGCGGAGACACACTGATATATGTAGAAGACGACAGCCAAATGCGAATTGATGACTATTTTAAGATTAGTAAGTTTTTAAATAAAGACATTGTTATTAAATGTGCAGATGGTTCAGAAATTGTACCAGTGAAAGGAGGTTGTACAATGGCAATAGATAATGATTTAAATTGTAAATTTAATAGTATAAATTATGTTATGAGGCATAAGGTAACAAAACCTAAATTTACAATTACTTCAAAGAGCGGTAAAAAGGTTGAAGTTACAGGGGATCATTCATGTATGGTAGTTAGAAATGGGGAGCTAATTTCTATTAAAGCCAAAGATATTAATAAAGATACAGATAAACTTGTTACATTAAAAAAAGTATTTAAAAATGTAGATCCATATACACATGAAGAGATATAATTAGGATAGATTTTTATCTGATAATTAGGTAATAAAATATCTTGAAAGTATACAAGTTAATAAGGATTTATATACATGTAAAAAATGTGATGGACTTATTAGATGGAATAATGCAGATTATTTTCTGACCAAATAGCCTTCTGAAAATGATGGTTTATTTGGTCAATTACGTTGTACAAAAACAGCAGCATTCTTAAATCCTCGAATTTATAATGGTCATTCTTATCATTTAGGATATTGTTATAAATGTGCATGTGAGTTGTTTCCTGAAATACCTGTTAGAAGATCACCATTAAATCCAGCTACAATTCGTTCTAAAGTACTTTATAATGTAAGTGATGAAGATTTTAAATCAATTACAACTAATGTGTGTAAACGTACATTAGAAACTTATATAGATAAATTTGGTGAAGATATAGGGAATGAAAAGTGGAAGCATTATTGTTATAAACAATCTCTTACAAATACATATGACTATAAGAAAGAAAAATATGGGTGGTCTAAAGAAGAGTTCAAATTATATAATAAATCGAGAGCTTGTACATTAAATAACTTTATTAAACGTTATGGAGAGGATAAAGGAAAAGCTCGTTGGAAACACTATATAGAGCGACAAAGTTACACTTGTTCTTTAGAATACTTTATATAGGAATATGGTGAAGATAACGGAGCTATAAAGTATAAAGAATTTGCAGACAAGAGGTTAACTGGTAGTGGTGGTAAAGGTTTTTCTTATATAGCCGATGAATTTTTTAAGTTATTATGTGATAAATTCTCGAAAAATAAAATATACACACATGCATTAGTAACAGGAGAGAAACTTATAGGAAAGTATCATTTAGATTACTATGACGAAACATTAAATATAGCAGTTGAATTTTATGGAGATTTCTGGCATGCTAATCCACTTATATATAAGGAAAATGATAGTATTTTAGGTGTTAGTGCATGTGAAATATGGGAAAGAGATAAAGCTCGAGAAAATGAAATAAAATAGAATGGAATAAAAGAAGTTTATATAGTTTGGGAAAGTGACTTTAGAAATTTTCCAGTAGAAACTTTAAATAAGTTAATTAGCAATTTTTAACTATATAAAGTTTCTTTATATATAAAATAATTTGTATATTTGCATAATTAATTAAAACTATAAAGTTATGTTTGATTTTTCAAAGGAACTCATACAATCAGATACAGATAATGTATTAAAAGATCTGGTAAGTGATTTAATATTTAAGAATACATTGCATACATATACACCTCTTAAACATATAAAGAATGGAGATTATGTATTGTTGAATTACAAAGGGTTCTTATGTTACCTTGTTAATAATAGTGGAGACCCATATATAGTATTAAGTACTAAATATAACGGCATAGGAAGTATAGTAACTTTTGCAGATATGCAAGAGATAATGGAATATACTAAAAATACTATTATAAAGGATATAAAGTTTTTATATAATACTTACATTAGTAATAGAAACATTTATATTTTAAATACTTATAATACAGAAAATGAAAGTACGAATATTAGTATTATTATTGCACAATTAATTATTAGTTTATATAAAGACTTAAAAATTAAACCAGTATTTCTAAAAAATACGGATGTAAAGCCATTTGATGATACATTTAATATTAATAATGTAAATAATAATATTAAAACATTATATTTAGATCTAGTTCCCTTAAGAGATGTATCATTTAATAATAAATTATATGCTCAACTTAATAAAGTAATAAATGCGTGTAATTCTACCATAAATATAGTTACAATAAATTCTAATGGGACATGTCCTAAAATTTCTGATAAAAATGAATATCTTGATTATTTAAAAGCAAGTAAATTCAAAGATAATAATATAAAGGGTACTGGTGCCATTAATAAAGTTATACTTTTTAGGAAAATTTTTGATGGCAAACTTTATTCTGAAGAAATATTTAAGTTATATTCATATAATGAAATAATTTTTAGTATAACTACTTATTATTTGGAACATTTCCAAATGTATAAATTGGTATATGAAAAAGATACTATTAATAAGTATACATCATCATATGATATAATACATATCATAAGTACATATTATAATTTATCATACAACCAAGTAAAAGAGGATGTGATGATAGCTTATAACCTTTTATGTGATGAATATTACAAAGATAAAATTGAGTATTTTATAGAGGATTAAAAATAAATTAATTATGGGATTTGATTTTAATATAGTTAATACTCATCGAGATATTGATAATGAATTAAAAAATTCAGGCTTAACGTATGCTCATTTAACTTGGAAAAATATTTTAACTTCATATTCAGATATTTTATATAGTGATCACCAGTTTCATGAAGAACTATATAAAATATGCACCATGGATTACTATATTTATTATGATAAAGCTATTGATTTAATATGTCTTACTAAAATTATAAGTGATGCCAGTTGTTCTTATATCCCATATATGACATTACAAACAGCAGAAGATGACATAAGAGATGATAAAACACAAGAGTTACTTAGAAATTTAATAAACTCTGATATACTATGTCATGAAATTACAATACGATATAATTATACTTATAATGTAAGCAGGATCTTTCCCACTTATGATATTGAAATGGTTGATATTAAGTTTTTGATAAAATTATCAACATATAATTTTAATTGGAAATTATCTTTTAAACGCACTTCACCATGGGATGAAGAAATTATTAGTGCAAGTAAAATAACTATAAACACAACATCATTTAGAAATGACTTAGCTGAAGAAGATGTAAATGATTTAGTACAAGTATATAAACAATGCAAAAAGTATAATAAAAACATTACATTTTTACCATATATGAAAGATATATTAAGTAATTTGGGAATGTGTCATTATTCTACAGAAATTATAAAAAACCCATATTTACATTTAATGTCAGTTATAGAAACATCGGTTAAAGGGTATCACAAAAATATAGAAAAATTATTACCTTATATTCAATATACTGAGAAATTGATATGTCAAAATATTTTACAACATAATAATTATATTAGTTATTTAGAAAAATATGTATTAAATACCTGCACATACGAATATGCAATTACTATTACGGCTATGTATATTTTTCAAGCTTGCAATTATGACATTTTAAAGTTTCTATATAGTAATAGAAGAGAAAGTATAGTTTTAACCTTAGCCGAAAAATATAATATGTCAAATTTTAAAATAAGAGAAGATATAATAACATTTCATGATTGTTTATGTTATTATTATGCACACAAATGTAATTCACAAAATAATTTACCAATAAAATATAAGAAGTAATGGGACAATTTGATCTTGATATAGTACAAGAATCTGTAGAATTAGAGAATAATAATACAATTAATGATATTAGTACTAATCTAATTATTGAAAATATTTTTAATAATTTAAAGAGTAGTACTGTAAAAAAAGCTATTATTAAATATCCCAACTATGATAATACGTATAAAATAATTTATAAGGAACTTTATAATAGCATAGAGGTATTTTTAACTATTAAAAATAATGAAGTAATAGTTGTTTTAGATAATTCATTACCTTTTCATGGCGAGGGCGCAACACCTCACCCAATAATGCACCATATAATTTCAGAACTTAATGTTATTATTAAAAATATTAGTAAAATTTATAATAGTGCCGTAGATAAGAAGATATATATTACACATTGTAGAGTTGTTGGAAATATAAGAAGTAATATATATAGCTATGCTATGAAAAATATATGTGGTTTAAACCCATATTACTTTTATATAATTAACAAATTATATACTACATATGGAATAGAACCGATATTTTTAAAAGCTCCTTGTATTTTAGGTACTCTTGATAATAGTATTATAGAACTAAATGCAAATATTAATACTGAATTAGAAACTATTTATGTATTTCCATTTATTACCTCTATAGAGGATGACAAATCCTTTTTAGAACTACAAGATTTACTGAAATCATTTTAGAGAATGACGTATATATAAAGCATAATTATAATGTATTATCAGGTTTTCCATATAATGATGATTATTATAATTTCTATGCATATAATGAGGATTATACCACATCAGATAATCGCCTTTTTACACAATATATGGAGGCATCACAATTTAAAAATATAAAACCTATACCATGTACATTTAAAGGGAAAGATGATGTATGTATAGGTAAGAAAAAAGCATCGTTAAATTTTTTGGTGTTTGCATTATCAGAAGAGGAGTATGATATAGCAGTAAGTAGATTAGTAATAATATATACCCTTTTTTATAAAGTAAAAGAATTATTATATATACATAGAGGAGAAGAAAAAGAGTACATGTTTAAAGATCCTGATTTGATTGTTTATAAAATGGCTAACCGTTTTAATAAACATCCAGAGGAAGTTCTACATGATATAAAAGCACGATATAATTGGATATGTACAAATTATGTAAATGAACTAGATAATTTAATTAAAAATTATAAAGATAAAAATTAAAAATTATATGGCATTTGATTTTGACATAGTTAAGCAACCAGATAATAGTGTTATCACAGAAATAACATTTGAAAGTTTTAAAAATACATTAATTTATAATAATAAGCAAAAATCTAAAGCTATTACTTATAATGATAATTGCATTACTATAGAGTATAAATTAGATAAGATATTTGTACATATCCAAAATACTAATAATAATGTTAAAGTACTAATTCAAGAGGATAATGTTAAAGAGAGTACATATAACAGATATACCCCGTATGATGCAATACCATTAAGTACAAGAAAAATGAGAAGGTCTACAAGTTTAGAAAAAACTATTGAACATTTTGATAGTATAGTGGGGGATATAGCTGAAATATTTTCGGTATTTAATATATCAAAAAATATATATGTAATGCAGTCGTTTAATGATTTAGATGATAAAAATTATAATAATACACTATTATCTGTTACCGCTTTTTATGTAATTTCCAAATTATATGATTTATATAAAATTAAACCGGTATTTATAAATGAAGGTGTATTTTCAAATAACATAAGGGTTGAAGTTAATTCTTTACTATATACAATTATTGTTAAGCCGTATTATTTTCATGTTAATATTACATATACAACAGCTGATGATATAAAATATATCAATACAGTTATTGCTGAAAATAGTGAGTTATACAAACATATGGGGTATAATGTTATAGTAGATTTAGTTAGTACTTTAGTAAAACCTGAAGAATTACCAAATATTATATCATCAATGAAGGGATATTTTAAAAATTCAATGTTTGAAGGTGTACCTCCAATTCAATGTAAATTTAATGATACAAAAAATTCTATATTTTTTGATAACTTTATAAAACGACGTATCGAGTATTATAAAAATTATGATGTATGTATAAGTAGATTCGTACGGACATATATGTGTAAATTTATGATAGGAACATTATTGGTAGAAACTATAGAACAGGATGTACATATAGCGTCGAAATTAGCAAAGCATTTTAATAGAAAGGTAGAAGATGTTTTATATGACATAAAGGGACGATATAACTGGTTATGCCAGCAATATATAGAAAATTGAGGAAATAAAAAACTTATTAGGAAATTAGCATTATAATTATAAAAGTACATTTGTTTAATTATATAAATGGATATAGATAAGAATTTAAAAAATAATACTAAATTATCAAATGCTTTTAAAAGCTTTGTAAAGTATTTAAGTGAATTTAGTAATAATATGGACACTACTCATATAAAGAGGCATATTCCTCATGATGCTGCAAAGGATAATAAAAAGATAGAGAATCCTTTTAAGCAAGTTAATACGGATAAAACCAATAATATGAATAATATTAATACAAAATTAAAGGTTGATAAAGATGGGCAGTTACTTATTCCATTTCCTGAAGATAAAAATGGTATAATATTTTCTAAATTTGTAATTGCTAATACTGATGTTCCTACGATTGGAGGCACTACAATTTCTGATAAGCTTAAGAATATGACTATTGACTTCACAGTTGAAGATAAAACTATTATGGAAACCCGTCCTAATATTACACCATTAACAGTAGATAATCCAAATATTATACCATTAACAGTAGAACCAAAAATGATTGATGATCCCTTTGATCCTACTAAAACGTTTCATAGAGACTTGATGCCTTGGGAGTATGGAGAATATGATGGTATTAGTACTAAACCTGATAATAATGATAATACATCAATAGGGGATAAAATAAAAGATGAACTTAATAAACTACTTATCGCAGATAATGATGGAAGTACTATTATAACAACATTTGAAAAGAACCTTAATAGTATTCTTAATAGTATAGGTAAGTTCTTAAAGGAAAAGAATAAGAGATATGGAAATTCTGCATTAGAACCTTCTAATATGTTTTTTAAGGGAAATTCAGAGGAAGGACTTAGAATTAGAATTGATGATAAGTTAAAGAGAATTAAGAACTCTAATGTATTACGAAAGAATGATATTGTTGATTTAATTGGTTATCTTATTATTCTTTGTATTACTAAGAAGTGGTTCACATTTGATGAATTTATTGATTAAATGCTAAATGCTACTAAAAACAAAAAATAAAGTCCATAAATATTTTTTAGTATGAACTTTATTTTGTATCTTTGTACCATAATAATAAAACAAATAAAATTATGGCAACAAAAGCACAAGTAGTAGAACTACAAAACCGGATTGATGAGCTACAACATCTATTAGAGCAGGTTCAATCAAAGCATGAAGAAGAGTTAACTCGTGTTAAAGCACAAGTTGAGCAAGAGACTTTACATGCATATAAGGGTAAAGTAATTTCATTATTAGGTGATGAGATTAAGGAGCTCATTGAACAGGAAATTAAAGAAAATCTCAAACTTAAAGATGAAGAAAATTATTATGGTCTCGATAACGAAGATAATAATATAGGTCTAACCCTTGTTTATAAAAAGAATATATTAGGTAGTTGTAATATCTTTCAATAAAAAATAAAAGGAAATACATTTAAAGTATTTCCTTTTATTTTTTCCCATTTCTAAGTGGACACCATGAAGGTATCTATAGAATATCATTTGGATTATACATAGGTGCAATAAATGTTGCACCTGTTTCTGTTTTTACTGCATTACAGTATGCTTCTTTATCACCATCATGTGGATCATGTAAAATACAATTTGGGCATTCGGTGCAGTAATTTATAACGGTTGTATGTACTATCTATGTCATATAATTATTTATTAATTATTGTATTTGTGATAATTTTGAATTTGGATATTTTGATACATCGAATTTCCACCTCCATAACCATTATTACTCTATCCTAAACCACTATATGATTGTAATGGTGTAGTTAACTTACCTAAACTACGTGCTGACATTCTATAGAAATCTGCAAACTACTCATCACTAACTGCTGCTTCTTTTTCTACATATATTTCAAGCATCCTTTGAACTATCTATGTATGTGCAGTTGGTTCCTACTATTCTAACCAATCTAATAACCAATTTTGAAACATTGTTTGTTCAGGTGCTATACATAAGAATAAACATGTTACAGATATATCATCATGTATAAGTGTTCCTTCATATGCACCTTTACTATTCTTTCCAAACTGTTCAAGCTATGTAATAGATGATATATTAGGGTCTGCATTATACTATCTAATAATGGTTTGATGTTTTCTCATCATCTTTTCACCAAGTTCACAATAATAATTTTTACCATGTTTACCAGTAGTAGTTCTAAATCCATATTGATATTTTATTTTACCATCTGCTGGTTGATTTACACCATTTGGTGTTTTTATAATTACTGCTTCATAATAACTTGGATGTGACATGAATTGATTTAACCAGTTACTACCATTAAAATTCCTCTCAAATAAGATACGAACATTATCTATATCATTAAATCCTGTTTTTAATATATTAAATGCTATATATTTTGCAGCCTCTGCACACTATACCTCATCTTTATGATTATCTGCATATAAGCCAATCTATCTGTACCTAACTACATCTGTTATATTAATAGGATGTTGATGATCTCTATTTTTTTCTATACGAGCAGGTGATAATAATTCAATTTTGAATATATTAATAATATTATAATCTGCATCTTTCTTACCAGATGCTCCAGCTTCTATACCTTGTGCAGTATCAATTACAAATAAAAATGCAGAATGAAGTAATTCATAATATGTTAATCGTTCAGGATTAAAATCTGGTGACCATAATATTTTATCGGCAATTTCAGGCGGTGTATCATATAATTCAATAGGTTTGAATTCCTATTTAATTCTATTCATAAATTGAATATAATTAGAACCTACAAGACGAGTTGCATTAGATTCAAAAGATAATCCGAATTCTCGATTAAATATTTCATCACCTAAATCTTCTCGTTGTGCTCGTTCCCATTCTTCATCTCTTCCTGGAACTTCCCACCAATATACTTTGGTAGATACAAACTATTTTGTTTCTGCAATAACTTCAGGATCTGCCATATCAGATGGAACTGCTTTAGAAAATATTTTGTAAAATAAATTTCCCTTACCACGAGGGGTTGATGACATTATAATCTATGCACCACGGAATGATGACATAGTTGGATAAATTGAAGCCCAATATTCATCTATAATATTAGGTGCAATAACTGCAGCCTCATCTACATATAATAACTGAATAGAATCACCGGTAGCCGGTGTTTTTGATGCAGCTGCAGCTTTAAGTGACGAACCATTTTCAAATTTTATTTTATTAGAACTTAAATTTATAATACCAGGTTTCATAAAGAACGGTAAACCTTCTAATACATCTTTAATTTTACTAATAATTTCCTAACCTGTTGTTGCTTTATTTGCAGTTACTAATGAAGTCTTATCGCGGTGAAATACTAAGAACCATACAAAATATGCAGCAGTTGTTGTAGTTTTACCAGACTAACGCGATGACATTACAATAATTTTTGGGTATGCAGGTACAATGGTTTCAGAAACAGTATCCCATTTTTCTGACCCATATAAGTATATTAATCTTTCTTGATATTCACGTAGTTTAACAAGTGTATGTCCTTTATCATTCTTAAACTTTGCATAATGTTTTACAAAATATAAACAATCCATACTACAATGTTCAAGTACATTTCTTTCTTCATCAGTATAATCAAATATTATGCCAGCATCTCTATATTGCATCTATCCATGCCAAAAAGGGTTTAGATCTTGTTTACCTGTTTTATCTTTTAATATATTATTGATTACTTCTGTTGAATATACTTTCTATCGTTTTTCTTTTTCTGTTTGTTTATCAAGTGCATTACTTCGTATGTCTGTAGATTTACGAACTCTTGCCATATTTTAATTATAGTTTAAATAATTTCAAATATATTTATTATATATAAAAATCACATGTTTTATATAGTTTTTAATAAACTATAAAAACATGTGATTTTTGTGCTATTTTAATAGTAAAATGGAAGTAAAATATAGTAAAAACTTAAATATTTTAGGAAAAATTACTCAGTTTTTATAGCCCAGGTGGAGGGTACTGTAATTAATAAAATAATTATAAATTATCAAAATACTGCTGGTATGTCTTCCCATACTGTAACATTACCAGTCATTGAAGCATTATTAACTAATGTTTCATAATTCTATAATTTCTATTTTAATCTTAATAATATTTCTTCCACATCTGTACTACCAGTTGTATTACCTTCCTATAATAATAATGGATTTCGTGTAATAATTCCTGCTGCTTCATTACTTGCCCATGGAATCCACTCTTGTTTTGTTGGGTCGTATGCTTTAACTTTTGCCATAAATTAATTATTTTACTATATTTTCTTCTATAACTTTATCCTTTTCACAAAATATAACATTATCATATTTAGATAAATCTAATCTATCCTTATCATATGATATAGCTGTATGTTTATAATTAGGATTATTTTTTAATATATCATTAATATGATTTTGTATATTTTCTATATCATTATTATCTACTTCACCTATAACAGTTATAAGAATATCTCCATATGCAACTGTATATATATTATATTTTGTATCTTCTGGTATAGTAATTCGTTTAATAGATGATAACTTATTATACAGGGCTAAACTAAAAATAGGTAAAGATATAATATTTTCATTTAAACTATTTTTAATAGTAAAATCATCATAGTTATTATATACATTGAATATAATATGATTTGTACTATCAGATGGGTTTTCTACACCAAAATCAAATAACATATTATTACCAAAAACATTATCTGAACATTTATAATGTGTATTATCTATATATACCTTTAACCCACTATTAGATAATTTCTTTATATCTATATTATATCCTATAATAGTCTTAAATTCAGGAGTTTGTTCTATAGAAAATGTAATATTATTTTTTACTTGTATATATTCTCTATATGTTGTAACTAACATATTATTATAAAACCACTTTTCATATGTAGTTTTAATAACATTTACATTATTATAATTATCATATGCTACTCGACATGGATAATATCCTATAATAGTCCATGTAATTACATATGTAGAGGGTTCATCTAAATCAGGTATGATATTTTTAACAGGCATAATACTAACCCAATTAGCATTATCTAAGCTTAAAGGCGTATTAAATTTTGAAATATTCCTTGTATCTGGAGTTATAAGATTAATCTGAGCTTTATCCATAAAATATGGATATAATGCACAAATGCTATCATCATTGTTAGTATTCTGTTTTAAATATATCTTACCATAGTTTTCATCGATAATACCATTATAATTACTTAATACCTTATTATTAGATTTTACTATAAATTTATCTATATATGCAGCTTTCTTAATACGATTTGTTACTTTTCTATTTGGTATTTCTGCATATTGATATGATAAAAATAAACTAAATTCATCATAATTATTACTTATTATAATATCATTCCATACTTCATTATAATTTGGTAATTTATGTGTTATATTAGATGGTATACCACTCTTATGTAGTCGTATAATATAAGTGCTATTAGGTTTTATAATTCCATTTAGTTCATGGTATTGTAATTCCTTTTTATCATTTACATATAATAAGTATAAACCTGTAATATCAAGTTCATCGTCTTCAGATGTATTATATAATTCAATAAAGCCATAATCATATGCGGCATCTGGATGTGTAATATTTCCTCCTAAGTAAACCTGCGTTATTTTAAGATTTTCATTTATTATATTATTCAACTTAATTGTAGGTTTTGCTAATGCATCAGTAACATCAATTTCAGGTTTAGATAATGTAGCACTATATGTAGTAGGTGTAGCAGCATGAGTTGTTGTATTACCAGATATTTCATAGAATTTATTACTCTTATATACATACAACTTCCATTCACTTTCATCTTCATTAGATGCAAATATAATTTCCCCATTTACTAAATTTAATGGATTATTTTGGAAATCACTAAATTTTCCATATTTTATACCTATATTTGTTACAGTATGCAGAGGTTGATTTGTAAATGAAGAATGTTGTCCTACTGTGTAATCACCAGCTATAATACCACTATTAATTATACCACTAACTTTTTCATATTGTTGCTGTAATGCAGCAACTTGAGTAGTTAATAAATCATATTGAGATTGTGTTGCAGGTATTCTACCTGTTGTAGTATCAATCCATAATATATTCTTAGATGCAGGTTCAGCATCCTGTACTGCGACTTCTGAAAATCCTATTGGATACCATCCAGTTTGTCTTGATGTACCTACATAATACATGTAATATGTTTCATTTTCTTTCACATAGCATATATTACCAGGATATAATCTATTATCCGGGATATTACTTAAATCTGCAACAGTATCTACAGATTTCATTGCACCTTTTACATCTTCTGATTGAGTAATAGGGAATGTTTCATTTTGTGGTTTTAATATATCTCCTACTTTAATTGCCATTTTTACTGAAATTCAATGATTATATTTTTATTACGAGTATTAAGTTTCTATATTGTACGGTATAATGTATATTGTACAGGATAATCATATAATTGTAAACTTATTTGACCAACCTTTTCAACACCACCTGCGAAGCCCTTAGCATCACCTTGCTCATATATATAGAAAATAGCGTCAGGTTTATTATATAATGTAAAGTATACATGTTTATTATCATTACCAATGGTAGTTGTAAATTTATTACCCGAAAGATTTATATTTTTCCTTCTACTATTATCTTTAAATATATTAATTATATCAGTATTTGATAATGTATTAGATTCATCTACCATATAATATAATTCTGTATTACATGTACATACCATATTTGTTATATAAGGAGAAGGTGTTACATTACGTGAATCTTTAAATGTCGTACTAACTTCAAGTCTCTTCACTATATTATTAGAATTACCACTTGTTAATACATTATACTAAACAACATTAGTAACTTGACCATCATATTTAGTAATTAATTTAGATGTATCTGGATAATTATAATTATTATAAGTCCAACCAAATGTAATGTTTTCATTTTTACCATTAATGAATGAAGAAGGCACTACTCGTGGAGTTACGTTCACTGCTTGTGGTGCTACATAATACTTATCTTCTAATAATATTGTTATTGCTTTTTTAAGGGATGTTATATCAGTTACAGGTGTATTTTTAACAGATATACCAGTAGAATTATCATATAGATACGTACTTTCATCATGAATTGTTTTATATACTGCTGATAAATCTGTACCAACAGAGTCCCTATTTTCTTTTAACCATGTAGAAACTTCTAATATTTTATTATTAACAGAAGTATTTAAATTATCTATATTCTAATTTATTCCATCTACTGCCTTTTTAGCATCTGTTCTTGATTGGTAATTATTTGAAATATCAGTTTTAGTTAAATATGTACTATTAAAATTATTGCCATTTACATAGAAATTTTCTATTTTAAATGGATTATCAATAATAAAAGAATCTCCTTCACTATGACCAAATTGCATTAGATTTCCATGCGGATCTTTATAATATATTTTCTTTAATATAACTGAATCTATATCTAATGTACCATTTGAAGCATCTATAGAAGATTTACCAGTATTAGAATTTGTAACAACTTTTAAATACCTATCATCATAACTTTCTTGACTAACTACATTCCCATTATCATCATATTGTATATGACCAGCAAATAAGAATTTTGTATTATGTATTCTTAATATACCAGTTTTAAATGTAGATGTTTCTAATATAATATCACCCTATTTAGCATATTCTTGTTGTAATAACTAATCAGAATCATGCTAACGTGAATATACAATATTAGTATATGTTGATGGATTTATATATGTTACAATTGGTTTCATTGTATATGATTAGAAATTATATATGAGATTTCTAAATATTTATTAAAATAAAAAGAGTTACTCATTCATAAGTAACTCTTTTTATTAAATTATTGGCTAACTTCCCATATCCAGTCAGATGGTAAAGTTCTAAGTATTGACCAGTTTGTGATATTAGCTGCACGCATACCTCTAAATGCACTACCACGCACTGCCGGATTATTTTTAATACGAGGTATATTCCAGAATTCAGGAACTGCCCCTTTAGCATTAGATTGAAATTGCAAGAAGCCACTTACATTTGTGAATGATTGTAATCTACCTACATCAATACAAGTTGGTATTTTATTTAAGAATGACCCACTTGAATTATAGTTATTAAACATATTGTTAATATCTGATAATCTTAATGTATTTGCAAATAAATTATCATCCGGTACTTCTGTATATATCATATGCGCAAACAATGATTGTGCAGAAACAAGTTTGGTATTATTCTTAAATAAATCTTTAATATAAACCTACCAGAATGTTGGAGTATATGCAAATAATCCATCTACTGTACTAAGTTCTGTTAATTTATCGAATAATGTAGTTGGATATATAACTGCATTCATATCATTAGTATCTTGATACCATGTATATGGTGCAATATTAACCCCACAAAATACATTAGTTAAGGCACGCGTCTTTATTACAGGATCAAATAACCAAGGGCAGATTCTACCATATATACCGTACTTACCAGCTTGTGCTATACCAGTATATAATTGTCCCGATACATTACCAACAGCATTACCCACTGTACAATAACCTGAACTACCTTCAAATGCATTTCTAATATCAGCGTCCTAAGTACAACCAGTAAAGTAATCTGGCGGGCATAAGTAATATGTAGTATAGAACTTATCAACATCACCATTTGGTGCTTGCCATTGTTCATCACCAGATTTTGTAAGTACTGTAGATTTATACCACTTTTTGTCATTTTCATCTTCAAATAATTCTGGAGATACCGTATATGAAGCACTACTTACATTTCCACCAAATAATATATTACTTGCAATAGGAGTTACTGATATATAAGTACCGTCAGGACCCTTAGTTGATGATCTTTGAATAGTTTTATAAATTTCAGATTGTTTTATAAAATCAATATTCAAAGGATTACCGTCATGTCTATTCTTATTAAAAATGAATTGGAACGGGTCATATGATTCATTTTTTCTAACCTATGTAGGAGAATACCCAGCATTCACAACTAATTTTAATTTATATTTAGGATTTACCTATGAACCTACATTTATCATACTCATCGTATACATCTGCAAATTCTATGTCTTTGAAATATATTCAATAGGATCATAATCAGGATTATCTATATATAAATCACGAATATATGTACCTTCTTCTTGCAATGAACCATTAGTAACTTCAGGATTAACCGTAATATACTTTAATTTCTTTAAGTCTTCTGGTTTCTTAACTAATTTATAAGGTCCAGTATTTTTACCATAGAAATTAGATACAGCATGCTTCATATTAGCAATAATAGGTTTAGTTACATTATATGGTGCAATACTTGGTGTTGTTGATCCTGATAAATTAGAAACGTTTTCATCTCTAACATATTTCACTCCATCTATAGTAAATCCTAAATTCCTAATATCATATTCATAATCAGAAGATGTAGGTTTAGTAGAGAACCAACCATAATCATCTGTAAATAATGACTGATAATCTTGTACTGCTTTATCATATTCAGTAGAACTTACTTCTGTATGAGCAGATAAGAATGTAGTTTTATTCTATGCAGGTGTAACTATATTATTAATTGGTATATCATAACTTAAATTATTCAATACTGTGGCGTCACTGCTCATTTGTGAATAACCGCGGAAATACCATTTATTATTAACTAATAACCAGTAATTTTCATAATTTTGTGTATTATAACCTTTTAACTTATATAGTTTACAACCTTTATATACTACATTGTTTACTACTACAATTAAAGATTTATTTACAACTTCATAATTGTTAATATCAAATTGTTTCAAGCCATATAATATACCATTATTCACAACACCTGGACCATATCCATTTTTAGCTTGTCGGGTAAGTTGTCGTTTCTAATAGAATAAACCATATGGAATACTTCCAGTTTTAACATAGCAATCATGATTATTATGTACTTCATGTATTTCAGTAAATGCATATGCACAGTTAGTAATATTACAGTCATAAAAACCATAAGGTACCAATTTTACATGCCATCTCTAATCAGAAGTCTTATAATCATTATCTAAACCCTAGCCAAGATTTCTAAATATACCTTCAATATCACGAAGGTTCTTCATGCCTGCAAACATAGATTTGCTCTAATCTTGACCATATAAATTATCTTGATCTGTGCCAGATGGTATAGGTAATGTAATATTCAAATCATTATCTTCAGCATCGCCCCCATATCGCATACCCATAAAGAACTATGGAATATCATATATCTACTTATTATTCCTAAATATTTCATATGGGAATAACTTCATATGAGGTCTTGTTTCTGATGCAAGAGGTAAAAACCATTTACGTGATGCTCCACCACAAAATGAAACATATAATGTATTTCTTTCATCATAACTATTTGATACAACTGCGGCATTTCCACTATATGTAATTTGTGTTAAATTAGTTAATGGTAATAATAAATCATTATCAATAAAAATTGGTAATGTTTTTGACCCAGTTGGGTTTAAGGCCTATGATGTTATACCCGAAGCATTTAATACATTACGACCTTCACCTTCACTATCAGATAAGAATTTATTAATAACAAAACTCTATTGTATTGAAGTTAATGTAGTACTTGGCAATTTTAATATATTAGATATTGTTACATCATTTAACATACCAGTGCTATCACCACCAAAGTAATGTATCATTTTACCTATACCTGTAATATCACTCATATAGTTATTAACCGCTCTCATATTAGGATGTTTATAGAGCAGAGGCGTAATTTCTATATAAGTTTCACCTGTAGTAGGTTTAGTATCTTGTACTCTTAATACACTATCATTTCCACGTACTACATATTTCTAATCAAAGTACACTATAACATCACGGCCATTAAGTACTGTATCTATATTTTCTATAAGTGGACAATGTTCTAAGAACTCGGATGAAACTATTGCACCTTTAGTAGGAGTTGTTTTATTACCATTATAATTATTAGTATTATCAACAGTATAAAAACGATTTGACATCCAATCAATATTAGTAATTTGATAATCTTTAACAGTGGCACTTGGTGAATCAAATAAAAACCTATCAATATAAACGGTAGTTGCATTAGGATTATTATATGAATAAAATGCATATGATACATTAGTACACTTAATTAATGGAGCAAATAAACCGTCATAATTAATATTACTAATTTTACGAGTTGACATATTATTACCACTAAATGAGTGACTATATAATGGCCCGCATACACCACAATCTTGAAATAATCTTGCTATACTTACAACTTCATTACACCATTTAAATAACTAACGCTTTAATGGTTTTTGAATATTTGTAGTAATACTATCACAATCTTGGAACATACTGCCTAAATCAGTAACTGATAAATTCTGATTTGTACATGCAGGTTTCATTCTACCAAATATATAATATACATCATCTATTGAAATATCGGAACTATCACAATTAAAGAATGTACAATATAATACACTTCCCCATATTGTAAAGTTTGTAACATTATCTCCATCAAACCATACTTTGTCTCCATCATTAATCATTGCAAGCTAATAATCATTGCTATTATTAGTTAATATATCTTGCTTATTTTTTTGAATTAATGTTTTATAATTATTATTAATAGACAAGTTTCTAAAATGGTTAAAAGTATTACTCTATAATGCAATATGTCCATATATTCGCTTTATTCTGCTATTTATATTATACATGAATCGCCAACCCTAACGTTGATCTATGCGTGTATTATTATATTGCGTAGGATAAGGTACAAATGGAGTATCTTTCGTATTAGGGAACCTTAAATATTCTAACCCTGCATTATTAGTTAAATTTAAATAATCTGTTTGGATTGTAGAGTCAGGTACTTTAGCATAGTTTATATGATCTAATATAAACTTCATTGGTGTTAAATCCAATAATGTAGTAGGATCATTAGTTTCTATAGCACTATATTTTAAACTACAAACATTAGAATTTGCTAAATTAAGATATTCCAAATCAGTTAAACATGAATCTACTGCAGTATGATATATTACTACAGGTACTTTCCATGTTACATTATGCAAATCTAATCTATTTAAATTTGAAGCACCAGCAAGATTTATATTAGCATCTGCTCCTGATTCTCGTACTGAAACGGTAGTGTCATTTGGATCAAAGTCATTAGAGAAATTAATATTCCTTAATTTAGGTAAATTAGTTAAACTAACCTATGTTAATACTTGATGATTAGTACATATTATACTATCTAATGCAGGGCATGAACCAATATTTAAGGTAGCCAAGTTTGGTAAGTTACTAATATTTAAAGTCTTCAATTTTAATATTGACTATAAATCTAATAAACGTAATGATGTACAACCTGTAAAATCAAGATTATCTATAGATGACTATGATTTAATAGTAATAGAACCTAATGCTGTACAGTTAGTAACATTTAACTGTTGCATTACACCTGATTCTGGTAATGTTAAACTGGTAATACATGAGTTACTTGCATTTAAGGTTAACAATTTTTTACATGCACTTAAATCAAGATCAAGTGCACTTGTAGTGGTATCAGAAGCTGTAACTTCAGCAAACTATGCATTTGTTAAATCTATATGTCTTAATGAATTTTCACCATTGTATGAATATACAGAAAGGTTAACTGCATTAGTTCTATCCAAACGTTTTTGATATGCAAAATCTAATGATGTTATAGACGACATACCAAATAAATCATGTTGGTTCTACATCACAAATGACGCAAACCCTTCTAATTTTTGAATATTTGGACTACCATATATTGCAATCTGTGTATTATTAGAATCCTTAAAATATGGTAATTTTATCTTTGTATCTACATCATTCTTAATATAGAAACGGTATTTAATATCAGAAGAACCTGAACTATTACCACGTTGGAAACGATATATACCTGGTTTAGAAACATTCATAATTAACTGTATACCAGTATCTGTATTAAATGCTTCATCACTTACTTTACTATTACCACCAGATGCGCCATATGTAGTAAATAAGCTGTTTGATAAGTAATCAAACTTAACATCTGGAGTTTCTGTTTTAATATCAAATACAGAATCTAAGAAGAATAATCGTTTATCTAACCATTCACGTACATTATCAGAACGTTTACCATGTAACATACCGATATTAGCAAATCTCTTAATACCTCCTGAACCAGATGGATCATATTTTGCAAGGTACTTAATATTATAGTCAACATTATACAATAACTCACCTGCACTACCAACTTGTTCATTAAAATACTTCATGAAATCATCAACATTCTTTAATAATGTAGTACGTATAATTCCCCAAAAATATTCATAATAATTCTTATATGTAATGCCATGGCCATCTTCATTATAGATATTAGTATATAAATTTCTAAGGTAATATAAACTACCAGAATCTTCAAACATCTACCATAACCAGCCATTAACTTGGTCAAATTGCCCATCAATACTACCATCTATAATATTAAAAGATTCTTGTGAACCATATCTATCATTTACTGGTTGATATACATTAGTATATGCCGTAGGTTGTACATCTTGATTACCCGTATTTGATATAGATAGAGCTGTGTCAAGGTCATAAAAACTTAGGTACCATTTACCAGTTGGTACGTTTCTACCATTTGTATCTACTTTACTACCTACATTCCATGAACGGAATACACAGTTTTTTCCAAGAGAATCGACAAGACCAAATAACATTACAATTAAGTAATAACCAAATACATTAGTCATACATAAGCGTTCTCCTACTAATTCATCAAAGATAAGTTCAAATGATGACTATGTTAATGAATAACCTTTATTAGTAACATTCCATTTACGAGCATTTGCATCCCATGCTACAGAATACTATGGGCGTGATTCAGAGTTATTCCATATAGTACCTGCTATTAATTTTGTTAATGCACCCATAGATGCTCTGGCTGTTGCATTACCAGCACTTGGCCCTTGCGCAGTTCCGTCATATTTCCAATCACCCCACATATCAACCATAGAAATGTCTTCTTGTGCAAACAAGCGCATTTCTTCAGTCATATAATTATTATTAATCTCATATGAGAATATCTAATTAGGTATAATGGTTTTACCTCCTCCTGATATAGCTTCATCTGCATTATATGTATGATATGTAGTTACAACTGCAGGTAATGGATATTCTTTCTGATCACTTGCATCCTAACGGAAACTATAGTCTTTAAAGAATTGGAAACCCATATTATAATATGAAGCACGTCCAAGGTTAAATGAATATATACCTAAACAATCTTCCTGAGTTGAATCTGCAAATGTTACTAATACAATACATTGGAAACCTTCAAGTGTTAATTTAACACTTGGTCCATATTGTGAGATTTGATTATTTGAATCTCGTTGAGTTTTCCATTTATGTGTAGGTTTATGTGTATCAATAGGAGGATTAGCATCCACTACATTATATGCAGGTGGTTGCTCAAGTATAGTTCCAGCTGCAACTTCATTAATCCAACGTCCAATAGTAGCATTATTAGCATGGGCAGAATCAACCATATCACACTTTAATGTATATGCATTTTCCGGGAACCATGTATTTTTAACTTGTACTAATCGTGGCTATAATGTATTAGCATCTGTACCAAATCCAATTTCCAAGTTCTTTGAGTAATATCCTTTTGTAGATGTACCTTGAATTTGTACATTACAGTCAGTTAAATGTAATGTATTACCAGTAGCAGGGTCAAACATATTAAATTCAACATTAATGAATTTATATGTATTAGGGTTAATTGTATGATAATATTCTCTTGTAAATTTCTAACCCGCTACTTCATTGGTAATACTATTGGTACAGTTAAGATATACAACAGGCATTGGACATGCTGCTGCCATACCAACCAAAGCATTCCATGATAAACCACCTTTACTATTCAATGAATAGAAGTTTGATTGATTATCCCATAAACCACATTTCTTTGTTGTTGTACTGGTAAAGAAATTTAATGCTAAATCTTTAAAGTATGTATCAAAATCAGCAACACCCGCAATATTTTTATTAGATATAGCTTTATTATGCAAATAATTAAGCACAATATCACGGTCATTTAATGGTTCTTTATAAAAATTAATATCATAGAAGTTTACATCTACATATTGATCTCTATAATTTGTATTTGCACTTAAGTTTGTATTATAACGACATGCCAAATAAATTGGAGTATTATCACTAATAGTAGGTCTAATTACATCACCTGTAGCAGAAGTAAGGTCAATTGCACCTACAATAATACCATTACAGAAAATCTTTATAATAGAAGATGTATCTGTAATATCAGCACTATTAACATCTTTATATGTTTTATCATAAACTATATCAATAGTATTGACACCATCATCTGTTGTAATAGGTGCAGTGTATTTAATATTGTCAGCAAGATTTATTTCTACTGCATTTAATGTAATTCTAATACCATGGAATGTTCCTTCTGGATTATCTCTATTAGCACGGTCAAAATAACCTATCTAAACAATAGTACCATGTGTATATGGCATTTTATCCGCCTTAAATGTAAAGGACATTGTAAAGCCTGTATATGAATCAGAGCGAGCCCAGTTATCGGTTGGACTCCATGGGCGCATATCTATTATACCATATGTTTCATTTTGATAACGTAGTTTAGACTATTTTCTTTTTTTAGTATCACCGTTATACTCAGTACTATTATTAAGTAAACCGCAGTCAGTTCCATTAACATTGAATGATTGTAATGTATTAGTAACTCGTTCTGGATTTATTTTACCATATATTACATTAGAAGTCCATTGTATCTTAGGATTACTTTTTTCACGATTAACAACCTCTAACCAACCATCATCTTCTATCTACCAATGAGCAAACTATAAACCACCATCACCAGAAGTAATAGGGAACATATCTCTACCACCTGGCTTAACTTTTAAATAATATTTTTTAGTATATAATGTTTGCTTACCTTCTGCAAGCGCATATATAAGAATTTCATACACATCACCCGTTTCAGTTTCAGGTTCAAATCGAGAATAAGGAAAAGAAACAGGAACTAATTTTTGTGTACTTGCCTATATAGATACACCGTCCTTACGGAATGCATATATTTTTTCAATTTCTGAATTATAATTTTCATTTCTCTATGATTTCCATGAACCTACTACATCCATATATGTATCTTTACGCATATTATGTAAAATAACTGCATATTGAAATGAATGAACATTTGTTTGTGCAGCAAAGATACTGAAAGACATAGTACCCAATGCAGTCTATACTTTATCTGTAAATGCTGCATCTCGTGAAACAGTATAAACTTCTTCTGGTACCAAATCTGAAACTGATAATACTAATGTATCTGAACTTGCTTTTACGATAGGAATTGTTAACTTATCAGAAGTTTCACCTGTACTTGCACGCATCATCGCATTTAGTACATAGTTGGTTTGACTACTATTTACTAAATCTATATTAAAATTTTCTTTATTAATTTCTACTGTAATTGGCTTACCCGCAGTACTGTTAAACTATCCTATATTAATAGCAAGAGATGAACCTATTGTATCAAAATCACCACCATTTGTGCTATTCCATAATACAAGCGTAATATCATTAGAATATATTTTAGAGAAACAGTTAAATGATAATGTATTTTTAGCACCTGCAATAACAGTAACAGGGGTTTGGCCTAATAATCTAACAGCCATACCAGTATCTTTTACAATAACAGTATACTAATCTATTTGACTATCTTCACTATCAACTAAAATAAAATCTAAACGGTGATATAATACATTAGCATCAAATTTAGTTAAATCATCAATGGTAATACTTTTAGTTTGTTTTGACACAGTCATTACCTTTTTAACAGGGGCATTAAAATTACTATCAAGATATACATTTAAAGTATATGTATTAGTCTTTGCATCATCAATAAAATAATTCAATTCTAAGTTCTATTGAATTGTAGTATACAATATATTTTGGCCTTCTGCATCTTGACGTACTTGATCTGCTGCACCGGTAATACCTAATATCTTAAATTTAGCATTACTTGTAGTTCCACCTCCGTTACCGTTGCCATTTCCACTTCCGCCGAGTGTACCATTTTGAACGACCCAACTTAAATTACGTTTAGTTCGTTTAATATCTTTTTTTAAGTCTAATAATACTTCCGTAAGTGATTGCTCATGTTTTTTAGGATCTTCTAATATAAGCTAATCTGTTACGGCTATATTATCACTATTCTCTGTTGAAATAGCTTCCCATTGCTGGGTATCTTTATTGTATACTTTTGAAATCATATATAAAAATAAAAATCACAACGAATTTTTATATTTATTATAATTCGCTGTGATTTTATTTACGTTAGTTAGTAGGTTTATGTGTTAAAGAGTACTTCTTATGCTCAAAGTTTTAACATAATCTGGAACTTTAGTAGAACGTACATATACTGTAACATAACCATCATCATTTCTCCACACTTTATCATTACTTAATGTGATTTGATTAGTTGAATCATCAATTGGCATTGGAGTCATATCTTTAGATGTATATACTTCAGCACCTTTTAAAGATTCCCCTATATATGTTACAGTAATTGTTACAGTACTATTACTACCACTTGAAACAGTACCACTATTAGTACTAATATTAAATGCAGCATAAGCATATTCAGTCTTCATATTATCTGCATATGTATCTAAATTAATATGTGTATTACTACTTGCATAATATGGTACAGCAGCTTTTAAGTTTGTATAAATTTCACTTAATGATGCATATTCCATTACAATAGGTACATACTTATTAGAAGGAGTTGTTAATGTAGCAGGATATAATGTAGTTGGGCTATATTTACCAATATCCTATAATGTAGGATAACTATTAAATGTAAATCCCTTACCTTCTGAATCAGTTTGCCATATATTAGACAATGCATTACTTTGATATGTTAATGTATCCTATGTAATTTTATATGTCATATAATATGGACGGCACTGCGCCGGATTTTCGCGAGTATCTTCCTTTTGTCCAGTAGGTTTATTTTCAGTATATGGGGTATATTCAAATTCCCATGGAATAAATCTACCTGGTAATTCTTTATTAGATTTATGCTTATAACCAGTAGCTTGACATGTTACATAGCCAGGAGCTGTAATTTTACTGAATTGCTTCCATGCACCCAATGCACGATTAACTTTACCATCTTGTGTATTGTCATCCCATGCATCTAAATTAGTATTTTCTGGATCATTTGCAGGTACTTTATAATCTGTATCTTCTGGGTGATTTGTCCATTTAGTAAAATAATTAGACCAACCTAAATCAGCACTTTTACCTGAAGTATATGGAATAATTGGACGGTAACTATATATACCACTTCCGTCTTTTGCAATATTTTCATATACAGGCTTAGATACTGCATGAGTATGTTTATGTCCACCTATGCATAATCTTATACCTGTTTCTTGACAAAAACGTGAGAACCAGAATGTATTTAAATTAGCATTATCATCATATAATGGATTATTCCAGAATGTATTATTATAAGGGTAATTTAATTGTGAACCTGAACGATAACCTTTTATACCTATATTACCATTAGCGTCTTGATACTTTTGTTGTCCGTCTCTTGTAAAATAAGATTGGATCTTCTTAAACGTCATAATGGTAAAAGGACAATCATGTACTGTAGCAATTCTCCATCTAATTGGATTATTATTAGTCTTACCATTATTACCCCCATTAACCTTAGCCATATCAGCATATGCCCAACGTCTAATATGTGGCATTAACAATTTCTATGTACCTGTTTCCATTCCATAGATAATAACATTACAAGATTCAATTGCGGCACGCTTTGTATCTACTACTTCAGAATTCATACAAATAAAGTGAGTATTACCATAATTAAATGAATACATTGAATCAATAAAGGCATCTACTGTTTTTTTACCATCTGTAATTGTAAAAAGAGGTGGATTAGTTTCATCAATCTCGAATGTATAGAACCATCTATATTGATTATAATTAATCTTTTCTGCATCGGTTCCTTTTGTTTCATTAAATAAGTTACCTGGTCCTAAATCATTATTACCAATAACGCACATTTCTACATAATCTTTTAATGAAGACCTACCATTATAATAATCAATCCATTCAGATAAACGATTACCATCTTGCGTCATATCACCTGTATTAAAAGTGAAATCAAAACCTTTATCTCCACATACTCCATTACCACCTTTAGTTTCCTATTGGGCAATTTTTTCACATGATAAACGATGCATTTCATATTCATTCCAGTTAAAACCCTGTTGATCTGTTATCTATACAAAGTTCCAACCAGTAGTTTCAAGTGTTGCATCATCTTTTACCTCGAATTGATATTCTTCACTAATATAATTTTCAAGTGATGTACCAACTCTATACTTATAAACACCTGGTGTTAAATTTTTAATAATTACCTTATGAACAGTAAAGTTAGTACCGTCAACACCTTCCATATGAATACGATTATATGCTGCTGCACGTACTTTAGAAGTTTCACCATCCATTGATTGTATAATACCTGGATTACCATTCCACATTCCACAACCTACATCATAACGATGGATATTATTCTTACCTGCATCTACCCATACCTAATCTTCATTATATCCTATCCCATTTCTATCTAAGAAGATTTTATTTTTACCCATCTAATCAACACGAGTAATCCATAGGTATTCATCTTGATAACTTGTAGAAATCCAATTAAAGCAACGTGTTGCACCAGTTAATGTTACTTCATTACCATTAACAATTTCTTTATATGATTGCTTTGGCACCGTAGCTTGTCTACCAAATGTACATGTAACATAATTAGGAATATCATCACGAAATTTAGATTTCATTGTATATATATTCTTTTTCTCATTAGATGCTTTTGGACCATAATCTACTACATTTAATAATGGCAAATCTTTTTTATCTAAGTCAATATATGTCCACATTGTACTATTTTTGCGGTTCTTAAATGACCCCATTTTATCTGCTGCTGTAGTAGGATCAAATTGATAATACTTAAACATTAAACGGTTTTTACCAAAAGTACCACATGCACCACCTTCGTTTACCGCAATGGCATCAGTACCTGTTCTATAAAAACCTGCAACTTCTACATAACCACGTGGAACTATTGTTGAATTATTCCAGTCTAAGATACCAGCTGCCGGGTTTGCTTTAAATGATGGAGAATATGCTTCAAATGTAGATTTATCACCTACAAATAAGTAAAATGCACATTTTTCATCAGAGAATTTCTTTAATTCTTTCCCAACTTTCCACTCAATATCACAATTCTTAACTTTAATTAAGGTATAATTACTATTAATTACAGAACATTGTGCACCTCTGATAAGATATGATGACCCAGCTTTAATAACTCCACGTAATTCAAGTACATCCCATTTAATACCGTCTTCTGTATATGCTAAAGATACACCATTTAATGAAATATCTTCATCATTAACATTACTTAATTCTACATAATTATGTGAACATCTACGATAATCATGTATATCTGCATTACCACCTGCAAATACGCTATTAATATATACCTTTTTAATAGCACTTCCTGTACCTGCGCCAGTTGCTTTCATACCATCTTGTTGATGTTCAGATGGTAGGCCTGTAATTAAATCATCAGAAACTTTCTATTTTATATCACTCCATGGATATACTTGTATACTACCATCTTCATCTACCTTTGCTTGGTATTGTCCACCGCCCATATTAAGGTAGTTAACTTCAATAGAGTTTGCCTTTAATAACTATTTAATAGTAGCACTGGTAGCAGATATATTACCATCTTCTATACGTACATCACCATTACCATTTGGATTGGTATCAGTAGGTTTACCTTTTACATTTATATAGGTACTAACGTCTAAAAATTCTGTATTCATAATAGTTGTATTTGGATCTTCTGTATTTGGGTTTTCAGGGTCTATTGGAGCGGGTCCACCACTGCCTGTTATTAATTTTAATGTTCCTTGAGTTTTTATATATAATTGTTTTGTATCTGTACACCATAATAATTCATTATCTAAAAAATATGCTTTATTTTCTTGCATATCTTCTTTTTTACCGGCTTTAATACAAACATGTGTTACATTAGGGATATATTTTTCAGTAGGTTCAAGTGGGGCAGTACCATTATTATATTTCCAATTTTTGATTTCATATGTAATTGCATCACCATAACCAAATATACATGAAAAATCAATAGGTATATTCTAATTACCTTTAATAGCATAACCTTTTAATGAAAAAATAATATCATCTGGATTATAATTATCTAATGCACTAACAGAAGTAACGAATAATTCAGATTCTGGTTTTAATGTATTATTAACTTTAGATAATGCAAAAGTTTCATTTCCTACTTTTAATTCTATAATAACATCAGAAATGGTTTCATCTGTCATATAAGTTTTATCAAATGAAGTAAGAAATGCAGTATATTTTACATTAACATCATAAAAAAATTTAAGTTCTTTTTTCTTTACAGAAAACCCATGTGTTTCTTCATATATAACATGTGAACCATCTATAATAGATTCAGGAGGAGTTTCAACAGATCCTAATGTAGCTGCTGTATTATTAAAGAAATCACCACTGTTTATTTGATTTTCAAAAGCATATTTAAAGTAATTAACTTGTTTCTATAATGCTCTAATATCAGACACCATACTGTTTATTAACTATGGTGTATAAAATTCATTAGATAATCTATCACCTGTAGTATCAAGCCATAAAGCTGAGGTATCTTGCGGTGCGGTATCACCTACTATAATCTAATCAGAAAAACTTTTCTTCTATACGTTCCACTTATGTTCTGGTGCATTATATACCATATAAGTCTTTAATGAACTTACATAACATAATGCACCGTCTTTAAGATCAGTAGTATCAATACTATCTAAATTATCTAATGTATCTACCTATAATATTCCACCGCCAGAAGAAAATGGTTTCCATTCTGTACCATCTAACTGGTAATATTTTTTCTCACTTACTACATATGCTAACATACCATTAAGTAAGCGAGCTGGTTTTATATCATTTAATTCAGCTTTGGTTTGTACAGTATGCAATCCGCCCTATATATCATTTGCAATAGATATAGGATAAGTTTTACTTCCAGGGATAAGAGTAGATGCTATTTTGATTGCCATGTATTTTTAAATAATGTTTTTAATTATATTTGTGTTAAAATATTTATCAGACTATTACTGTCCAATTACCAGTTAAAGGATTTTCTGAACGATATACATAATAATCTACAGGTTCATGCCTATCTGAATCACTAACTAAATCTAATTTAACAACACCTAAATTTACTAAACCGCCAGTTCCAAGTGGACTTGTTCCAGTTTCATAAATTTGTGTTTTATCACTATCTATATTATGATATGAAATAATATAGATATAATACTCTGTTGGTCCATCACCTAATGAAATTGTTTGTTTTGTAGTATTATCTACACGGCCATATGTTAAGATATTTGTTGGTTTTAATATATCACTACTTCCTTGAATATCTATAATAGTATTCAATCCATGTACATCTTTTGTAATATATTGTGGTTTTATAATTTTCATTGTTACACTTGTATTAATATTAGATGGCCCATTATTTTTAGCATCTTTATAATTAGTTTCTATAATTACAGGTACGCGAACATCTGAAGTTGGTATATTCTATAATGCACTAAAATTTGTTGTATAATTATGCCCTACATTATTTTTAATAGTATCTTTTAGATTCTAACCACCATTAGATAATGTTTGGTTATCACCTAATGCAACTTTAGTTAAATTATCAATATAATTATTAACTGTTAATGTAATAGTCTAATGAACATCAGGTTTACTACCATACATGAATGTAGGATTACTTAATTGTACTGTATAATTAATAGGTACAGGAGGTTGATAATAAAAGTCATCCCATAACTTCTATAAACTTGGATCTTTAACTACCATTTCTCTTATTAATTTATAAATACCAGTTGCATTAATATTATTAGGTTTATCTTCATCATGACCTATTTTAGTACTAATATCAGTTAATGTAGTATTAACAGTATCGCAACAATTATCAATATATTTGTATATACCAGTGCCATAAGCTTTAGGATGATACCCTGTATTTTTTTCTTTACCTATTAATGTTAATACATATTGCATACAAAAATTAAATGCTTCTATACTAACACCTTCTGGTAAGGCATATATCTCTGTATCATTTAATCTATTAGCATTTCTATTTGTTATTCTAATAATGTTATTTTTAAATTCATCTAAATCTTCTGGTAAATCCCTTTCTAAATATCCTAATGAAATATTATAAATATTAGTTAAACGCATAAAATTAAATCTATTATTATGTGTAATTAATAGTTGGTTTTTTTCATCTATTATTATATCATATGGGTTTGTATTCATTTGAGCACTATATATATAACGTACTCTTTTATTAGTATCGTTAACATCATCAATACTCATACCCTCATTATTATAAGATGAATTATGTATTCCAACTCTGGTATATTTAAAATTAACTGGATTTAATGACATTTATATTTTATAAATTAACATTTAACTATTTATTTACACTATATATAAAAAAGATAACTTGCAACCCCTACGAATCTCTGTCACTTTTTATATTTTAATTAGTAAAATAAAAGGTTTCATAACTCAAATTAAGTTATGAAACCAAATGTATATTAATAATATAAGTAGTAAAACTTATATATGTTTTAATTAATGACGATATGCATTTTTGGTTCGTTGATTCTTATAGTGCATTTGTCCCTTCTTCTTATTAGAATAACTATCACTCTTCTTTTTCTGAAGTTTAATACCCAATCCTGTAAATGGTGTAATACCAGCTTTATCCAATAAGTAATTTACTTTATCAATTAATGCAGCTTTATCATGCTTTAATAGATATAAAAGTACACTATAATCATTTGAAAGTTTATGATTAATCTTATATTTACCCATATCAGCATTAGCATTTCGTAATTCTCTGTTTGGTGTTAAAACAATATAATCAAGTACATCTTCCTTTATAGTTTTATCACCTAATGTATAAGTAGCATCTTTAATTTCTCTACCACACAATAATAATCCTTCTACCCCCGAATCAAAGATTACAAATTTACCACCATCCCGTTTAATGGACTGGATTACATCTTTCTTAATTTTATCATATGCACTTTCAACTTTGAAACTCGTTCGTGTTGATTTTACATTTAACTCCTTTTGATTCACAAGTTTTACTTCTTCTACCATATAGTTTCTTATATTTTAAAATAATTTATTTTCAGATTTCTTTAAATTTTGGTACCACTCATTATCTTCTTTTCCGTTGAACCATCTAATAGTAGGTTCGCCTTTATAACCTTTTTCCCATACATACCAGCAGAAGCAAAGTGCACTACCACCATTTTCTCCTTGTTTACCACCAAAATCACCATTCTTTGCACATCTCATTCTATTAACAGAAACATACATATATTTTGGTGGGTATTCTTTAAAAAGTTTTTCTCTACTTTGACTTTCAAGGAATTGTACTTTAAGAAATGCTGCAATTTTACTACCATCATTAATTAAAGATAATGCATGTGTTACAAATTCAGTGGCTAATGAATATGGCGGATTCATTATAATATCACCATTCCATTTCTCATTAGTATTTAAAAAATCTTGTATTTCTATTCCAGGTACTCGCTCAATAATATCAGAACACCTAACATTAAAACCATGTTCTTCTAAAACATTAGCCATATGTTTCATCCCGCATGATGGTTCCCATATATCCTTTTGAAATTCATTATAATGTTTCAAAAGTAATTCAACTGCTTTTGGATCTGTAGCATAAAAATCTTCTGCTTGTCTATCTGCATCTGTATGATTAGATGCACCTAAAAGTAGCCCTAATGTTTTACTATTCCCCATTGTCTTCTGCTAATATTTTAAATGTCCATTTAAATCTTAATTGTTTACATAGTTCAGTTGTTTCATTAATACCTGTAACTACCATAGTTAAAAAACGAAATAAACGATCTACTAAACATGGCTATCCAAAATCTATGTTTTTGTATAAATCTATAACAATATGATTTTTAAGTATACATTTATTATAATCAAGATCTTTAAAAAAGTCTTTATTATTTTCTGTTACATTTATAACAGACCCTTTAAAAATACAGAATAGATTTTTTGTATAATTTGTAAATGCACCATTTACATACACATCATCTGTCTTTAATGTGTATTGTAATGTTTCATCTGAATACATATTATCCCAATCCTATAAAAAGGCTGTAGTAAGTTGGTCATTACCTGATATTCTATCAGTGATAACAACATTCTTTGTATAATCCATATCTAATTTATTAGCTCTATTACCAATAGAGTGTATTGGTTTTTTATTACTATCTAAGATGCTGTTTATTTTGTCTGTATCGCTATATAATTGTTTAAGCATAGGAATATTAAGTGCATTTAAAATAAACTCAACATGAGAGAAATAATCACATAATACCCGTCGTATTATAGTATCTGGCATATTATCAAGTGAAGGAACTTGAGAATTATATAATACATTTACATATCCATGATGCTAAACTTTTGAAATAAGTAATGCTTCTAAAATCATTATTTCTGTACTTGTAAAGTTATCAATATTATCATTCTTATAAAAAACTATGCAACGATCCCAAAACTCCTTTAATTGATTATGTTCACCAATTCGTCTTTTAAGATTCATAGTTTCACCTATATACACTTGTGTAATAGGACATCTACCAAGTAGAACATATATTCCACTTGTTTCAGGAATCTGTGTTCTTTCTTCTTTACTTCTATTAGAAACATAAAAAGATATATCACATCCTTCTATAGTTCCACTAAAATCGGACTATACATAATTATCCTAATGATATGTTAAAGTTAGAGACTTCATTGTTTATATATTCTTTTGTATCTTTTATATAATTAATAGTTTGTGCTTTAATATTATTAATATTGAAAGTACTAATAAGGGTTTCAAGTTTATTAATTAATTTATATGCTTGCTTTATTAATGAACATAATTTTTTATATGTGCTTTTTAATGATTTAATAGTATATGAATTTTTTATAATATTATATTGAGATATTAAATCAATTAACTTTACTATTTTAGTTTCAATATGTTCTATAGTACATAAATCATTATCAGATAATAAAATATTATCATTAATATAAGCATTAAATAATTCAAACTTATTATATGAAGTTAAACCTCTTAACTAACCTCCTGAAATTAAAGCATTGTTATTTGTTGAATTTTCACCTGCAGAGCGAGTCATTAAATCAATTAATTTCCTCTATGCACTATCATATTTCCATTTAACTGCCAATACAATAGGATATACATCAACACCAACATAAACAAATGCATTATTTTCAATATCGATATAGTAATAGATATTCATACATAATGTATTTCTAAGTAAACTATCTTTATTACTTATATCTTCAAGAACTGCATTTTTATTATTGATACCATTATTAAATGTACCTATTAATTTACCTTCTTCCTATGACTACTTACATAATGTAGCTTTAATCTCTACATGATAGGTTTCATTATTATAAGTGAAATCAAAATCAGGAAAAGCATCTGCACCATTAGGATGTTTAATAATATTAATTCCTTTATCTCCATATACACTTACAATATTACGAATAAACTATTCTGACTACTACACAGCCTGTTGTATTCCATATTCATAAGTAGTTTTAGCATCAATATGATCTGATATATTATCTAATATATTTGTATTCTCTAATACCTTATTAATATCAGTATCATTCTAAGTTGATATATGGCAATCCATTAAATTATAGTTAATACGATATACAGATTTTGTATCTTTACCATAATTATGCATACAATCTGATAATAACTAAAACTACTTCTATAATTTATTATTACCATTTAATTTATCCTAATATTCTATATACTATTGTGTAGCAGTATATAATTCTGGATCTATGTTCTTTATGTTACTCTTAATTAAATTTCTGAATTGCATAAGTTTAGTTGCAATATAAATTTGATTATTGTAAAGTAGTTAATTAATTTAGTCTGAAATTTTATAAAATAAAAATAGCTTTAAATATTCAAAATATAAAATTAATTAAATTCCATCCATTATTGTCAAATTACTTACATGTAAAGGGGCAGTTAATGTACATAACTCAATATTATACATTAGGCATATACCGCTTTCACCCAACAAATAACTTCAAAAACCAATTAAAAATACACTGAATACCTAAAGCCGTTTACCATGACTTTCTAATATATAATATGGCGATACTCAACTTACTTTTCCGCTATATCTTAATGAATTTCTGTATTATTATATCCTTTGATCTATTATAAACTCCATAAATTATATACTAATCTGAATCCGGTAAAATATCTTTATATAATGTTTGTAAATTAAGTATTTCCTTTACATAACTTCATTACTGTTTCTACGCTTTCATTTACGCAGAAATTATTACTATCACTTAACTCGATATTAGTTACATTTTTCTTACCACTATAACTATCCATGTGTTTATATACAGTAATAATATCTTTAATAGAGATTACAACTACTGTATTATCTCTTATATCATGTACCTTAATATACTTTGATTTACTTAATTGATTATAAACTCTTTCAGGGGTTTCATTGATACCAATACTTTCAATGGCATTTTCATTACATACATTAGTATTCATTATTACTAATGTTTCTTTTCCAGGAATAGAGTATATACTAATGATATAATCCTCATTAATTGCAATAGGAGAATTATCATTATTATCATGTACTAATATAAAGTTATTCTTTAACTCTGACATATTTTTTATTTTTATAAACAATTATATATAAGAAAAAATTTATAAAAAGTCTTCACTTAATTAGAAAAAATTTACTTGATGAACCAATTTAATTTCATTGAGAATACATATAAATTAGGTTCATATTTAATATGATATATCAAACAATGTACTTATTTACATAACTTATATAAGAATATATAAATTATATAAAAATTTAAAGTTATAATGTTATAACTTTTGGGTTGTACACGAACCCTCTGAAATCTCTTGGATCTGTAAACAGATCATCAGAGTTCACTTTTAAACATTTCTTTAATATATTCAAACTCCCGTTAATATCTGCATTTATTCGGATACCCGAACTAGTGCAATATAAACCACGATTAACACGTTTACCACCGAAATTATATTCAGCTTTTTTTCCTTCTTTATAAACTGGTATTTCATCGTTATCAATGAAGCTTGCTTTGGATGTATAACTTTCCTCTTGAATTACACAATTTATACCGGCTAACTGACATTTATAATTTAACATTTGAATTAATCTATTAAACGGTATTTGTACAAAATTTTGATTATTTACTTTACCAATGTTAGTGTCTTGTTTCCATAAATTGTTATGACCTATTACAAGTGTGTTAATTTCATTGGAAACTAATTGATTCACTATATAACTTGAGGTTTTATGAAAATAATCTTCAATCTTATTTTTTCTTTTAAAATTCAAACGTTGAATTCTTTTACTTGTTTTACATTTATTTACTTTCTCACATATGGATTTATATTTAGAAACTTGTTTATTGTAAAACTGATTAATAGTCTTAATATTTTTACCATTTATAATAAAACTACTTACTACATTTGATGTGCAAGCGCATAAATTGTTGATGCCTAAATCAATAGACATATACCTTTTATTATCTTGTTTAGTTTGCACATCTGGTACTTCATAAATAAATTCTATAGTTATATACCCATTACAAGGTATTAATCTGATTTGTTTAATATTTAATTTAGCTACATCTTTACCAACTTTAATTAGTAACTTTGTAGTTGGTATTTGTAAATAGCCTTCTTGTAATTTCTTTCTTGCCCATGTATCAATTACAATTTGATTTACTCCATCAGTTTTTAAATACTTTGGTATATTAACTGGTGAATTATACATACCTTTAGATTTCTTCTTTAACAATGTAAAGAAGCCACTGAAATTATTATCTACTTGTCTAATTACTTGTTGAGCTATGTGATTTGGCAGTGCTTTATAATCTGGATTTTGTGTAGAACTTAATGATCTCCAGTTTGCATAAAAGTTTAAGTATTTATATTTTACTGTGGTATCATCTTTAGATTTGAAATAATACTGCCTAACATTGTATAATGCCGCATTATAAAGATTTTTTGAGCGATGCATCATCACCATTAAATCTTCATAATGCTCATTATTTTGTGTTATTATATGTTTCTGTACTAACCTCATATATTATTATGAATAAAAAATATAAAATTGTTTTAAATACATTGTATAATAAAATTATACAAGATATTAACAATAATGTAATCAATTATAATATATAAGAAAACCTTTATAAAAAGCTTTCATAAGTTCTTAAAAATTACATAGAAAACCAATTTAATTTCATTGAAAACACATATAAATTAGGTTCATATTTAATATGGTATATTATACAGTCATATTTAGTAAGGCTATGTGCATTATATACTTTATTATCAATAGGTTTCATAATAACCATATTAACAATAGTATCATTAATACTATAAATATATTTCTTACAAATAAACTTATTATAAGTAACTTTACCTAATAACGATTTATTCTTTAGATAATATTCTTTACCTACTATAAATTTCTGTTTAACAAAACTCTTTGCTTTATGTTTAATATCTTTCTTTAGAGTTTTATTAATAACCCCTTGATATACAGAAGTATGCGTATTAATAATTTTAAGAGCATCTTCTGTACTGGGTTCTTTTTCTTGTATATTTTCATTATAAGGTGGTAGATCTACCACCTTATCTGTAAGATATGTAGGGGGTTTATTACCATTTAATAATGATTGTATTCTATCTTGCATTGAGATCATTTAAATTATCTCCTTATAGTTTAAAAATTAATTATAGTTCATCTTCACCTCCATGGTGTGGATCATTTTTGACAACACCAATACCACCACTTTTATCTCCCGGTGTAAAACCTCCATTTGTAGCAGAACCACTACTATCACTTCCACTTAATAATGTAAAGGTTTCAATTTCTACTAACTATATTGTTGGTCTATTATATTTTTTCATATAAGTTTTTTGAGTTTTTAGTTTTAGTTAATTATTTATATTTTAGAAAATATGAAAGTTAAATAACTTCCTTATTTTCCAGTCGTCGATCTAACCCAATAACGGTATCTTCAATGTTTTGGCTTAAACGATTTAGAGTTTCTTCTACTTTCAACCGTTCCTTATTAGCATTGTTGTGAATTGCCTTTACTTCATTAACAGTGTCAATAAGATCTTGTGTTGTAGATTGTAATGTTTTAATATCGATAATACTTTCTTCTGAAGCTTTTGCAATATCGATAGAGCACATCTTCAAATCTTTTGCTGTCTTTTGCAACATCTTATTTGTAGTTTCAGAAATAAGATTTGTTGCTTCAATATTAGTCTTTTGATTCTTAAGAATAATTGCAGTTGGAAGTTGATTCTTCCACAATGGAATTACATGTGTAATAATGTTATCTGCTTTTTCTGCGATTGCATTATTATTCTCTTGAAGTGCAGCTAACTGAAATAGGTTCTGATAGAATACATATTCAGTTGTTTGCATATCAGTAATTCTCTTCTTCAATCTGTTATGGTAATTTGTTACTTGCTGAAGTTCAATTGGATCTGCACCTTCTGCATTCATTTTCATAATTTCTTGATCCATTTCTTCATCCTTCAGTTTAGCTGCAATGATATACTTCCGAATCTCTTGAATATACTGCTGGTTATTTTCAAAGATTTGCTGAATGGTATTATTATCACGAAGTGCAACCATTTTTGCAGATGAAATTTTCTGAGCAATCTTATCTACATTCTCTGCAACAGATACATATTGTGTAAGTACAGAATTTAATGTTTTCTTAAGTTTCTTAAAGCCTGGTAATGAATACAAAAACCTCTTGAAAACACTTTTATCACTATCTGCATAATTTACAATATCTGCATCGAACCCATCAAGTTCTACTACCAAGTCATTGATATACTTAACAATTTCAATGTTATTAGAACTCTTTACTGTATCTAATAGTACACTACCATTACGAGCAATAATAGTAGAAACTTCACTACCATATTGTTGAAGTGAACCATTATTATGGCAATCTAATGATTGACTAATAACGGCATATTCTTTTTTCTCATCTGGTGTGAGCATTGCAAGTTTCTTATTATAATCAAATCCAGTAAGTTGAGGTGTACTTACATTATTAGTAATTGATAAATCTGTTACTGTTGTATCCATGTTTCTTTAATTAAAATTATATAGACAAAGAACTAACTTTATAATTAGCGTTCTTTGTCTATATATGAAAAATTAATCAAATTGTTTCCTTTATTTAGAAGAATTTAGCAGATCTTTCAATAAATTGTAATAAACGTTCTCCTGTTAATAATCCAACTTCAATTAAACCTAAATCAAATAACTGTGCTATTGTATCGTCTTCATTCTTATAATTATTAACGATGCTTTGTAGCTCATCGAGGTGCTTTTTATTTTCTTCTAATATAGAATTAATTTCTTGCTCTTTATCTTTATCTGTTTGAAGTTCTGCACATTTCTTATTATTATCTTTAATGATAGTTGCAATCTTATTAAAGTCTTCGCCAATATTATTAATAATATTATCTGCAATTTTCTTAACAGAAGGATTAGATAAATTAATATTTAATGTACATCTATATTTCATATCACCAAAAGATACTTGTCCTGCAGCTCCTTGTAATTCTATATCTTTTAATCGCCTAACAGTTTCATCTGATGTTACTTCACATGGCATATTAGTAGAATGATTTTCTATAGCATTTACAAAAATATCATAATCTGCATCAATAGGTCGTTTTTGCATGAATACATAACTTACCATATCACGTTGTTCAGGTGTATATATTTCTGTTATATCCTCTGATTTAGTTTCCTTTATAATATCTGATAATATACCACTGTCTACTCTAACAAATTTATATTTTTCATTTTTATGCTCAAACATATTAACAAGTGGTGTAGTTAAATTATCATTAAGATAAATTACTTTATAACCTTTATTAACAGCTTCTTTGATAGATCTATATTGCATAGTTAAATCAGTAGCATACAAATAAACTATATTATCCTCTTTATCTTTTTGAATATCTTTTACAATATCAGTATATTCATCTATTGTATAATATTCATTATCAGTAGTCTTAAATAGATATGCTGATTTAATTTTATCGAAGAAATCATCTTGAGTAAGTATTCCATAATTAATGAATACTTTTATTTTATCCCATATCTCTTGATACTTATTTCTATCTTTCTTAATAAGTTGTTTTAATTTATCTGCAACCTTTTTAGAAATATGATTACTAATCTTTTTAACCTCAGCATCACTTTGTAAATAGCTTCTTGATACATTCAATGGGATATTAGGTGAATCTATAACACCATGTAATAAAGTTAAGTAATCTGGTAATATATCTACAATATGATCTGTAACAAATACATTATTTGAATACAAATAAACTTTATTTCTCTTTATATCAACTTGTGTATTAATAACAGGAAAATATAAAATTCCTGATAATGTAAATGGAAAATCTACATTCAAATGAATCCAAAATGCAGGTTTATCAGCGCCTGGATACATCTTCTCATAGAATTTAATATAATCTTCATCTTTTAATGATGAAGGTTTCTTTAACCATATCGGTTCTATATCATTAATTAAACTATGTGTATTTCCTTCATTTAATGTTAAAGGAATTGGTAAGAATCTTGAGTATTTAGTGAGTAGTTCTTTTAATGTATTAAAATCTAAATATTGTTCTCTGAATTCTTCAGATATTTCCATAATAACAGTAGTTCCAATATCATCTATATCTACTTGTTCAATTTCATATTCAGTAGACCCATCACATGACCAATGCCAACCATCTGATTTATCTGTAGTATCATACTTACGAGTGTAAATATGTACTTTATCGCTTACCATAAAACTGGAATAAAAACCTAAACCGAAATGACCGATTATATTATCACTATTCTTATACTTCTCTAAGAATTCACTTGCTCCTGAAAATGCAATCTAATTAATATATTTTTCAATATCATCCTTATTCATGCCAATACCATTATCACTAACAGATATTGTATGTTTCGCCTTATCTATAATTACATTAACATTATATGTAGTATCTTTCTTATCTGATAAAATAACCTTTAACTTCTAACATGCATCTGCAGCATTAGAAACTATCTCTCTAATAAAAATTTCATGATCACTATATAAAAATTTCTTTATTACTGGAAATATATTATCTGTTGTTACTCCGATCTATCCTTTCATTATATTTTAATTATTTTTTCTCTGTGCATCATATATTATATATAAAAATATGGAATTTGTCTACTATAATTAATAATAAAAAATGAAATAAAAAAGTGGCAATTCGAATATAATTATATAATGTAGTATAAGAATGTAATATATTAATATACATAGATAATTACGTAATTAAAGAATATTTTAAATAAAATAAATTTTAATTTATAAATGATATTAAAATATTTTAGTTTATATAGTTTATTCTTTATATAAAGCTATATAATTACATTTACCTATAAAGTATACACATAATTAATTATAATACGATACAGATAAAATAAACTATGTATACATCATTAAGGTATATAGGATATATATAAAAAAATAATTAGTTAAAAATTGAAATAAAAAGTGGCAGTTCCAATATAATTATATAATGTGATTTTTGAAATGTAATATATAATTATACGAAGTTAAATAATAATTTTAAAATAATTTAATAATTAAAAATTTTATTTTTATTTTATATTTTATAACTTTGTAACATAAATTAATTATATTGAATTATGTTTGATTTTAATACAGTAATAACAAATTCTGATAATACATTAAATGATATATTATTATCTACTATTGATATTAAAATTTTATTTTATAATAAGTATCATATACTATTAGATATTGAAAATAAAGATGCTATGCATTTTCAAGAAATTTGTAATATCCGAGAAAATGAAATATATTTTCCTAATTATAACGGGATTAAGTTACTAAAAAATAATTTATATAATATATTTAATGACATTTTTGTTAATAAAACTTATATTGATGATAATGGAGTAAAAAGTTATATATCTTCTGATGGTATATTTGAAATAAAAGTAGAGGAATTATTTAATAGAGAAACAAAATATTATATTAAATTAGTAAATAATATTAATATTGATGATATTTCTATATTATGTGATTGTGTAGAATATAATGAAATATGTAAAAATATATCAGACGGTTGTTTAAATCCAATTACATATTATGATTTCATTACAGGGGGCAACATTGAGGAAGAGTATAGGTTTATAGTAAATTTTCAAAATTTCATAGGTTATATGAAATACTACTGGGATAAAGAAAAAAATATTTTCTATTTTATATATAATACCGAATATATAAAATATCTAGAAAATTTTTTAAATGTATTTTGTATATCAAATGAGCAGTTTTTTACATATATAAAACATAATTTATTAAATAAGAAAAAAACATCATTATCATATAAAGTAGATAAAATAAAATTACTTTATAATAAAATAAACACAAACCTTCAAAAAAATTATAAATATGTTAATTTTACTATTAGTAATGATTTATCAGGTATACCTGAAATAGTACTTAATTCAACTTGTCGTAAAAATAATAAAGGGAATGAAGTTTTAAATGTATTGAGCATAACATTTAATTAACTAATTAACTTTAATTACTATTCTAATCTACATTATATAATTATGTTCGAATTGCCACTTTTTTATTTCAATTTTAGTGATAACTTTTATAGGCAAAACCCATAATTTCTTTTATAATATATTAAATGAATAAAATTGATTTAACTCTCTGTGCATCAATAAATAATTAAATCAATTATTTCAAAATAAATGATTAATAAGTTAATAGATGTTTCTATGTCATTACCGATTAGTATGTTACCATCGGTAATTAATAAGAACAATAATAATATATAGAAAGAATTTAATAAATTATATGATGATAAGTTGAATAGATTACTTATTTCATTATATAATCCAACTGGTAGTGTTATTGCGAATACAGGTGAATTTAAAAATATATAGGTAGATAATTTAACTATTAAAGATACATCATCTTTATATGGGAGTATTAAAGATGCAATTCAACATGTATAGCATAATGTTATTGGTAGTAGATTTTCAACACCTGAAAATGAATAGAAATATATTTCTTTAAAGAATATTTCACATGATGCAGGTTCTATTGTATATAAAGAGAATACAGTTGAAAATATATTAACACAATTATTAAATGATGTTAGTACCTTAAAAAATAATTATAATGAATTACATACATCAACACCACAGTCTTCAACTTCTTCATCATAGCCTGCTGTATATGGGGCAACAGTAGATAATAATGATAGTGTTGAAGATACTGTAGCTAATATAGATTTTAGTTATGATAAGAGTTATATTTATGCATCTCCTTTACAGTTAAAGAGAAAAAACTTACCAACATTACATTTAGAAGATATTAAGAATGGAAAATTATATACATACCATAAAATTAATAATGGTAATGTAAATATAAGTGATGATAATATTAATATTATAGAAACTGTAAATGTTGGGGTATTAGCAGATTTGAAATTTATTAATCATGGAATTACACAATATTATTATATATTATTATCAAGAAAAACTAATGACTTATTAAAAGTTTCAAAAGATAAACTTAATAGAGTTCAACTTAAATGTACTGATTATTCTGATACTTATGGTGCAGAATGGGACATTTATAATTATTCATGTTTACATGAAGACGATCTAGAAATTACCAAATTAAATTAATGAGAAAGAATATTACACCATTATTAAAACCATTAAGAATTAGTTCTACTGGTTCATCAGGAGGAAGTTTATATGTATTCCCTTCTGCATGTGAAGATATAGGCCTTAATATAAATGGAGGGGTTAATAATGTTAATCTTTCCCATTATGCTTTATTAAATATTCCACCTGCCAGTATAAAGTAGATTTTATTTAAAGATGATGATTAGAATCCAGCAGAATCTGGTACAGCTAATATTAATATAACTTCAGATCCTAATTTAAATACAGGAGAGAATATTTCTGATACACCAGAGGGCTTTAGTAGAGCACTCATCATGTCATTACAAAATTATGCAATGAATTTTGATGTTGCTATAATGAATTAGTAGAATAAAGAAACTACTGAACATACATATAATTATAGTAATTATAGTACATATACTGAGCCTATTTTTTGGAAATGGTTAAGTAAAACAAAATTACTAAAATTAAGTAATAATATAGATACATCAGATGCAGGTGGTCGGTATAATATTTTTTATGAGACTTCATATAATAATGATAATGATGTAAATAAACAAGATAATACAGTAGTAAAATGTTTAGGATCTATATCAGGTGGAAATAATGTACAGAATAACTTTGGTATGTACAATGAAACCTATATTACAATACCTACAAGTTATGGTGCTGGTCCAGTCATATTTTCTTCATTGAATATTACAAATATAAGTACTATATCATCAAGTATAGATGATACATTAGAAGGTTTAGGTACTAATCAATATATGTCATATTTAGGTTATGATAAGCCATTTTATGATGAAAATAAACATTATGATATTGGAATTGAAATAGAATATAACTCAATCCCTATATCTTTAACAAAAGACCCAAATATAATAGCACGAGATTTAAAAAAGTTTAATAATTTTAGTAATATAAATACTGATTTAATATAGTCATATGATGATATTAATATTGATATGTATAATCAATTGCATGTTGATACTGAATTTGAGTTTAATGCTATATTATTATATTATTCTATTTTTGATGAAACTAATAATAAGACTTCTAAAATTCCACAAGCAATTAATCTTTTTGGTATTTTATTTTTAGATGGTCCATAGTCTGCAGGTACGAATGAAGCAGGTGATAAGTTATATTATATAAGCAGTCATAAGAAAACTAAATCTACTGAATAGAGATTTGGTAATAGTTTCTCATTTAGAGTAAATTTAAATACATTACCTATATATGATAATACGGATGCAATAATCCAAGATTCTACAACAAATTCTGGAATTACTGCAACTGAAACAGGTGAACTTGTAAGTATATTAAATAAGAGTATTAATGTATTAACTAATAATACAAAAATAATTAATAATATACAATCCGATTATAAAAGTATAAAAGAATTTTACAAACATAATTCTGAAAAAATAGATGAATTATCATAGCAAGTTGATAATTATGTAAAAGGTAAATTATCTAATATTATTAATGTAGATAAAATCTATGCTAAAAATTTATATCCAATAGATAATGAAGGAATAAGAGTATTCTCACATAACCCTAATAATGATACTTCTTTAAAGCCTTTAATGACAATAGACACATCTGGTGTTAATATTGGGGCATTATATACTAATGATATTACAACTAATTCACTATATGTTCATCCAACCATGTCGACAAGTGATAGTGAAGTTACAGATTATTTACCAAAGGCTACATTAAATATTTTTTCAGGGAATAATTTAAAGGTTAAAAAATAGTCAGAGTATGAATGGTCTACATCTAATTCATTAAGGCATGCTGCAATTTATAATAGATTATATATAGATGCAGAAAGTCCTATATTTTCATAGAATGCAACCGGTTTTTTAGGTTATTTAAAGAATAATAATAATGAAATTAATTATATTGGTTTAGTACCACATATTATTGCATACTTACAAAATATCACAAGCTCTATTGGAAATTCTCAATCACAGTATACAGAAGATTCATTAGAGTTGAAAGATTTAAATATTAAAGACTTAAGAACAGGAGAAATAGTAGCTAATTATATTTCAGCTATAGAATACTTCAAAAGATTAAATATCGATATAATGAATATTCATTCACTACTTAAAGATATTCTTAAAAAAATTAAAAAATAATTAATAAAACAATAAATTATGTCATAGAAACAAATTAGTAGTTTTAATGAAAACTTAAAGCATACCTTAGCATAGTAGAATAATATGTTAGGTATATTATAGTCATTATAGAAATCCATGACCAGTAATGATAGTTTTATTGATTATGATTTTGATTAGGGGGATGGTACAAGTACTACATTTCAATTACCTTCATATACATCATTACTTAATAGACTTCAAGCATTAGAAAAAACTATACAGGAATTAAGTTCAGGGAAAGCCATTATACATTTAAGTGATAGTAATGATGTATAGAGAACTTT